CGATAATACACAAAGTATTATCTGCGCTTTTGGCTTAGCAGCTGCCGCACCTCGCTCGCCGTATCGGCACTTAGAATTATGCGGTATTGCCTTTATATATAAGTAGTCTGTACAGGTACAGGACGGTAAGGACATACGACTTTTATTTTAGCACGATTTCAAGGGATTGTAAAGAAAAATGCCCGCGGTGCCGGGTTACAAAAAATAAATCCCCGCCCTGAGGGATGGGCGGGGATTTACAAGAAAGGAGGAGAAGAACACATGAAAATGTGATAAAGCTATTTGACTTGGGGTTCATTTAGCTTGCAACTAAATTGTAACTGTTTTGTCACCGAATGTCAATAGCAAATTGTAAATCTTTTGTCATTTTTCAATTTGTTCACATTTGCACGGAGTCTGTTTGCTACGTGAATAAAAAATGTGCGTAAATACGTAGATAATAAAATCGGACAAATTTCACGAAACTCAAATAACCAAACAACAAAAATTTTATTACACCACACTTACACCAATTTGAAAAGAGCCTTGGATATGACAAACCAAAAAACATAGACGAGCTTATCATCGCGATGGTAGGTTCGTCTATTTTTTCTGGTTGCCAGCTAAAAAATAGGGATAGCCTCTCATCAAGGTCATCCCTATTATTTTTGCGTTTTCTTTCAGCAGCGTTCACGCCACCTATTCGGCTTGTGGTATCCGCATAACCCACGGCCTGGCTCCACAATCGACTGTCACCGACCCAGCACACTGCTTCACAGCCTTGCAGTTTTGGCAGGCTCTGCAACCTCTATCATCTGTTGAACAAATACTCTTGAATATCATTGAACGCACTTTGCATCTGCTCGACATTGTTGCCATTAAGCGCATGGCCCAGCAAAGCAAAGTTTGCCCGCAGCAGCATATTCATACTGTTTTCCTGCGCGTCAAGCCGTGCTTTGTCTCGCTTGAACAGATCCATGTACTGACTATCCTTGCTTGCAAGCAAATCTTTAACAGCATCAACTTCACCAGACATCTTTGTGATTTTTTCTTCCATGGCCTCGATCTTCACATCCTGCTCATGGTTCGGTTTCTTCAGAAAAGTGTTGAACTTCACTAGCACAGCGATAGCAGCGCCGATACCGGCAATCGCGCCGCACACGCTCAGGATCCATGTGACAGCGTCGGCCAATGTAAAAGCAAATTCAGGATTCGGCATCACTGCTCACCTGCCCCTCGTGAGCAGAATCGGCCTCGCCTCGTTTCATCGCATCATAAGCCGCCTGGGCAATACTGCGTGCCTGCTCCTCTGTAATTTTAAGTCCAGCCTGTTTGGCAAGCTCCATAATAAACTCAGCGGCCTTTTTGTTCTTTTCCTCACCAGTCATGTCATCCATGTACTGCTTAATATAGCGGCACGCAGCCTCTCCCCATTTCATCAGCAAAGGATAAGACTCCAGCATAGTAAGCGCACTATTGATAACGTCAGCAGCTTGAGGAAAAACATACTTGCCAAGCAGAAAAAAGCAAACGCTGGCAAGTCCTATAACAATATAGAAAATCCCCTGTTCCATACCTTACTCCTCCATATCATTCGGATGCATGACGCCATCGGTATCGTCTCCCAGCTGCGGCTCCTCCAGTTTGGCATTTTCAGCGCTGGACTTATGCTCCTGTACCTTAATCCAGGCGTTGCACAGGTTTTCAGCGCTCAGCGCCGCAAACAGTCCCGCGTTAAAGCTGTAATCCGGCAGCTGACCGATACTGAAGCATAGCACCATATACACAACCGCGTACACAATCGTCGCACCCATCGTAAACACAATGACCTTTTTTGAAAAACGCATGGCGTTAAAATTCTCTCCCATACCAATCACCGCCTATCAAGTATGACTGGCGACTGCTGCAGGGCCTACATACCCATAGAGCGTCTTGTACCAGCCATTAACAATATCACTGTAACCAATCGTAACAACCTTGCCGGTCTTAGCATCTGGGCTTGCAATCACACCAACACTTGCATATTCAGTGCCGGGACCTTTGCGCACGTTCCAGCGTCCAGCCTTGAACACGATTGCCTTCTGGGCGGGCTTTGGCGTAGAGACTCCAGCGGTTTCACCAACATAAGCCTTATAGCACCAGTTCATATCGCAATCTCCGGCGATGCCAGCAACAGCACCCTTACTGCTGTACTGCCACATCTGGCATTTACCCTTTTGGTTGACTCCGTTACGGTAATCGGCCAGCCACAGGTCATAAGCCGCCAATTTTGTCATGTCAAGATAAGCCGCCTTGTAATTCGTGTAAGTGTACAGCATCGGCTTATACCCACGCTGATCGATAATATCCAGACCGCGCTTTACCAGTGCAGTAAGCTTGTCCTTGCCGATAGAAGCAGTATTTCTGTCCTCAATGTCCAGCGCAACGGGGTACTGGAGCGTCTTGCCATCCAGAGCCTTGAACAGCATCTCAAACTCCTTGTTCTGCGTGGCTTCGTCCTGCGCATAGGTAAAGAAATAGACGCCCACGGGAATACCATTCTCGCGTGCGCCTTTATAGTTCTGTTCAAATGTAGGGTCAATATAGATACCGTTTTTATTAGTGGACACAGCCCGCAGCATGGCAAACTTTACACCGGCGGCCGCTACTTTGCGCCAGTTGATATTGCCCTGATACCTCGATACATCAATGCCCCAAAGCTCAACGGCTGCAGAATCTGCAGGTTGCTTGTTTGCGCTTGCTGGCTTATTGCTCTCCCCCACACTTTTATCTACACTGTGTTCACCAGTGCGGAATGTAAATACCGATGCGTTGGCCTTGGTGAAATTATTATCCAACCATACCAGCGGGTTCGTGCGCTTGTTCTTCCAGCGTACCTCGAAATGCAGATGAGCACCAAAGCTATTGCCGGTATTGCCGCTGTAGCCAATCACCTCACCGGTCTTTACGATCTGCCCCTGCTTCACATTGATAGAATTCAGATGCGCATACAGCGTGTGCAGTGTACCACCATTCCAATTCGCGTGGCGGATTTTAACCATGTTGCCGTAGCTGTTCGTATCACCCTGCGTGCGTTTGCCGTTCCAGTGGTACACAATTTCTACAGTGCCATCTTCCGCCGCCATAACCGGTGTCCCAACAATAGCTCTCATGTCAATAGCCTGATGCAAACTGCCATCATTGTAGTACCACCCCTGCGTCAAAATATGCTGGCTCAAAGGCCAGCCAAGGCATACCTCTCCATTCTTCAACCTCATAAAATTCCTCCCTTATTTAAAATAAAAAACCGGCAGAGACCTCTCTGCCGTGTCATATCGCTATTACCAAAGTTTGACAAAAAAGCCGAATTCGTAAGAACCTGTTTGCAAGGAATCCATCGGCCATGCACCAAATGTGCCATTTTGATCATAGACACGTCCAGCCTCGCAACACCCATCTTCGTTTTTAAAATGAATCATTGGAAAATATCCAGGGTCTCCCATAATACTCTGATAATAAAATGGCACACAATCGGCTAATATTTTATAGTTGCTTGTTTCAGTAAGCGATTTAGCCTTCGCAACCATCGGCTCAAGATTCAACCACTGAAATTGTCCATTACGGTTGACCGGTCCAATTTGATTCCCGGCAACGTCAACATGCGCCAGATAAGAACCGTCCGTGTATTTTGCCAAAATAACAGTGGCAAATCTGCCAATATTATATATCGAATATCCTAACGAACTGGAAAAGCTATAGCCATACGCCAGCACATCCTCATTGATGCACGCCCCGCCCATCAAATTCAGTGCCATATCACTTCACCTCAATGCCAAGTGCCGACTTGATCGCCTCCAGGTCATCCATAGTCAGTGCCGGATAATCAGCCGCAATGTCCTCAAAGTTCTCGCCAGCTGCAAGGCGAATCCTAAAAGCGCGGGTCATAATACGAAGCTTCAAAGCATTCAAAGTTTTCATAGGTTACCCCTCTCCGCCGATCAGATCGGCCATCATCAAAATAATATCATCGTTTGCGGATTCCAGCGCATCTGCGCGTTTTTCTACAGAATCAAGGCGCTGTTCCGTTGTCGGCTTGTTTGCCTCTTCCTGTTTCTTGGCAATCTCCGCCAATTCTTCCTCAGTGTACAGCACATATTTCTGCACGGGTTCATACTCGTCCCAGGCATTGTGTGCAGGCTCATCCGTCACAGCAAGGCGCAGCCCCTCCGGGCACGCCTCCGTGATCGTACTCTGCATGACCTCATAGTGCCAGACTTCCTCCGTGGCCTCATGGTGCGCCACAAATTTTTGTGCATCTAGCAGCTTGCCCTTCGTGAGGTCTGGATTAGTCAGCTCATTTTTCAATGCTTCATCGTAGATTTTCATTCCATCACCTCACTCAGATAGTCCACTGCCGCGCATAGAAGTACAGCATCAAGTCACAAACCGGACGCCGCTTAACGGTAAAGGACAGCTTATTGGTATCGCACACATAAATCTGCCCCTGATTGATCATAGATAACTCACCGGACAGAATGATATTGTCGCTCAATGAGCTTGTCCGCTCCATCATGGCCGGTCCAAGGCTCATGCCCGTCGTAAGGTTGGGCGTAGCGCTTGAAGCCGTAGCAGTAATCGCGTTTCCTTTGGAATCCGACCACGGAACAATCACATTCCAGTTTGATTTGTCGCTAGACTCGTTCCATTTATCACGTGAGATCTTAAACGAGTACAGGTATTGCAGCCGTTTTGTAATGGCGGAATTCGCCACTGGGTTTGCACTGACCTGCGAGAGCGCGTTATCCACAACTGTTTTGTTCGCCCCAGTTGCAATACCGTCCAGTTTGCTCTTATCGCTGGAACTCATCAAACCGGAAGAGCTTGTCGTAGCATTGCCATAGGTCGTGTTCGTTGTCGGCGGCGTATACCCAAGCGCACTCGTCACGTTAGCTTTTGTCAGGCTTATCGTGCCATAACTGTTCGATATATTGCTGCCAACCTTCACAAGGCCAAGCGTTGAAGAAGTTGCCGCCGAATATGTAGTATCCTGTGCAGGAATACCAAGTCCTGTAATGTCCGCTTTGGTCACAGCAGTGGTCGCGCTCACATGGCCTGTCTCATCCACAGTCACCTTATAAAAGCCGTTGCTCTTGGATGTATACCCAGGGTGGCTGTACTTGTTTGCCCCAGCAGCAATGCCGTCCAACTTGATCTTGTCGGCGGCACTCATATAACCATGCTCACTTTGCGTAGCGTTGTTAATTTCCACAGTCGGTGTTACGTACAAGATGTCATCATCCAGTGTGCCGGCTTTTTTAAAGGCATCATACTCAGCCTGTGTAACAGACTTAATCAGTTTCTTTTCAGGCGTAAGATACAGCGCATTTTCATCGATCTCGCCGTTACCCATTGCCTCAATATACTGCGCTTCGGTCAGTACGTTGATCTGAAAATTGCTAACATTTGTAGCGGTTTTTGCCATATCTCATCACCCCTTTACATAGTTAGTATCAGTGCTAAACAAGTTTGCAATATCTCTCTGTTCTACCCAAACACCATTTACTTTTTTGTAGACCTTAGATACATTGACCCAGCTGCCATTTACCTTAGTGCTCAGCACAGGGCCAGAAAATCCGCCGCCAGTGTAGTTCACAGTCAGATCAGCGCCATAAAAACGCAAAGTCTGGCTGTTGCTTGCGGATATCGGACCGCGTGTACAGGTAATCAGCAAGATAAGCTCGTCCAGGCTCTCACGATCCCACCAGCCGGTATCGTTAAAAGTCTGAGCCACTGGGTCTGTTCCCAACTCAATTTCGCCGCTCAACCCAGACGTTCCGCAATACAACTGCGCAACACCGCTCAAAATATACGGTGACGCATTCGAAATTCTGGCCTTCATCGTACAAGAAATAGAATTGATTTTGGCGTTGGTCGGAATCTTTGACACATCGAATTTGACTGCCAGTTTAGAAACCGCACCACTACCTGTGTTCAGGTTCAGCACCGCAAAGGTGTCACTGCTTGAACTGGTAAGGCCATTTGAAAGAGGATAAGACGCATCTACCGAAATATACGATGAGAGTTGACCATCATATCCTGTAGGAACCAATGTTACACTTGCCATACATTAGCCCCCAATCTGTAAATACAAATCGCCATTACTGCCAGTCGAAGAACTGGGCACGGAACTACCGGTGTAATACCTCTGAATCACCACAGAACCAGACACACCGAAAATCGTCTTGCCGCTGATAATGTTTCCGCTCACAAGATTGGCATCACCACTAACCGTGACCTGCTTCAATCCGTCATAACCGCTGTCAGGCTTTACGGTCTGGCTTGAAGTACTTGGTGTAACAGTCTTAGTCTGCAGGTTTGGCGAGGATGCCGCCACCACCGTACCGGTTACCCCAAAAATAGAAACACCTGAGCGGATGTTCCCAGCGACCAGGTTGCTATCTCCCTTGATCGTCTGAGCACCGCTCAGGTACTGATTCGCTCCAATCGTCTGGTTACTCGTGCCAGGCGTATATGTGGTGGCAGCTTTCTTTGTTACACCGCTGCCAACATAAGTTTTAGAAATTGCGTTCACCGTAACGCTGCTCAAGCTAGTGTAACCACTATCAGGTGATACTGTCTGCTGGCTTTCGCTCGGTGTCACGGTCTTTGCTTGCGTCTTGATGGCCTCACCACCAGCCGCGCCAAAAATACTAACTTTCTGGCCTCCTAAATAAACAGGCATTAAAAATCACCACCTAACAATCGTAATACTGGTTTGTTTTTCGGCAACGCTTCCCCACGTACCGTCGCTTCTCAAAAACAGGTTCGTTGCACCCGTACTAGGCGCAGGCACAAGTCCGGCCTTACCACTGGCATTTGCTGTAGCACCAACAAAGTTCGTATAGGTCGTATCCTTATCCGCACCCCAGGTTGCTGTGCCATCTTCTTTCCACCGTAAAATCTGCCCAGCCGCACCTCCTGTGGGAATATGCTTATACCCACTGTTTGTCGGATGCACATACTTGTTGGCACCTTCCTCAATGCCATTCAGCTTTTCCTTGTCTTCGGCACTTTGCAGGCCGTCTTCTGTCTCTGTTGCAACATCATATTTATAGTTCAGCTTGACCCAGTCACCCAGATACAACAACATTTCACCATCCGGCAGGCAGTAAACCTTCCCGTTCAGCGGGGCCAGCGGCAGTTCTGTCACATTAAAAACATCGTGTCCAACCTGCGTGCGTCCGCTTGTTGTGTCATGGTAGATGTTGCCGGTGTCATAGCAGAAAACAAGCTGTCCCTCCACAATAGGAGTGGTTTCCAGCTTTGATTGGTTCACTTCCCGCAATGATAGATTCGCCATATTCCATCTCCTATCATCCTGTCATCAAAAAATAAAGCCGCCCCACCACAACGGCAGGGCAGCTCTATAACCTTACTTTTTCAGGTCATTCTGTGTCGATCAGGCAATAGTCTGCCAAGCCACAGCAGCCTCAACAGCCTTCACGCGGCCATCCATGGTCGTGTTCAGGCCGTCAGCATAGGTCTTAGCAGCCTCACGGGCAGCGTCAGCCTTGGTAGTGGCATCCTCAGCCGCAGCAGAGATAGCCTCGCTCTTGGCGGTAGACAGCTGGTTGACATCGACCTTCTCGTTCCAAGTCTTGCGCTCGGCGGCGGTAACGTGGGCAACAGTGTCATTCTTGTGCGCGGCCAGTGCATCGCTTACAACCTTGACCTTCTCGTCGGCCTGGGCCTTGGTGTAGGCATCGGGCACAGCAACATACAGGCCGTCGGTCTCCAGAACGATAGAGTTGTTCGCCTTGGCAGAAACCTTGACGTTCACGCTGATCTGATTCTGGTCGTTGACAGTAACCTCAGCAGAGCTGGTAGCAATGCCGGTGTAGATATCAATCAGGCTGCCAACAGGGATCTTAATGACGTCGCCGCTGGTGATGGTCAGCTGGATCTCCTTGGTCTTGGCATCATACTTACCGCTGGTCACAACCAGATCTTTGCCCAGATTGATGGTCAGTGCGTCGCCGCCAAACACAGGCAGGGAGATAGTGCGGGTCTCGGCATCATAGGTGGCGTCATGCACAATACCGGTCAGGGTGGTGGTAACAGGGACATCGCCCTTGGCAACACTCAGCACGCCAGACTTGTAAGAGACATCGGTAACAAACACACCCTTGCCGCCGACAACACCCGCGATCTTGTCGTTGACGTAATCAGCAACAGCCTTGGTGGTAGGCACGGTAGTATCGGTAGCACCGCTGGCAGGGATAGCCGTAACAGCGCCCTTGGTCAGCTGGACATACTCAGTGCCGTTATAGACATGCAGGGTAAAATCATTCGTGCGCAGGTAAACAACGCCCTGGACCTGGCCGCTCTCCGGCAGGGCAGAGACCATCTTGACGCTCTTGGTGTACTCGGTCGCGCCCTTGAAAATCTGCAGGGTATCAGTGGTGAAATACAGGGTATTGCTATCCTTGACTGCCAGCTTCTGGTAATCAACATAAGCACCATACTTAAAATTCACATTAGCCATAATTTTTCTCCTTTTTGTTATGAAAAAATCTCTTGTTTGTCTAAACTAACCCATGGGAATCAAAACTCCTGCCACACAAAGCCCGCGTTGGCCGTGACAGTCGGCTCTACAACAAAGCTGCTGTCACCGCTGGCCTGAACTGTGTACGGCTGGTATTTACCGTTGTCGTCACGGATCATGACTGTCTGGCCCGCGTAAGTGTCGCTGCTCTTGTTCAGCGCGGCGATCGCCTCGCCCGGGCTGTTGAACAGCTGCGTCCGTGTCTGAATTTTCTGGACGCTCTTGTCGTCCTTGATGTAATACAGTTCCGAGGTATCCTTGGTCACAACCAGATCCTTGCCGTCGATCTTGCCGCTCTCAATGGCAGCCGCAACATCCCCGGCATTACCGTAACCAAGTTTTGAATACTTGTTTGCCATCTTATCTCTCCTTTCCACAAAATTAGAAAAGCCGGATGGCTGAATTTAAAATTCAACCACCCGGATAGTCCCGTCCTCCGGGTCGGAGCCACTGTCCACGATCTGTACGGTATTACCAATCGCCTTATCCCCGGCCTTCAGCTGCAAACGGCCTTCATTGTACAGCAGACCGTCAGCCTTGCCGCTTGCCAGATTCTGGTTTGCCTCAACTAACTGGTTGGCAAGTGTCTGCAGGGCAACCATCCGCTGGTCAAGTCCCGTCAGAGCATCGTCCGGGATAATATCGCTCCAAGCACTGATCGGCAGCACCTTGATATTCGTCGCCTGCGTGTGGCGCACGTATTGGGTGCCCGTTCCGTCTGCCTCCATCTCAACTTTGTAAAAGGTCAGCTGCACCGCAACGTCACCGGCCTCGGCAGTCAGGTTCGTATCAAACGGCAATTTGTATTCCAACATGCCCTTGTACGGCTCATCACTCAGCGATAAAATCTCGGATTTGTACCGCTTGCTCACAGGCGGCAGATATTCCATCAGGCAGGTAAATCCGCTCATGTCCTGCTCTTTATAAACAGGTTCCACCAGAAAATGGAGATTGTCTACCAGCTTCGACTGCTGCATAATGCGTTCCTCTACACTGACAGTCAGCTGATTGTCGTCCCTCAGTAAAATCGTATACATCCTTACTCACACTCCTTCGTGATAAATTCGGCCTCCTCAGCCGTGATTTTCTGTGCCGCCAGAAGCTCCTCAACCTTGGCGTCCGTGATTTTCTTTGCCTTGTACAGCCGTGCCAGGCTCATGACAAATACACTCATTTCCATCACAGCACGCCTCCTTCCAGCAACGTCAAAGTGTAAGCGTCGATGATCTCCTCTGCCGTTTTACCGTTCAGCATTTTCAGCTTTTGATACTCATAGGTATCAATCGGTATCAGTTGCACCGTGTCGTACCCATTCACCGGGAATCGGTACATCTCTTCACAATGCCAAACCGTATTTCCATTACTGGAAAGAAAGCCCTGTGCCTCATCCTCGGGACACAGGGTCATAACTTTGTGTTTGGGCTGATACTTTACATATGTCAAGTGGTCGAGCACATCGATCACTCTGCCATGATACATGACTTTATAATACTTCATTGCTCTCCACCTCTCTTAAATGCTGAACTCCACCAGCACATAGTTCTTATCCGTCGGATAGTAATAGCTGTAGATATTACCGTCTGTATTTACGGCATTGTAGTAGCCATTGTAATCGCGGTTCGGGCTGCGCGTCCAGTAGGCAGCAATCGTTCCGTCCGGTGTCCTGCGGCATCTCGTGTCATTCGTCGTGATAAAGTCAATGGCAGAACCCTCGTAGATGTAAGGCTCGGTTGTCAACGTGCTGTCCAGCTCAATCACACTCGGTAGATAGAAATAGCAGTTCGCATAAGCAATTTCTGTGCTCTGTCCGCCGACATTGCCCGGCACACGCACCTTCTGGATCAACTGCCGCCAACCAATCGGCATGGCCTTGTACAGTCGATTGTTCAGATAGGTGTTCAGCGTGGTAGGCTTTGCCCAGCCGCCGCTGTTGTTTTGCACATTGTCCATCGGCATATCCTTGTCCAGAAGTTCCGAAGCCAAGAATGTCATAGCACAGCGTTTGCTTGCATTGTCGCTCAGATAATACCGCTTAAAACCGGCCATCTCAAATGTCATGGTACTATGTACCCAGCTTGCCAACTCCCTGCAGGCATCCTCGCCCAGGTCGGCATACCAGACCTTAGCCCAGTACACACTGCCAATGGCGTAATTCTCATACGCACCGTCATCTGCCTTGCTACAACCAAACACCAGTGTGGCGTTCGTCTTGGTCGTGCGGGAACGCTCGATCTTCTGATATCCGCTGGCATTGCTGAACATATTGGAACTGTAGACATGCAAGCCGTTTTCGCCTTTCACATGGCGCAGGACCAGCATCTCACGACTGCCCAGTTCAAATGTCTCACTGGAAGCCGTGCCCCATGCCAGCTTGCAGCCGCTATTCATCCACAGACGGAATCCGTTCATTCCGTTGGACTCATAACACTGCATCAACACACTGTTGGTCTGCGTAGAGATCTGCATACGGTAGTCCACCGCCAGCACAAAATTCCTGTCCTCGTCCAGCAACTTCACACCGGTATCGACATAATTCTTGCCGGTAAAATCGGTCTGCTTGTCGATGAAGACCTTTTCCTCAATGTCGTCGTAGCTGAAATCCGTACCCATCGTAATCGTGATCGGGTCCTTGCTGGAAACAACACTGTTTTCCACGCCAACTTGCTTCATGGCATAGATTTCCACAGGGCGCATCGTGCCGATCTCACGGCCATCAAAACAGCCGCTCGTATACTCAAAACTGTCATACACAGCGTTGATGTCTTTGTCGCCGGTCACATAGCCACTCTTGTCCCATCCGTTGAACAGATAGTATTTGTAGGCAGTCTCCTCGCCTGTATAAACAGGCATGTCGCCATCGTACAAAACAGTCGAACCATACGGAGCCGTAACAGACTTCAATACCGCACCACGGTTCAGATACCGCACCGTGTACTTGCGCACACTCTCGGTGTACAGCGCTGTAACCGTCTGGTTGCCGAAAACAGTCGTAAACTCGGTATCCCAGCCCTTAAAGGTAAAGCCCGTGCTCACGGTACTCTCCGCAGTCGGCGTGGGAATCGGGTTCTCCGCTCTCGTAATGGGGTCAACTGCCTTGCCGCCCTTGTCAATGTACTGTACATCCAGAATGGTGCCGTCCTTGTTCACAAAGGTCCATGCAAACTGCTCAATCAGCGTATTGTAGCTCACCTTTAAATCAGGCCACTGAGCATTGTAACGCTCCAGCTCCTTCTGACGGATCGTAGGCAGATGAACTTTACCCGCCAGCACAGAATGGTCGGTATTATAACCGTTCTCATCCGTACCCGTCATCGCGTACAGCTTTTCAAGCAGCTTCGTATCGGTCATCTGCCAATCCAGACCAATCAGGCGCACACGACTCAGATTCGTACACTTCGCCAGCATATCCTTCAGATCAATGGTAGCACAGTTCTCCACGACCAAAGCCGTAATGTTCGCATAGTCGCTGATTTTCAGGTCGGTCAGGTGGTTCAGGTTGCGTGCCGTCAGGCTGCTGATTGCAGGCAGCTCCGCCGTCTCGATCTTACCGCCGTTCGCAAATGCAACACCGGTAATACCACTGCCGCCAGCTTTAAACAGCGTCAGGTTCGTACAGCCAGTCAGGTCAATAGACTTCTTCAGATTCGGTACATTCTGCAGGTTCAAATGCTCCAGCAGTGTATTGTTGCCGACAGCAAAGTCCGTCATGTTCGTATTCTTGTAGCCTTCCACACCGGAACCGATCTGCAGGTCAGTCAGCTTTACGCCGTGACTGAAATCGACATAGCCGGGGTAGAAGCCAGAAATATCACCGATACTGCGAATCAGGCTTGCGTTGTAAACATAAACCTCAGTATCATTCATGGCCGCAATCGGGCAGTGAACCTCATAGGTCTGTCCGCGCTTGCCGCGCATCTTTACAGGGTTGGAACCGTACAACACAGATACATAGGTATCCGCATACGGCACGATATGGAATGTACCGTCCGGCTTTACACCAGTCCAGTTCACAGGCGTATAACCACGAATCGTCATATCATCGCTGGTCGCAGCACTGCCGCTGTACTTAGAAGCCATATACTTTTCCTGATACTTCTGGAACTGACGGCGCTGATGGCGCTTGTTGCCGTGCATCATGGGCAGATAACTGGTCGTTCCATTTTCCTCGTAAGTACGGAAATATTTGCGCCGCATATCCATGACCCACAGGCGCTCCGGCTTCACATCTTGATAATCCTCGAATTTCTTCAGGATACGGGATGCACTCCATGCCAGTGCGTTTTCACGGTCACGGAACATAGCCGCCAGCTTGTCAGGGAACAGGTCGCGGATCTTGCACCACAGCTTGGAATCGCTGGCGTTAAACACACTCTTGGTGCCAACGGTATCCGTATCCTCGTAGCCATAGCTCAGGGTCAGTCCGCCCTCATTGTCGTTGCCCTGCGCGGTATCATTGTCGTAGTCAAAGCAGAAATCCCAATGGATAAGATCGCTCGTATGCGGGAACACATTCTTCGCACGGTTATCGACCATCGTGTGGCGCTCTGTAAACAGGTAGTGATACAGCGCAGAGTCCATGACAAAATAATCCTCAAAGTGCGCCTTAAACTCCTCGTCACTCGCATTCACGACCCAGTTCTGCACACGGATCCACGCATCCTTCGCAGCCTGTACTTCCTCTTCGGTGCAAGCCTTATTGATGTAGCGGAACTCAAAGCTGTTGTCGCCGTCCCAAGTCTCATGCGAAAAATCGCCACTCAGGAATCGAGTCTGCTCATCGGTGTTGTTATCGATCTCAACGATAACCTCTTTATGGTTATCAGGGTCCATGCCCATCGTATTGTTGTTTTTCTTAGAGTTGCCAATATCACCGCAGGTATAGAAATGCCACTTGCCATCATGGAACACGGTGCTGCTCTCAATGTCCGTCTCCTGTACAAAGACAACACACGGGTAGAAGGCCATCGTATCGCGCACCTTCGGGTTATCCTTGCGTGCCTTGCGAATGTACGGGTTAAACTCGTTGAAATCATCTGCCAGCAGCGCGTTGTTTGCGTTTTCAGACGATGCAACGTTGACTTTGATATTAAAGTAATTCTCCGCAACACTATTTTCCGTCAACGCATACACAGAACCGGTGCTCTCATCGCCAAAGGTAAAGCCGCCCTTGCAGTTAATGTCGATGTTACGCGCAGATTCGCCATAGTGGTCAGAGCTTGTGCCCTGTCCCTTATGAGAGCCATTGGCTGTCCAGTTGTCCTCAACGGCACGTCCGTTCTTGTAAATCTGCTGGATGACAGTGTTTGCAACTTCATTTTTCTTGCCCGTAGTAAAGGTCGGTGCGCTAATCTTGATAACACGCAGGTCGGGGCAGCGCTCCGCCAGAATATCAGGGTTCAGCTCACCGCTTGCATCCGTGATGTTGTTGCGGTTGTACCGCTCGATCATCTCGTCAGCGTTCTTGGCATCCGCAATAAAGTTGTCCAGAATCTCATCATCAGACAGGTTCATGGAATAGGTCTTCATGCGGTAAACAAGAACATCGCAGTCGTCAGAACCGATAGTAATGCCAACCGGGCTTGCCTGTGTAAAGTTGTCGCTGCCGTCATACAGCTCCACCTTGCAGGGGATACCGTCCAACCACAGCACCATTTCCTTGTACTGGCTATCGGGCAGAATGTTGAACTCAAACTCCATGAAGTCATCTTCACAGGTCGGCAGTTCCATCGTATTCTGCGCACTGGTCAGCGTAATTTTCTGCGCCTGAATATTCAGACCCACACCGCCCTGTACACAGGTCAGCACAGTCGCGTCATAGTCGCGCACATTCGCCGTGTTAAAAACGAGCTTGAAGTTCTTGCCCAGCTTCTTAGCATCATCGGCAAACAGCTTGTAATTGATCGTGGCGCGTGTGCCCGCCTTCACGCAGAAGTAGGTGTCGCCGTCCTTATCAAGCTGATAACCGCCATTGACCCAGTCGAAGTTGTCGCTCACGCTCATGCCAGTCTGGCCATCTGTCCACAGTCTGTCAGTACCGGCATTGGTCTTGCCGCTCGGGTTAAAGTCAAACATAAGGTTCGTCTTAACCGGCTCAATCACAACGCCAAGGTCAACTACGTTCACGTTGATCGTCTTTACGGTCTCGCCGCAAGTAATCGTCAGCGTATGCTTGCCCTTATTCGCGCTCTTAAAGCTCCAGGTCTGCTTTGTGCGCCCAACAGTCAGGGTAGACTCGGTTACGCCGTCCACAGCCAGCTTTACAGTGCTCGTGCTGGACGCAGGATCGTATACACTGTATTCAATAGACACCTTGTTGTATTGCTTCGTCTCGTAATCCCTCACAGCACAGCTGATAATAGGCGCGGTCTCGCCCTCAGTTACCCACATAATGTCCTTCTTGATGACATTGGATTTAACGGTCTTGCCATTGATCTCTGCCGTCATGCTGATTTCCAACAGGTGACTGCCATGCTTCTGCGCCGGAATAGAATAAGTCATCTGTCGGCCAGTCACACTGGTAGTTGTTCCACCAATCGACTTACCGTCCAGCGCAAAATCGATCTTCTTCTCAACGCTGCCATACGGCGTATAGCGCACCGTGACCTCGCCGCTGTAGAAAAGACTGTCATCAAAGGTGGATTCCAGATAGAAATCAACGACATTGGCACTCCACTTCTTGGAGCCGGTCGTATCCATGCTATCCACAACCGTCAAGCGGATCTGGTTCTCACCGCTGTGCAGATACTTCGTGATGTCAAAGCTGTTTTCGCCCTGCACAATGGTCTGGGTAGCGACTTTTGTATTGCCGACATACCATGTGCCTGTCGCATTGCCGGTATCATCGCCCGCACTATCCACACTCGTGAACCGGAACTTAACCACAACAGGGTCACCGGCAACCGCCGTAATCGCAGACTCGCCGATACGCTCAATCGTAATCGTGCTGCCCGCAGCGGGGCCACCGCCACCGCCGACAATCGTCACCTGCGTCTTCGGCGTACCATCCTCCATAAGGGTCAGCTTGCTGTCCTCGTAGGTGATGTCATACTCATGCCCGGCATTCTTGCCAATGTCATCCAGCTTGCCCTGAATTTCACCAACAGCAGTATTCAGGCTATCCACCGTGCCCTGCATGTCAGCTACATTATTCTTTGCCTGCGTAACATCGTTGCGAATACCGTCAATAACAGAGGCATCCGCCTTTTCCTTCAGCAGCTTATCAGTGGCTTCCTTATTATAATAGGAAGTTTTCAGCGTCTCCGGCAGATTGCCAACGCTGTCCTGCAGGTTCTTTACCGCAGCATCATTACTGGTCTTATAGGCGGCAAGGTCATCACGCACATGCTTCACTGCAGTCTCGATCTTAGCGTTCACCGTCTTGCCGTAGGCAGTTGTCCACTCTGCGGACGGATCGCTATTGAGAGTAATTTTCTTGATTTCAGCCTCACCATTTTTAAAAGTTAGGCTGTTGACATCGCTGTCATAGTCAACACCAAAGTTCGCCAGTCCGTCCATGCCGTTGACCTTATCGGACAGCGCATTCAGCTCTGTTTTCTTGGCGTAGTTGGTGTCCAGATCACTCTGGATCTCGCTCTTGATTCCGGACGCAGCGGCAGAAATCTTATTGTCAACATCGGCTACAGCCTGCTGTGCCTGCTGGGCACTCTGCGCTGCTGCACTGGCCTGGGCCGCGGCATTGGCGACCTTTTCATCCATCAACGACACAAAGCTCTGATACCAATCACCGCTTGGCTCAATCATACCGTTGCCGGTCAGGGCCTTCAAAATATTCAGTTTTCCGTTCGGACGACTTTTCCACACGTAGCTCTGTCCTTTTTCGTTGGAGCCTGTGGCCGTGATCTCAAAATCAACTTCGCCGTCCACCGTTGTGACATTCTCGTCGATCAACCAGCCAAACCGAATTGTATCGCTGTTATAGGTCACATTGACAGGGGTCGCGTAGTTCTCATCCCCGTCCTTATTCACAAAATGCACCTGCAACATCATGTCCAGCAGGTCAATGCCATCGTAGTAGCGCGGCATCTGGAACGGGATGAACTGACTGTTCTTCTCCTGCGTAATATTGATCTGGCTTTCATCCAGCTTGATATTTTTCAGCTCGTCAATGCTGGAATATTTGTCGTCCCTGTAGCTAGAATACCAGGTATATTTCCCGCTGATGGCATAATCGTCGGAGGCAGAATCCGCCATCACAGCGAAAGCCTCATCATCATCTGCCGCCATCGACATGATCATAGGCTCGGCGCTCTGCACTGCCGTCTGTGCCATGAATTTTTTCTTCGATTCTTCAAAAGAAAGTGCCAATAGTTCCACCTCCTGTAATTTTGATTTTCAATTAAACATCGACATACATATAAGTAATAAAGCCTGAACCATTGCCAGCTCCTGTAAAACTGTGATGGTCTTCGCTTACGCCAATATTCCACCACTCACCTGTTTCACTTGTTCCATCTCCCGGATAACGCCTCAGGTCAGAGTAAATAATCCCAAGTATGTATCGATTGCTGCCAACATTAGCACCGACATTCGCATTGGCAACCTTGATTCTTCCTAAAACATCGTTAGCTGTAAGACCTCTTGCTGTGACAGTTCCACCACCTGCATGAAAGCCGTTCGCAATATTCATGGATTCTCCAGGATTAAGTGTTCTAAAAACATTACCATTATTTGTCATAGAACCAACGGTTCCAATGCCATTTTCACTGGAAAAGTACACACCACTTAATACGGAGCTGCTGAATGCATTCCCAAGTTTGTTTGCCGGGAATCCACAATAGCTATCTACTGTACCAAGGACAGATTCGTCAGCCCCTAACGCATACGCACCATACGGCGGACGAATACAAAAACGCTTCACGCCATCACCATTCTTGCATAGCCAGTACGACGCAGTGGGATCTGTACTCACACCGACGTTTTTGAACTGGTCATTCAGATAAGTATCGGCCTGGCCGCCTGCCCGCGGCGACAGCGCACGGTTCGGCATCGTCCCGGTTTTGATATTCTTATCTCCGGCATAAAAGGTGTCACCCTTTACAACTCTTCCTGCGGTTGTATCCGCCATTGCTAACTTGGAATTAGTCAGGCCGGTGGCAGGCCCCATTAAGCTAACGGCCATGTCACTTCACCTCCCAATACACATCCACATCGCACACAGGCTTTTCCCAGCACTTGATCGTGATCTTGCCGTCGCCCGGCGTACACTTCCCAGCTGCAAAAAAGCCAAGTGCTTCCTGCTTGTTTTCATTTTTTGTCCTGTCATCGGTCTGCGTGGACTGCGGAATCCCCAGCATCATATCTGGCGTCATCGCATTGCCGCCGCCAATGGGGGTCACACTCTGCGTCTGTGTGTAATAGCCGCTGGTTCTGATCCAGCTGTTCAGCGTAAAGGTACCCGTGTACAGCTGTGCTCCAATCTTCTTCACGCCGCCATTGCCGGTTCCGATATACAACGTGCCAGCACTGTCAATGGCCGGTTCACCATATTTCAGTGAGGTTGGTGCTACAGCCGCTTTGCTGCAGGCATCCAGCCCGCCCTGTCTTTTTAATCTAATTCCCATAAAATGCCTCCTTTAATACGCGCCGCCGTCAATGGATTCCTTATCGTGCAGCTCTCCCAAATAAACTCCAATATCATCCAGAAAAAATCTCTCAATAGAAATGATCATGTCGCGCAGCATATTAAACTTGTCGGCATTAAAAACAGAAAGGAGCAAATCACTGTTCTCGGACTTGCCAAGATAGTCATTTGCCCCCGTAATATTGTTCGCGTTAATGTATTCGTAATACTTGTCCGCTTTTTTCTTCGTCGTGATCGTCAGATCCTGCATCTTATCAATCGTGTCAACCGCTGCAGGAAAACTGTTCGACAGATCCGTGTATTTACTATTCATACTTATTTACCCCGTGACCGTTGCAGTCGGCACAAGAACAACCGTGTTCGGATAGTACGGGTAGAACCGCGCCATCTTCACTGTCATCGTACCGCTTCCCAGATCAAAATTGATTGAATTTATCATGTACTGCCGCGGCTCCTGTACGTCAGCCATGTGCGCCGTATAGCTCACCTTCTGGTTCACGTCCAGCCACGGTATCAGGATGCACTCCACACTGATGCTGTCCGTCAGACGGCTTCCGACATACAGCTCGTACTCGGCACGTTGTAAAGCCAATTCATCAGTATAGATTTTTTCATAGTCGCCGCCGCTGCAAACCTTGATGCGTTCCCCGATCTTGTCAATGGTGAACGGGCTGTCTGGGTTTACTACATAGCCGATGTTATCACAAGCAAAATTTGCCTTGTCCGCCGCAGCTTGTTCAGCTGTAGGCTTAGTTGCAACTAATCGTGTCATAGCATGAACCTGTGTCTGGCCGACAAAAATGATCTTCTCTACCTTGTTTTCCTTCTTGTATTGGACAACATAGTATTTCCCCTTCTCCATCGTGCCAGCGTCAATCGCTGTATCTTCCCCTGTGTCACTCAAGGCCGAACGGTACAGCGTGAACGGCCCATAGGTCACATCGCTCTTGGCCCCCGTGTTTGGGTCCGTCACCGTGTTGATGATTTGTACCTTACACCCTGTCTCGTTGGTTTGCGGCGCTAAAAAACTGAACTTCTTGCTGCTCGTCACAGAGGCTCCTGTCACTCGGAAAGTATACACGCCGTTCTCATAGCTGCTGTTGTCGGAATAGTAATTGCTCTTGGTTGTCTCGCCCCATACCTCAATTACATTCTTGACCTCACTGAAGCTGTTTGTCAGGCTTTCGCTGATAACGCAATCGTCAAATACAGTGTTATCCAGTACAACAGGCTCACCATTGTCCATCGGCACACGCTGGCACACAAACGTAGCCCCATCAAAAAACATCTCGTAGCTGTAATACAGGTCGCGTAATTCTGTCAGCATATCCCACACCGTTGAACCGGTGTCCCACTTCATGTCATACGGTACAGTTTCATTTTGATATCCTATCCTATAACTACTGCACTGTCCTAATTGCGTTACAGTTTTTATTATAGCATCGCGGATTTCACTGCCCTTCGGTATCTGCGTTTCGCTGCCGATCAGCGTGCCGCCCAGCGTACCGTTCAGTGTGCTCACCAGGTCCAGGCAGCTCACCTTCAACGTTCTCGTGGTTGCGTCATAGGTAAAGGAATTATCATTAAAATTGTAGACGCCCTTTGAATACCACACAATCTCCCCTGTCCTCTGGTTCAAAAACCCCACAAACACCCGCACATGCTTGTCGATCCAAATTCTCGCCGTTTCTGCCGTAATGTAGCTTTTGTCCTTTACCAGAATCGTGGCATCAAAGGTATTGCGCACATCACTGCCTGTATCGGTAGAAATGCTACCATCCAAAAACACGCCCTGAATTTCATCAATAACCATAAACTTCGCGTTCAGCAGCTGGATTTTCGTGTAGACTGTCTTGACCCTCTGCCGGAGCAATGTTATGTCAGATTGCTGTACATCGTACATGATCACCCCTCCACATCACAGTCAATAAAGTTGTTGTCATACAGATCTCGGGAACTCTCCGGGTCACCAATCTCCACCCAGTCAAAGCTGTGATGTACATAGCCTTCAATCGTGTCGTTGTCTTCCGTGACGCCGTTCGTGATACTCACCATCCAGACGCGGCCATCTGTCAATTTCATGATTTTAGGGCGTCCGTTGTTCAAAAAGTCCTTGATTTCCTCACGATATTCATACGCGCCCTCTGTCATGTACTCGCCGTCAGACCCCCTCGGCAGGAACATCATCTTAAACTGACCGCTGTCATAGTCAGCGTCACCGTTGCGAATGACCACAGGGTACTTGCCACTCAATGGCACAACAGTATTGCTCTGCCCATTCCGTGTGATAGTTCCCTTTTCCAATTCCAGATCACTGCTGTAGCCAACTTCTTTTTCAAACAGGAAACAGCCGACAAAGTGTGGCGTAATACCATTCTTGTTGACATAACCTTCTTTATTATCCACGACAGGCACCAGTGCGTATTCGTAGCCCACACCATTGGCCGCGTACCTGTCATAGCGCTCGAACTCCAGATCTTTTGCCTCATGAACAGGCACGTCAAACAGCGTGACCCAGTTGTAACTGCCGGTTCTGCGCCGCTTGATGCGGATAGAGTTGATCTGCTGGATCATGTAGCTGATATTACCGCCGCGCAAGTTGCCGTCCAGATCTGCACTCATGATCGTGTCATAATCCCAGCTCGGGAAGTCTTCTTCCTGATCCTCCACGCTGCGCGTCACATACAAATGGTCAAATACGCCGCTTTCAATAATCAAACTATTTGCGTCGTCCGTAATCACATAGGTGTTGTCCGCACTATGCTTGTATCCGGCAACACAGGTTCCACAAAAAAACATAGCCGCACCTCCTTATGCGTTCTGGGCCGTGATCATGGCCTCAATATTGCGGGTCACAGTCCTGACCTCGCACACCTCGCCAACGCGGCGTAGCTGAATCAGATACTCCTCTCCGTCACCCAGCGCTGGCATGGCTCCACTGTGGATCGAATAAGTCAGGCTGCTACTGGCACTCGTGCATTGTACCTCCAAATACTTGACCTTAACGCCCAGCATATCGTCATCGGCCTCAGCATTTCCTGCCATCACAGAGCCTTTCATAAACCAACCCTCGCGATATATCAGGGCCAGAACATTGCCGGACTTGTCAATCAGCTCCATAATGCGTTCGTTATCTGTAAAACCGTAGCCCAAAAGCTTGATCGTAAAATCTCCCTGTACCGTAAAGCCGTCGTCAAAAATAACGCGCTGACCGGGGTTGCGCAGGTCGATCATGTGTCGGTCATGGATGTAGACCGGTTCGTCACCACCCTCATAGCGGCCAGTCACAGTTCGGATGTTGCAGCTGATGCGCACCGTGCCGTCGTTGTTGTCAGACAGGTCAACATAGGTCCAGTAGGTGGGCGTGATAAACTTGACGCTGAACGGTACATATCCCGTGTCAGCCGCCATGCCGTTCAGGGTCTCACCCGTTGCCCGCAGATAATACTTTGTGCCATCCTCTAGGTTTTTGACCGTGTACTCTAAAGTGCCCACGCCATACAGCGTTTCACTCTTGGTGATCAGCACGCGGTTAGCGTTGTATAACCCAACAGTATAGGTGTTCAGCGGTTCGTTTTCCGCCTGACTATAGCTCAGTTTAACAGTCATCTCGCTGTTCTGCACGATCTGGTCAGTCAGCAGGTTGCTAAGGCCGAACTTCGGCGTCGTAAAGCATCGGAAGCTCTTTTGACTCGACCAATCACTGGCCGTGCCCTCTTTGTTAAATACGCGGATCTTGCAATAGTAGTATTTGCCATTCTGTAAGACCCCGCCATTGATGACATGATAGGTACGCATCCACTCCGTTTTCTGGCTGTAGACCTGGCTGCCCGTTTCATTGTTATAAATGGTCAGCTCATTGGCAAAGACCTGCTCACCTTCGTAATTGAAGTTGATGTTTGCGCCAACAGCGGCGTCAAACGATGGGATCATATAAAGCACCGGCTGTGCCACTCTCATCACTCCCCTTTTTAGCAAAACAAAAAGCCGCCCAGCAGTCAAAACGACCACTGAGCGGTGTAGATTTAATTCAATCGTTATTTAATTCTTCCATACACATTCCAAGAAAAATACCATCGACTATACAGTTTTATTGTAGTAATGAAGAATCTATTGTCAAATCCTACGCGGCCGTGTTCATCACAGCTGCGCATTTTTTACTCCGTCGATTCGATGTAAATGTCCTTCCAGTTGTTCTGCGGCACCTTCACACGTACAACCGTTCCCACCGCCAAGCCTTGTTTATACGGCAATGTGTATGTGCCGCCAAACGCAGCCACCGTGTACAGCCCACCGCCATTCACAGCCGTGACCTGACCGATCGAAGTCCGGTCATAGCTTGCCTTATTGATTAACCGCTCACAGCCCTTATGGATCTGTACAGCCAGCTCCTTAATAGCCTCAACAACTTCTTTGTTCAACAGATGCCACCTCCTTTACAAAATAGAAAAAATCTCCCACCACTCACCCGCAGACGACACAAATGCACCGTCCGCACTCCACTATAAATCAATTCTTAAAACTTATCTCTTGCTGAACTCTTGGGCAAAGATACCACCAACTCTGTCATGCAGCACACGCGCAAAGCTGTCCGGGTCGTTTACACCGTACATTTGGATATCACCCACATTGACGACCGGGGCACTGCTCATATTCGGCTGCGTGATCTCAACACTTTTGATACTCCGCTGGTTCATATGCGATGCAATAAAGCTCTCCGGATCAAGACCAAACTTCCACAGGTTTGCACTCGGCTGTGCCGGAATAACGCTGCTACCCTTCTCAATCAGGCTGTACTGGCCGAAACTCGGCTTGCGCATCTTGATCTCGGGGCCTTTCTCGTCCGTGATAGCAATGTGGGTTGTTGCAGCGTTCAGAACACCGGTGGCATAACGTGCAACCCTCTGTGTGGCAAGACTTCCACCGCCGCCATTTACACTAAATCCGTTAGCAATAACACTTGCCTGTTTTCGCGCCTGAACAAGCTTTGAAATCTCTTCCTGTTCACGCTTATAAGCGGCAATGGCCTCATCAACTTTTTGAATTACAGTGTTATAATCAAGACAAAGTGACTTGCAAGCATCTTTTACAGCGGCAGAAATTTTTTCATGCGCATCTTTAGTTTTAACACCAGATTCTTCCATCTTGATGTCAGCATTTACAAGATACCCAATAATTTCTTCTGTACTGATACCATGCTGCTGCGCAAGCGCAATAAGACTATCCATTTGAGTTTGGCGCTGCTCGTTATCCATTTGTGTACTGCTTGCAACCGCATAGGTTGTTGCTTCCAGCACAGTCTGCATCTGATCTCCGCTTAACTGTGCCTGGTCTGAGACTCCAAGCAACATATCAATCGAATTTTGATACTGCTCACCTGTGATACTTGTGTTTTCTGTAAGCGCAGTTGCATAGTCAGACAAAATCTGCGTAATCGTGTCTGACGTACCGACATGTCGCTCAAGCAAATATGCGAGGCTAGCTACTTCGGCATCTCTGGCACCTTGTGAAATATCTTTCTCGTCGATGATTGCTTGTGTGTATTCTTTCGATTTTTGAATCAGCAAATCGAAGCTTTGACGTGTATTACCTTGTGCAGTAGTATACTCCTGCATAATTCCGGCACGCTGCGCACCGACAAGATTTCCGTCCTCTAGTGTTTTGGAAAGTTCTTGCTCTGTCTTTGTGTACTCTTTATTCTGAGCCGACGCAGTTTCAACTGCTGCACGCAAATTTTCAACCGCATCACGCTGGTTTTCAAGTTTGCTTACAATGTCATCAGAACTGGAATCGTCATTGCCGGTATCTACATCAGAACCATCCCCAGTCGGGAACAAGTTGCTGTAGTCCGTAGTGCCACTACTGCCGCCGCCGCCACCACTCGCGGCATCCTTCGCATTACTGATAGCTTCTTCTAACTTTTCAATGGACTCTGTAATCGCGTCAATCTGGTCAGTAACGCCGCCGATTTCCTTCATGTTGGCAAGAACATCATCCTTGTAGCCGGAAATCTCACCGCTCATGCCGTCCAAACTCATATCAGTAAAGTGTGCCGCTGCCGCCAGCTGGAGCTGATAATCCTCCCAGCTCGTGCCGATCAGGCTCATGGCCTCGTTCCACTTTTCCTTGACATCGTCCAGATTCTCGATCTCGGCCTCAATGGCCTTGTCATAGGCATCCTTACGCTTATTGATGTCATCGATCTCAGCCTCGATTTTTTCATCAAAGGCTTCCTTTTCTTTATCAATGTCGTCAAGGCGGTTATCGGTTTCCTCGTCGTAGGCATCTTTCAGCTTGTCGATTGCATCAATCTCATTCTCAACAGCTTTGATAACATCATCGCGCTTCCAGTCACGCATTTGGTCATCCAGTGCGGTCTGTGCGTCGTTCACGGCCTCCTGGTCAGCAGCCCAGATAAAGCCCTGATTCCGGTTATAGATACGCACGGTGCGGTTAGCCTGAGCCTTAGCCAAAGCGTCTTTCAGCTCGGCCAGCTTTATAGCACGGTCTTCCTCATCATTGGCATCCTGCAGTGCTTCCTTTTTCTCCTCAAGCTGCTTTTTCTCTTTCTCCCAGGCTTTATCCTTGGCATCTTTTTCTTCCTTGATGCGTTTAGTTTCAGCGTCCAGCTCCTTATCCTTGGCATCCTTGATTTCGTTCAGATGGTCGATTTCAGCCTCAAACGCCTTGTCCTGCGCCTCTTTCTCCTTGTTCAGTGCCTTTTCGCGTTTTTCAATTTCGTCAATGGCAGCCTGACCATAGATTTTCAGCTTGTTGGACTCTTTCTCAAGGGCGGTTTTCTGCTTTTCCAGCGCGGTTTTCTGCTTCTCAAGGGCTTTCTTGTTTTCTTCAAGTGCCTTGGAGTTATCCTTAGTTGCCTTAGTGCTGGCCTTGGTGGCCTTGTAGGTGCTCTTAACCAGCGGATTCTTGCCGGGCATATAGTTGTTCCCGGCTGTGCCAACAAACGAACCAACGCCCGGGCTTCCTGCGTCCATGGCATTGCCGCTTACAAGCGCATCACCATAGCCACCGACAAAGCCGTTCTTCAGCAGCCGCTGCGTTTTCTCGTGGTCAAACACGATTGCACCATGCGGCAGGTTCACAAACTCGGCACCATTATCGCCAACAGTGTACCATTTGCCGGTGTGCGGGTTCACGACAAGTTCATTGCCGATTTCGCCAACTAGCGTCTTGCCGCCAGGCGCGTTCGGAGTACCGGCAGCACTATTATGCGTATCACTGGATTTGTTGCTGCCGCCACCTTTACTGTAACTCAGCAAATTCGCAACACCGGTAATCAGCGTCCCTTTAATGCCGAAGGTCAGCGTGACAGGAATATCTTTCTTCAACCCATCAAGCGCCTTGCTTACAGTAGAAATCTTCGTCTCGCAGGTGGAGGTATCCAGTGTAACCGGGACATTACTTAACGTTTTAGTAAACTGCTCCGCTTTCTGGTTCTGCTCGTCAATCTCGCTTTGTGCCTGTGTGGTATCAACCGAGCAGCCGATGTTGGCCAGCATCTCTGTTGTTTCCTTCACGTCGTGCTGAATACCATCAATTTCACCTGCGGCATACTTCACAGCAAAGGTCTGGATCTCGATAGGGGTCGGCTCACCAAGCTTTTCCTTCTCCTGCGTAAGCTTCGTTACCTGATCCTGTGCATTTTGAAGCTCTGTGGCAACACCACTCATCGCACTATAGTCTGTGCCAGACTGAACAGCGTCGTTGTACTTTTTCTGCGCCTCGGTAAGCTTATCTTGCGCCTCTTTAAGGTCGTACATGTTCTGCACGCGACCCATCGCATACAACTCATCCGCCTGGCTGTCCGTGAGCTGACCGTTAGCCTTCTTGGCCTCCTCAATGATCTCCTCAATGCTCTGGTTGATCTGGCTGGCATCTGCGCTGAAGAAAGTCTCTTTCAGCTTTTCCTTCAGATCGGTCAACTGCTCATTCAGTGCCTGCCAGACAGGGCTGTTCTCAGCGTCATCGCCCAAAGCATCCATCTGGTCCTGGATATCGTCAATCTGCATACGCAGGTTGTCAACCGGGTTGCCCAGCAGGCTGCCCCAGTCAAACTCCCAGCCGTACTCTTGCAGCTCACCCCAGATACTCTGCACATCCTCCATCGAAAGATGGAGCGCGTCCGCAAAGTCCTTTGTGGTTTTATTGGCCGCAATCGTAATCTGGTCCTTGGCATCCTTGCTCATAAGACCAGCCTTGATCGAGTCTTTCAGAAAGTTGTTCAGACCGCTTGCATCAGCACTGCCATCACTGGCCTGCTTAAAGTAGCGGTTCAGGCGCTTCATGTACTTGGCAATATCGCCCTGATAATCCTCTGGGATCACCAGCTCGACAGCAGCCTTAAACTTTTCAGTACCGATCTTACCATTCTTCAAGCCCTCGGCAATCGTTTGCTTTGCTTTGATGATGCTATCATACATATCGCCGGACTCGGTCGCATTCTGCGCATTGACCCAATCTTGATACGCACCGCTGTTCTGCACAAGCAGGCTGTACTGCATCTGCAGGTTACGGCAATTTTCGCGCAGCTGCTTGCTCTGGGCCTCCAGTTCGGAACGTGCCTTTTCAACCTGCTCTGCATTCTCGCCTTCCAGTTCGCCATTCTGCTGCACCGCAGTGTTCAGCGCCTCCAAGTCAGCCTTGACCTGGCTGTACTTCATCTGGTTCTGGCTGTAAGCGAGTTTGATATTGGCCTCAGCCTCATCAATCTTAGCCTGTGTGATTTTCTTAGCCATGTCAGTGTTCAGCTTCACATAGCCATTCTCAAAATCAAGCGCAGCAGCGTACTCGCCCTGCTCTTTGATCAGCTCGGAATAACTGTCGCTGGAAACACCCGCCGTTGTGCTCTGGCTCTGCATTGCTGCAGTAACCAGGCTGATTGCCTTCGTAGCATTGGTCGCCGCAGAAAGCGCATTGGTGGTGAACTCGTTTGTGTACTTGATGCTCTCACCGGTGACAAGTCCCGCCTTGACCAAAATGTCGATCAGGTCGCTCATGGAAATGCCAAGTTTGTCCGCGGCAGACTTCATGTTGTCGTAAGCCTGTACCTGTTCTTTGGTGTAAGCAGTAATTTCCGTACCGGCATTCTCCAAGCTGCCAATATCAACCAAATCAAGATCGTCCAGTCCGTTAAGACTCTGTACGCTGGACTTGATCGTATCAATGGTGTTTTTCGCATCTTCTTCGGTAATGTCAAGGTATTCGGTCAGCGCAGCTGAGCCGTCCTTAATGGCAGCATTTAAGCCGATTTGCGCAGCCTTGAGTTTGGTGGACTCCTCCAGCTGGTCGGCCTGTGCATTCATGTACTGTTTGATGTAAGCATTGTTAGCATCAGAAAGATCAGTATGATAATCGTTTTCACTTTGATTAAATGCAGCACTCCGTATTGCACCAATGGCGTTTTTACCATCTTCTACAGCTTTCTTAATTGCAATATCATCATCTTTTGCAACAGCTTCGTTGTAGTCCTTCTGTGCCTGCGCCAAATTCTCATACAGTTCATTGTATGCAGTAGTTGTTTGGATCTGATACTTAGCTGCCTGCTGCGCAAGCTCCTCATTGGCAGATGTTATTTCCTGAATGTTCTGTAACCACGTCTTGCCCTGTTCAGTAATTGAATCCTTAATATTTTGGCTTAGCGTTTTGTCGTTTTGAACATCTGTTAAGAAATCGTTATATGCCTTTTCTGCTCCAGAAGCGTCACCTTGGAAAGCGATATCAATAGAGAATTTCTCACCATTGCTGTTTTTATATGTGTTTTGTTTAAAACCATTCGCGGCAGCATACTTTTTGAGTATTTGCAGGTCACTAGCGGTAAGATTGTTTACGCTGGACCCGTATGTGTCAAAACGAGACATGTTACGCTGTGCAGCCTCAATGGCACGCTTATTGTTTTCACTATCCTTATCAGTCTCGGTCAAGAATGCGTTCGCCTTTTTCTTAGCCGCTTCATCTAACAACCCGATTTGTTTTTCAAGACCTCCATTGACAAGGTCGATGCCCTTTAACTCATCGCCATATTTCCCTGACAACTCGTCCTGTACACCGATCAGCTTTTTCCGTGTCTCGTATGCCTCGTTTTCGGTCAAGTTTCCGTCATCAAGGGCTTCTCTGAGTTCTTTAATCTGGTCAATGTAGCTTTGCGTATCCTGTATACGTTCATTCACAGCAGTGGCCGAGTCAAGTGCCGCTTCACGATAGCGCTTTTCTGCCGTTGCAGCATTATAGACCGCTTTAACCACGGCGTTAAGCGCAGCAGACACAGCTAAGGTTACTCCCATAGAAAGCAAACTTGCGCCAATACCCTTTAACCCGCCAATGACAGTGTTAGAAATTTTTGCAAGCCGCTGCTGAGATTCTGCAAATGCCGTAGTGGAGAGTGCTGCCGAATCTGTTTGCTGTACATAAACTTTAGCTTGGGCAGAAGCATTTGCCATGATTTTGTCAAACTGTTGTAATGCTTTTTGCGGCCCCTTATCAGCAACTTTATCCATATACTTTTGGATTGCGGCTAAATCAACTTGCAGTTGTGCGTTTGTTTCGGTACTGCCCTGTGTTATTAGTTTGAAGATGGCGTTTATATCAGTTTTTGCACGACCAAGATTAGTAGACAATCCGTCTGTAGTGAAATCAATCTTCTGCGCTCCTAAATCTTTCAAGGCTTTATTGATTTCATTTATTGTATTGCCTGCAATAGTTAATCTCGTTTTTCCAAACTGCTCACTATCTCCAGTTGTTCCGAAAAGTGTTAATATCTTTTGTTGATATCCCATTATAGTGTGATATAATAGGATACAAGGTTATGTATCGAAAACAACAATGGAGGCTAACATTATGAGTAGCGAAATTGACTATGTGTGTCCAATATGCGGTGAATGGTCTGATACAACGGATAGATTCCCTGTTTGTGAATTTTGTGGCAACGAAGATGTAATCATTGTCTCTCGTGATGAAATCAGCGAAATCCAAAATGACATCAGAAAATTACCCGAGCCAGCGCGGCGCAAATATCTTACAGAGGACACAAATAGCGATATTGAGCGTATGGGCATCATGACAACTGAATACATTCGCCAAAAATATGTCTTTAATGACCCACGCTTCAGCAAAGCCAAGTTCAACGAGCGTGAACGCAAGGAAGAAAAGGACTACCAAGAATTCAAGGAGCGAAGCAAGCGCGATGTCGCCGCCTACTACGGTCACCCGACCATTACCTGCCCCACCTGTGGTAGCACCAACACCAAGAAAATCTCCGGGCTGTCCAAAGCGGCTAGTGTTGGCCTGTTTGGGATCTTCTCCCAGAAGGTCAAGCACCAGTTCCACTGCAATAGCTGTGGGTACGAGTGGTGAGACAGAAAAAGCCGCCATGTTCTTATACATAGCGGCTCATTATCAGTGCCTAAAAATAATATCATTATACTTGGAATCGTTTTTATATCCAACCTCAAATCTGGCAATATTCTTTATTGGCACACATACAATAGTTGCCTTATTGGGCTGTTTCATTACCTGTATCACTTCTTTACAATATACGCAAGCCCTTTCTTCGTCATACAGTTTTTTTGCAATAGCATGATCGCGCAAAGTTATATAATCGTCATCTACGCTCTGTACAGTTCCCAATACAAAATCACCATTGTTTAAACAAAGCACCACAAACGTATCCTTTTTTAAATCTATGTGCATTTTCCAAAAGTTGTCTGCCGGATCAACATTAAAAATATCAGTAAAGATTTTTCGCACAGCAATACAATTCTTTACCAAATAAAACGCAATTCCAACAATAACAGCAAATGCAATATAAACAACAAAAATCGGAAAATCAGTTTGATAATATTTAAGTACTATACCATTTACCCAATCAACAATACATTTTATAATCGCGCCAATTATTACACCAACAACTGTATACGTTTGTAGCGGATAACGTTTCATTGCAAGTGCGTCGTATACATATATACACGCAACTCCCGGTAGAAATATATTAAGAATTTCTTCAATCGTCATTATTACTCTTATCACCACCATTACTTTCATTCGATTTATTCATTTTTGCAAGAATATCATCAAAGACATTGTTTTCATTACCCTCTCCGTTCTCGCAACTGTTTTTTCCTCTGCGATAAGTGGAAAATTCCACATCACGACTGCGCTTAATTTTTTTCTCGTCTGACATGATACAACAACCTCCAAAATTTTATTCGGTAGTTCCATCATATCACAAGCATTCGACGAATACAATCATTTTTCTCATCATTGGCGGCGGACGAGAACACGTCTATAATTTTTATAACCTTCTCGTGGCTTTCCCACGATGTTCTGACTGTCTTTCCTCCCATCCGGCCAAAGCCGTAGAATAGGGCTACCCATACAGTCGATGAACCAAAAACCCAGAGGTCACACCCTTCATCTGTGCAGTAAACTGCACGGGTCTCCGGCTGCTGACTAAGCATTGCAGCGCGACTTAGCACCGCCGCCGCATAAGCTGACATAAAATATTAAAGCCCGCCGTCGTTATGACAGCGGGTAGTTTTTTCGCCGTAGGTGCCGCCCTACGGTTATTCTTTTGTATGTCAACTTACGCGACTACAGCTTTTATCTCAGCATATCGCATCCGTGTTGTTGTTTCAGCCTTTCGGCACCTTCACATGGGATTACTCCCCTGTTTTGGTCACACGGCTCTTAGCCTTTCCCAGCAATTTGGGTATTTTGTACACCAAGGTTGCATCCTACGCAGCTATTCCTGTTGCGTAAGTGGGCATATTTACACCGGCCTTGGTATTTGTCATAGATGCAACTGCAGACAACGCCGTGGCAATCGTCGGCATCGCATCTCCCGCTTTAACTAATCCGTCCGCAAAATCAAGCGCGGCCGTTCCCATATCAATAAAATCTTTAACAACTCCACTATCAAGTACATCAGACGAGAAGGACTGGAAGGTAGCTTGGAATCTGGACAGCTTGCCCTCTATACTGGAGAGGTAAGTGTCTAACTCCTTAGTTGCACTGCCTGCACTATTTTTAGAAGTTTCCATTGCCTTTTTGGCGTCTTCCCAGTTCTCCATCATACTAGAGAAAATATTGGCGCGGTTTTTGCCAGCGATTTTGTCCGTCAGAGTGGCTTTTTGAATGTCAGATAGCTGTGACCATTTAGCAGATAGTTCGTCCATAATCTGATATGTAGATTTGAATGTAGCATTGTCACTTTCCAAAATATTCACACCAGATATAGCCTTGATTTCAGCCTGCAATTTGGCTGTACTCTTAACTACGGTATCAGTTTCTTCGCCCATGGATTCAAGCTCGGACGTGGCACCACGAATCCTAAGCGCGATCACCCGCAGCCCTGCGCCTACGGAGTCTGGATCCTGGACAACATCGTTAGCAGCAACAATCATGCCAATCGACTGGTCAATGTCGTTGCCAGCAGTGTGCAAAGACGAAGCGGACCTCTTTAATGCCTCTGCCACACCAGCAGAGGTTATACTAAAGCTATTCAATCTGTTACTTTCATGACGATTAGTCATTACTAACCGTATACTATAAGCATACGGCGGGGAGTCATTTCTGGCTACCTCTCACGTTTCATAAAATAGATTATAGCGTGAGTTCGGACTGTATATTACCGGTGACACCGGAATTTACTTCAAGATGTCTGTTACCAGACACCTCCTGCAGTCTCTACGGATTTATGCAATATACTTTTTTAAACACAGTGGCGGTTAGGACGCAAGCTGTGTTTCTTCCTTGTGTTTAAGATTATCTCCAATCGGGAGATCTTTTACATCCATTTCAGAATAAGATGTAATCAGTGTATCGTTTAATTTTAATGTATCATTTTCCATGTGATAATTAAATGAGTGATAATTGCTGAGTGCCCCATTATTTTCTACATATGTCATAATTAACGCCTTACACACTTCTGGAGCATCTTCAACGTCGCGTTCCCATAAATACAGAATGTTGTATCCGTATTTGTTTTTTATGTAAGTATCTTTACTTTTATCTCTGGCAATAGATGCTTTTTGCTGAACATATTTTATGATACTAAAACGACGTGGATCAGCGTGCCAATATGTTCCGTTAATTTCTATAGACAACTTATTATCTGGTAGATATATGTCAAGTGAATAGTAATGCACAATATGTTCATTTTCGTATTTTATTCTCAATTCATCCAACATAGCGTTGACCTTAATATGTGGACCGGTCAACGTGGGTTTAATATAATTGATGGCTTCTGTGGCAAGTTTGTAATCAGATGCTTTTTGCTTTTCAGTTCTGTTTTCCGGCATTAGATAAAATGCAGTAGCACATTTACGTGAGCAAAATTTACGCATCCTAGAATTTTCTTCATTTGGTTTTATGTAAATTTCTTTACCGCAATAAGGACAACGAGAAAGCCTAGAATTAAAATGTGGATTATCCATACCAACCCAATGTATCGACTGCCATTTTGACATACAGGTAGTGCTACAAAATCTTGACTTGTCAGCCAACCCAGCCTTAATAAAATACTTTTTGCCACATTGTTCACATGTGTTATACACTTTTTGTCTTTCTCTGTATTCATCGGCACATGTTTGGTCACAAAATACATGCTCGGAAGTTTTAGACTTCATGCGCCATACTGGTTTCCCACAATTAGAGCATTTGTCCCAAGAACCTGTTTTTGACCCTTTCTGCGAACATTCTTGTGAGCAATAGTGAGCTTTAGCATGTTTCAATTTCCACTGCGAGATCAAAATATCCTTACCACAGTAGTCACATTTTCCCGGAACCTTATCGTGTGACTGACGCCATAACCTCTGACATTCATCACTACAACATAACATGTCACTACTTTTGTTTACAGAAAATTTCTTTCCGCAATAACGACATATTCTTGTCTCTTTTTCACTCATGCCAATGCTCTTGCATTCTACACTACAAAATCGTGCGTTTTTTCTCGTTTTTGCAACCACAAACGACTTGCCACAAACTTCACAAATACAAGTTTTCTTTTTACTTGCTCTGCTTGCTGCTTTACATTCTTCTGAACAAAATGTATACCGTTTCGCGGCACTTTGTAAGACATAGAAGGTTTTATTACACCATGGACAAACCTTTTCTACGCGATCAATACTTTTTCCCATTAACTTTTCACCTCTAAAAAAATAAAAAAGCCCTGAAAATCCTAACTTCAGAGCAAATGTAAAATATTATATTGCATATCTTTCCTCGGTCTTAGGTGTCCCCACCCTTTAACCGATATAGTAAATTTGGGGCAATGTTCTACCCACTTCATTGTAGCGATCTGTGATCGTTAAGGATTTATCAGCTTCAATATTAAACGCTTTCATTGCAGAGATAATGTCAGATGTTGCATCATCCATGCTCTGCACACCGTCGCCTACCTGCTTGAACATGACAGCAGAATCGGAAATCTGCGTTGCATCTTCCAGGTTATACCCCAATCGGGCAAAATCAGCTGTAGCATTTACAACATCGCTAATGCTAACACCCAGATTCTTCGCTCTATCTCCGGCCTCACTCAGGAACTTACTGTATGCTCCGCTCGTCTCATCCGTAACCTTTTTCAGCTCGGTCATGGCGCTGTCAATGTCCACAACATTCTGATACACCTGACGCAGTCCCTGCTGGAACGCATTGATCACCTGATTTGCCAGCTGGCTCTTAATGTTGACTTCAAACAGCTTTTTAAGCTTAACGCTCAGCTTGTCCGTCTCTAACCCGGCATCCTGAATATACTTCTTTAGTTCAGACCAATCCTTAGACATCTGGCTGGAGTTTTCCTGCGTAAACATCTTGCTCTTGATCTTCTCATCGTAAGTGTTGAAGAAGTCAACAAACCGAGCATACGCCTCAGTATTCGTAGAGATCTTGCTATTGTTGTTGAAGTATCGCTGCGCAGTGTACATCGTATTTTGCATACTCTTTTCCCAAGAGTTAATATTACGAGTATTGCGCAATTCCGTGTTCAGATTGCGAACCTGGCTGGTAGCGTCGCGGGCCTCAATACCAAACGCGCTAAGCAGCGAAGTAAGAGACTTGATCTTTATACTGTTCTTATCTCCAATACCTTGGAACTGTCGGAACATATCCGTAAACTGACCATAGCTGCCATTGGTATCTATTTGCTGTAATACATTGAGCAAACTGGTTAAGTTATCTATCTGCTCCTGAAGAATGTTGTAAGATTTAGAATCCTTTGTCGTCTTTTTCTGTTGCTCAACCAGTGATGCAATCCTGGATTTTACCTGTTCAATCTTTGTTGGCAGAGCCTCAAACGCTTTTTTAGAGATACTTTCTGCTTCAGTCAATTCCTTACGGTATGCCTGAATTGTCACACTCAAAGCAGTCAATTTTGCACGCGCATTATCTGCGTTTTCAAAGGACTGATCTTTATTGAACTTTTCTACAGCATCATTTGCCTCTTTAAAAGCATCAGAAAATTGATCAGAAACTGCCAGGCTTGCAAGATTTCCGTATCCTTTTGCACTGGCTTTTGCCTGTAGATTTTCAACGATGGCGTAATTTTCTTTAAGACTTGTAAACCGCGTGTTTAGAGATTTGCCAAGATTATTAAGTCGAGTATTGACCTCAGAAAAATGGTCACGGACAAGGTCGAGCTTTGTATCAAAAACCTCGAACGCATCAGCCGCATCGCGCAGCGCAATTTGATAAGTAACAAGTGCATCAGCAGAGCTAGTTTTATCAAACTCCGCCTTAGCAGACGTAGCTTTACTCATGGCCGTAACAAGTTCTTCGTAATATTTAATTGTGTCGGCATCCTCAAATTTTGTGCCAACAACGTTCTTCTTGTAATATTCCTCAGCCTTGCTATATTTATCGCTGGTGCTCTTATACTCACGCTGCGCATTATCAGCGGTCAAAGGGTTGGCTTTCTTAACTTCTTTATCTGCTGCTTTGCTGGTCTTGTCAGCCGCAGTGTCTATTTTAGATGCAGCTTTTTCGATATTGCTACCGGCATTTTCAATATCCTTGGCCGCAGTTGCTACCTTGGCGGCATTATCATTGTTTGCAGAAATTACATCACCGGTTTGCGCCTTCGCAGAGACATTGCTCTTAACAGTCTCAACCGCAGTCGTGTCAATACCGTTAAACTTCTTGATTACCTTGCTGATTTTCGTACCAGCATCAAGTAGCTTATTGATATTTTCTGCAAATGTATCCGTCGTCTTGGCAACACGATTAAACTTAGCCATTACACTTCTGATGTCAGATGCAGCCTGATTCAGTTTATCCGTGTCAATAGAAGCTGTTGGCTTTATATCCACTTTTTGCGCATCTGCTTTTTCTGTCTTTTCTTTCTTGACAATTTTCTTATCAGCCTTAGAAATAGAAGTCGCTTTTTCTGCGGCCTCAGCATAAGCATCCGCAGTATTCTTAACAAAGTTCTTCATCTTCGTCATAGACGTTGTAATCGTCTTTGTATCAACGCCAGAAACTTTGTCTACGGAATCCTGCAACTCGTCCAGGATCTTTGCATATGCCTTAAAAATACTGCTCAGAACTTTACCAGCTTTAATCAGCGCCTGTGCGTCAGTATCAATGCTGCTTGCCGACTCTACGGCCTCCTGTACAGCTGTCGTTGCCTGCTGAATGCCACTGTCAGATTTAGCAAGCGCAGTTTTACTTGATTTTACCTGTGCAGAAATTTCTTGGATGGCCGCCTGCTGGTCTTCTACGGTTTTCTGTGCGCTCTCAGCAGATCCATCTCCGATAGAATTGAACTTAGCGATAATCTCTTTTATACTATCCCCAGCAGAGATAACGGCATCTACCTTGCCCGCAAATCCAGTGGTTGCCTCCGCCACGGCCGTAAACTCATCAAACACAGCCTCCATCTTTTTAATAGATGCAGAGACTGTATCTGTCGGTTCAGTTATGGTTTCCTTTTTCTTTGTCTTGCGCTTTTTTGTCGTGACAGTCTTTTCATCGGCTGGCTTGTCCGCAGCGTTCAAAATACCGGCATTATTTAGCGCTTTGGAATATTGCTGGAAAATCGTGTCAAGTTTCTGAATCGCGCCAAGTACAACCTGCCCGTCTCCATTGATAGACCCAGCCGACTCGGCAGCGGCAGATAACGCCGTGGAGATTTCTTTAAGAGCATTGCTTGCATCATTAACCGCAGAAACGATTTTTTCAGATGACGCATTGACTTTGTTCAGCAGTGCCGTGATCTTTGCAGAAGTCTGCTGCTCGGTTTCCTTTTTAACCTTATTCTTTTCCTGCGCAGAATCAATGTCGTATGCGCCCTTTAAAGCAGATAGAATTGCGGCGTTCTGCTCAAAATAGGTATTCAGATCAGTGATTGCCTTACAATAATTGGTAACGGCCGATTCAAACCCAGCCATTTTGGTGTTGAACTCAGAGATCTTATCGCTGACAGCGCTTACCTTCGACTGATCGGAACAAACACCGTCCACAAATTTTTGGACTGTTTTCAGAACAGTGTCGAGACCTTTTGTTTTCAGTTCCTTTACAGCAGCTGCAGCATCTTGCAGATTTTCTTTTGCCTTGCCAGAACTATCTTCTGCTTCTTTTGCAGCCTTGCTGTCTGGTTTGTTGTCCGTTTTGCCGGATTTTCCGCTATCGCTATTCAGCGTTTTTGTGATCTCTCGTTGCTTTTCAAGTGCAGTTTTTAATGCATCTGAGTTTTTAGATGTTGCACCGATAATATCGTTTTCAGCCTCAAGTGTCTTTACTTTTTCAAGCGTTAAAGACAGCTGTAGCTGAACCAGGCGACGCATAGACTCTTCGAGCTTAGAAGCACGCTCAGTCAATTTGTCATCAGAATCATTTTTTATAGTAAGTTCGCCGCTGTTTATACTATCTACAGAGTTGTAAACTTCTTTGATATTTGAGACATATCCCTGTAACTGCTGCAGATAGGTCTTGAACTGCTCATACTCTTCGTTGTTACCAACACCACCCTTTGTTCTCTCAAGCAGTTTGCTGATATCATCCATCACGGTACGAACGGCAATAGCATTACTTTTAAGTGTGGAAATAATTTTAGCGCTATCGTTATCCAAAGTTGTCAAATCAACATCAAACATTTTTTCTGTTTGCGATGCAATCTGAGCCAATTCACTCTGCAAATTCTTTTTGTAATTTTCGATTACGCCAATTTTTGTATCGCTACCAAATGCTTTTTCGAGAAGACCATTGAGATCAAATGTCTTACCAACCAAAGATTCAAGATCAAGGTCTTGGTTAATATTTTTAGTAACAACCTCGCTAAACGCTTTTACATATTTCGATCCAGCATCTTTGCCTGCATTTTCGGCACTTGATCCAGATTTCTGCAATAAAGCATCAATTTTTGCCTGTTCTTTATCAATCTTAGCAGTTATTGCGTTTTCTTTATCACTAAAGTTTTCTCCGTTATTTAAAAATCCAGAGACTTTATAAAACTGCTGAAGCGAATCGATCAAATTGGTTAAATTTGTTTTTACTTCTGTGCCTTTAGAGATATTATTTACGCTTGTTTGAATTTGCTCATAAATCCTTGTCAGATCGTCTGCGTATTTTGACGCAGTTTTGACCAAACTCGCAGGATACCCAGATTCTTTTTTATCAAGACCTATAGCACCATTGATTTTAAATAACTCTGTGTAGGCATCACCATACTTCTTCTTAAAATCATCCAGCTCGCCATCCATATCATAAAAAATATCATTTATGGTATTCATAAGTGCCAGACTATCAATGTCGCTAGAATCATTGAAAATGCTGGCTATTTCAGCCTTGATTTCGTTAGCACCTTTACCAGCCACATTCTTCATTCGATTCAAAACATCTTGCAGACTTTTCCCCACAGCATCAGCATCAAAGCCTTCTTCGCCAAGCACTGTTCCAACAAAGTCTGATTTATAAGAGTTACCTTGTTTTTGTGTTTTCCGAAGGTCTTCAAGCTCTTTCTTTAGCTCTGCAATTTTAGACTTTGATTCTTCAATCTTAGTCTGATCAATTAAATTTAACCCTTTGGCATTGCTAGAAATTTCTTTCTGTATATCAGCAACATCACCATAAGTATCAATAAGACTCCTCATACCAGCCGCTATGGTGGCCGTATTTTGTTGAGCATTTGCTGATAAAGTTGTCAGTTTATGTGCTGTATTATTTATAAGTGTATTAAGTTTAGTTTGTACATTGGAAATCTGCGAGACCAAACTCTTCTCATCAAACAACTCAATGTTTAGTTTGTACTTTTTTGCAGCTTCATCCAGCTTTCCCTGCAAGCCAGTTGTATTAGGTTCTACTTTAACCCTGATTTTCAAATCTTCTGCCATAATACATCTCCTCCTTTATCATGGCTCCGGCTCCTTCCATAAGCACCCAACAATAGTCAGATGCTTATGACAAGAGCCGCAGCTCTTGCCGTTAAGTTAGTCATCCGGGAATTTGTCTTTGATAGCTTTTACAATATCATCGTGTGCTTTAGTTCCAGGTGTTGAGACTTCTTTCTTAGCATTCGTCATAAACGGACGCGGCTCAATATAGGGTGTCACAGCCGATTCATGGAACAGATTGTGCGCACCTTGTTCGATCAGCTGCGGCAAACCGTTGTCTGGGTCTCCAGATGGTGCATACCCTTTGACAATAGGTGGTGCAATTTGAGCAACATCACTTACCGTCAAAGTATTATCCTTGACATCTCCAACAATATTCCGCGAACTATCAATGCCAAGCGTACTGCGGCGTTTATACTCTTTGGGCGAATATGTCGCCAGTACGTCATTCTGTGCATGCTCCTGCACGCACTTTTTTACAATCGTTCGAACATTTCCGTTTAAGGACTGATTGATGCGCTTTTGCATTTCTGCTTTAAGCTGGCTCAATGTGTCAACTGTCGCCATCCCCTCACTCCTCTTTCCTCACAACATCCAGCACAACCGGCTCCTTATGCTCCGGTTCCTTCCCCGTCAACCCCGCCTTCTTGGCAATCTCCACCAGCATATCCGGGTCGCTCAAGCTCTTGATGCCGCTGGCAATCTCCTCAAACGCCTCAGCCACACGGTCCAGCGGGTCAGGGTGGGCCACATTGCGGTAAACAACCATATACTCCTCGCGGCGGTTCTTGATTTCTTCCTGGCAAGCCTCATACAGGCCAGCGGTGACCTCGGCAATGTCCGGGTGTTCTACAATTTCAATACCATCACGGCTGTACACAAAATCACAAATGTCATCCTGGTCATTGCCAATCTTTTTCCATACCTCCGGTGCAAAATACTTTACAACGCCAGCACGCCATGCATAATCAAACAGTGCCGGAACATGGCGGTTCTCCACCTCGCAGCTGGCCACAACAAAATTCACAAAGTCCACGCGCTCCTGCACGGTGATATTCTTCTTGATTTCCATATAACAAACTCCCTTCAATCAGCACTCTTTCCAGTGCTTTCCGCTTTTCTTAACCCAGAGCAAATTCTCCTCCGGGTACTTATACAAAAACATCTTGCGCTTCAATTTGGCCTCCGGTGTTGCCATGCCCTTCACATCAATCACTTCGCTGCGCCCATCCTTATAAATAAGGTAGAAATCGCACACATAAGTAATTGCACGCACAGCTTTTCCATCGTGCCGGAACCCTGGCTGCAGCACAAACGACTTTTGCAGCTCATACTGCACTATCCCCCCCGCCGCAGCCAGCGGCAACACAACTTCCCGGTAATATTCCATCTCCGCCTTAGAGTCAAACACGATACCATCGTAAGTTCGGTCCTCCCGGGCAGACACATGATACTTAGACCACACCGAGAATGACCTTCCCGTCAACAATCATGAAGTCGATAGGATCGCCGACATTGTAGTTCAGCCCCTCATCGGGGATCTGATAGCCTCGGCCTTCATACTCAAAACCAAGCGCTCCGGTATGCTCGTTGTGGTACACGACTACACCGCACTTCATTTCTGGCAGTCTCACAACCGGGGCGTTAACCGGTTCAGAATCAAAACTATCGACGGCAACAGGCTCAATCTTAGCCTTCTTGCTTTTGCGTTTGGGTACTGCCACAGCAGCAGTCTCAGTCGCCGCGGTCTCAACAAACTTTACTTCGTCCATTTCTTCTCATCTCCAAATCTAAAAATAAACAAGGGAGCCTTTCAGCTCCCCTGCTTATTGGGTTTTCTTAATCGGTCAAGGAAATTACTCCTCGCCGGTGCCATCCTCAAAGGTCATCTCATAGATGTCGCCGTCCTGGTTGGCGTAGCAGTCAAAGGTGATGGACACAGTGGTCGGATCGCCAGTGTTCTGGAACGCCAGGTTAAAGGTAGCCTGCGGCTGTGCCTTGTAGTAGGCCAGATCGCACATAACCTCTTCCTCGTCCTCGGTCTTGAAGGGCATCTCACCGCGGATCTCAAAAGCCTTGGGGAAGGTGTCAGCGTCGAACTTGATGCTCTGCACGCCCTTGGCCTTCTCCAGGTAGTAGTAAACAACATAGTTCTTATTCTCGGTAATGCCGGTAGCAGTAACCTTCTTCTCGGCAACATTGGTATCGGAGATCGGGGTGCCGCAGTCGTCACCGGCAGCAAAGACCTGAACAGTGCCGGTCTTGGGGGTCTCGGACAGCGTAATGCCATCGGCAGTACCAGTCAGCTCCTCGCGCTTCAGCACGGTAGCAGTCTTGGCAATGTCCTTACCGGACAGCAGAGCAAACAGCTTGGCGGGCATGATCTGGGTATCGATCTGCAGCGTGCCGGTACGCTCGCCATCAAAACCAACGCGGTTCGGGGCACCCCAGCCACCCTTAGCATACACACGGTTTGCAGAGAAGTTGGTGGTAGAAACGTTGGCGAAGTCGATCTTCATGTAAGGAACCTTGGTCTTGTAGTCCAGCAGAACGAGGTTCATGACCTCACGGTTAGCCATATTAGGATTCATAGCCATAGTAGTAGCCTCCTGTTTAATTTGTTTGTTTTTATCTATCACGACATCTTCTTGAACCAGCTGTCTATCTGGTGGTCCTTGCCACCCCACACGCTGTAATTAAAATCAGAGATGTCATTGACTTGTTTGATTCGTTGACGGTTAAAAGTGTCATGCACCTGGTACACCGTCAAATCCCAGATGTTAGCCATATTCAAACTGTCGTGGTATGTCGCCAAAGCTGAAATAATATTCGCAAGCTCATAGTCCGGGTCAGCTTTCTTGCCGCCACGCTGGTTTTTTTCGTACTCCGCTTTCTTACGGTAGAACTCTTCAAACTTTTTGCGCGTTCTCTCGTCCTTGTACTTGTGTTCTTTCTTTTCTTTCGGTGGGTCTATGTAAGCACATTGTAAACAAACATCACAGACCAGCGTCCAGTTCTTGGCGTTTATAACACCATCCACTGTAAAAGCCCCGGCCTCATCCTTTGCCGGATTCACAAGAAAACACTGGTGCGTTGGCTCATACTCCACTGGCTCTGAAATAAAAAAGCCCAGAGCCGAGATCACATCGGCTCTGGTTCCTTCTTCTAATGTCAGCAGGGTAAAAATGTCCAACTGGTCAATTTCTTCCGGCGTGATATTTGGCATTTCCTGCCCGCCGTGGTTCAGAAGCAATTTCAAGCGCTCCACAAAATCCTTCGGTGTCATCAACAACAGTGATAATGCGTATTGATAGGTGTTATACCCCTTTATGCAAATGTCTCTAAGGTGTGGGGAATGGATACGCCCAACCGTCTCCAACTGGAACCCGATTGGGTTCAAAAGCTCAAAGTATGGTACTTTCATTTGCCATTCCTCCGGTTAAAATCCACAGCCTCATAGCAAATGCAGCGTCCGTAATATTTGTTGTTTGGCTTGTAAACATCATCACTGACAAGGTTCAGCTTACCAATGCCAAAATCTTTACTTCCGTTCAACAGCCTGTCCACGTCGGCGGCCAGTATATCCACTCTTGTGCCAACCGTCCCCTCTCGTTTATAGCTCTGCATAATTTTTTTGTGACAATACGCAAATATATACAGGTATACCCGGTATGCAGTTGTTGTGGGCGCTTTTGCAACCACAGTCTCCATGCACAGGTACGTATCAGTTGTTTCGTTCGTGTCATCAACATACTCGTACTCAAAAATATGGCCGCAAGAGTCCGGGTCGTTGCCTAACAGCATTTCATCGGTATCAGCATCCTCATCCACAGGGCCAAGTAACACGTCGATAATATCGGGATCATCTGCAAAAATCGACGCTACTTTGTGCTTATACGCACCAAGTTCGTTCAAATTCATGCGTCCACCACCTTTATTACCACGCTGTCCTGGCTATTCCCGTCAGGTGCTTGCACCGTAAGTGTAACTGTGTGCCCATTCAAGGTCTTATCATCAACAGCAGATACACGGCAGCTGTCTCCATCCACGCGGTCCCACATCGTCGAATTGGAAAAATATACCTTTTCATTTAACGTGCTCTTGTCGGGCTGAATGGTCCAAACACATCCGGCATAAGGCTTTCCGTCGCGTGTCGCGTGGAACACCTTACCGCGCCCACAAATGCGCACTTTTGCATCCCCTGTGTATTTGATAGCCACATCGCCTGTGTCCGGTACTTTTTTCGGGTCATCATAGTCACAAAGCATCTTGTCGCCATTATCTGTGTCTGGGTTGTACTGGTCTTGTTCAAGGTTCAGCACCAAGAAACCAGTCTGCTGGTTATCGCGATCATAGCGCTCTGTCATACCATCCACACAGGTAATACGGTATGTCTTTGGCTGACCGTTGATTTCTTCCAGCATAAGCCGCTTATCTACGTCCAAAAGTGCAGATTCCTCATCGTAAGGTATCTTTACCTGGAACTCACGGCTGGAAAGTGTCATCAGCTTATTCTCGGAAAGGTTCGAGAAATACGGCTTATCCACAACGGCCCAGCGGGTCACGATCTCGCCGGTCTCATCATCCTGCCACTGAATACTGCGGTTACACAGCTCAATTTTGCCGCGTACCGTAATCTCATCATCAGCATCACGCTCCGTAATCAGCCAATGGCTCTTACTCCACAGCATAATGTGCCCGATCTCAAAATCATCACCCGGCATGGTCCTAATGACCTTCTGGTTCGTTACCGTGCTGGAGATAATCTCCATATGGTGCTTGATTCCATCAATTTCGACCTCTTTATATGCTGGCGAGTCTGGCCCCATTTTGAGCGTGTCGTGCTTTGATTTTTGGATAATACGATCGCGGCGGCTCGTACCGGGTCTACCCAACATGGCGGCATACATGTCATAGTTCATGCGCACCACCTCACTGTGTCAGTCCGGCAATCTCACCGTTTCTAAAAGAATACAGATTGATCTCGCCGCGCAGGCGGTGTTCCGTGGTCGTCATCAGGTCTGTCATTTTTTCCAGCAGGTTTGCCGGGCTGTACAGGCTGAAGTCCTTTGTATTTAAGGCGTTCTGCAAAGCGTCCGTGTTGTATACAAATGGCTCAACGAAATGAAGTACCATTCCCAGCGCCAAAATGTCCTTTTCACGGTTTGTAAGCGTAACATTAAAGGCCAGAATATCGTCTTCCCTGTCCGTCAAATCCTGCTTGCAGATCTCCTCAAAGTCGCCAATCGCCAGCGTCAGCAAATCCTTCTGGTATTCCAAACGGGTAATTGCGTCAAAGTCCAAGAATTCGTAGTTGCGAACCCGGGCACGATAACGCTCAAAAACTTCCTCGTATTTGGTGCCCATAGGTCACACCTCCGTTACTTGATCGTTTCGACTACAACAGATGCTTTCTTCACAGGCTTCTTGGTATCCAGCTGCAGCTCTTCCTCCAGGTCGCAATGCAGGACTTCGTTCAGCGCCTTGATCACGCTGCGGCTGTCCAGCCCGTCCGCCTTCATAAGCTCTTTGGCACGCATACGGATAGAATCGTGCATGCCCTCGCTCATCTTCGGCACGTCGCTGCGAATCTTGTCAGCGCTCCAATGGAACACCTCATCAAAATTCTCCGTTGTCAGCGCATTGCGGTAATACTGGCTCACACCAAGCTGCTTCAGCACCTCAGCATCTTCGATCAGGATCCAGTTATCCCGGAAAAAACGCGGCTGAGAGCCACGCATGGCAACCAGTTCGCCATATTCGATCTCCTGAATGTCACCAAAATCCTCCCACTCCACCGTATAACCGGCAGTGCGGCTGGAGATATAGATCAGCGGACCATGTACACCGTTTTTGCATTCAACAATCGTATTGCTGGTAATTTTCTTAACTGCCAAAATAGTACCCTCCAAACATAATCAAATAAAAAAGCCCGGTCAGTCACCCAACCGGGGTATTATAGTAAGTTGTCAATATCAGACGTTAGAGAATTTGTAAGCGCCATAGTCGCGATCCATGATAACGCCGATGCCGGTACGCTTCAGCATCAGGAATTCCTGGCTCATATCCTGGTTACCCATCAGGTCGCCCTGCAGCATGGTGACAGAACCCTCGGTGACGCGCTTGATGGGCTTCGTGCCGCCAGCAACAACGTACAGCGTGTCGTCAGGCAGGATAAACTTGGTGCCGCCGATCTCATGGCGCTGCTTCATAGCGATCAGGGGAACACCGGCCAGCTTGCCAGCATAGCCCATAGAATAGATGCTTTCCTTGCGGGAGTCAGAGCCGTCAATATCAGGGATCTTGCGCAGAGCCTTACGGGTGCCAATGATGGTGGCAGACTCACCGGTAGATGCCTCAACATGCTCGACCAGATCCAGCAGCTTGTCAGCATCCAGAGTACCGGTCTGCATATAAGGAGCCTGCAGACCGTTGATCATGCCACCAAAAGCAGCATAAGCGGAATCCAGGTCGTAACGGGTAAAGGCGGTAGAAGCAGCCTTGATCATGTCGTTGAAATCAACACGGCCAGCCAGCACACGGTTCAGCTCCTCGTAAACCTTGATGGCGCGGAGCTGGGTGTTGATGGTGATGTCCTGACCGGACTCGAAGCGCTGACGGCGGATGCCCTGCGTACCCTCGGCAACGTCGGCAACAGTCAGCAGAACGTCCTTCTTGGTGTGGAAAATATTGGTGTCGCCCAGCGCCAGATTGCGATCCTCGATGAACTGGGTGAAGAACTCATCGCCCTTCAGACCTTCCTCACTGATCTTCTCAATGGCAACCTCGATGATGCTGAACAGACCGTTGCACTTACCATCACGGATGGCTTTCAGATCAACAGTGGTCTTGCCGCCATTGGCCTCGATCAGGGCTTCGCGCAGAACTTTCTGACTGTCAGCGACGCTGTACTCCTTGCCCAGTCGGCCAAAGTAGCTATCGACTGCAAGGTTAATAAGCTTGTTATCAATTTCCATGGTAAACCTCCCAAATAGAAAAACACCACCCGTTCCCAGGCGGTGCAATTATCTCAAATGTAATTAGTTATATCTAACCCTGCATTACAGCGAAACGCGGATCTCGAAATACTCGTAAGCGCCATCGCCCCAGCCGGTCTTCTCAACACTCTCGATCTTACCAAAGGTCTTGTCGTCGGCAGCAGCTTGGACAGCGATCTTGGTAGAATCAGCAGCAAAGCCAACATACTTGCCCTTCGCAGGCTCGCCGTCAAAAGCTTCCTTGGTAGCGCTGAAATCGTCGCCGTTATGCAGCACATAGCCGCGGCAGGGAGAACCAGCCTCATTGACCCACTCAGTCAGATAGTGGGTGCGGGTCTCATCATAGAACAGCTCCTCGCTGGCAATCAGAACCAGATCCTTGGGCTTGGACTCAGCGGTAGGCGCAGTGGCCTTATAGATCTCACGACCCTCACGCTCACCCAGAACAACCAGCTGTGCATTATCGATCGCAACGGCTGCATCGCTCTTATAAACCTTGACACTCTTCAGCAGAGAGCCATCCTTCGTGCCGGACATATTATCCAGACGCACAACAGCATGCTTTTCAATAGCCATAGTAAAAATCCTCCATTTATCGTAATTTATCGAACGGAATAGCGTTCAAACAGGTCACCGTATCTGCCCTCGCCGGACTGCATCTGGACCCCGTCCACGCCAAAGCGTGCTTTTTCGATCTCGCCCTTCTTCTCTTTGGGCGCAACATAACTGAACTCGGCAGAAGTCTTTTTACCAAGCAGCTTATAGCATTCATCCTGCAGGGCGGTGAACTCCATGTCCTCGTTCTCCTTCAGCGCGGCATAGTCTGCCACACCATTCAGCTGCTTGTCCATGATCGCAAACAGCTTCTCGCGCTTCTCAGCATCCTCGGCCTTCTTAGCCTCAGCCTCGGCAGCAACATAAGCATCAAATTTCGGCTGCATCTCGTCAAACTGAGCTTTGACCTCGGTGTACTGATCCGCGTTCTTCTTTGCCTCTTCCTTAGCGGCATCGACTTTTTCGCACAGTGCCTCATACAGAACAGGCAGATCGGATTCCGCAGAACCTTCCTCCCAGTCCTCGTACACGACCTTCACGCGCTTCTTGCCCTCAAAGTCAACCTTGACATTGTCGCCTTCCATAGCAAACGGCAGTGCGTAGGTTTTCCAGTCCTGCGTATCAATCACGATCGCACGATTCTCCTGCACATCCTGCATCCAGTAGCGCGATTCCTCGTCGCCCCAGCGATCAGTGAATTTCTCAACAGAAACGGCGTCACGAATTTCCTGCATGCGCTGGCCGTCCGTGAGGGTATACTGTTCCGCAGGCTCATCGGCAGGTTTTGCAGCGGATTCCGCCTCAGACTGAATTGCCATAGCAGCCATCTCCTTGCACTTGGCTTCCAGCTCCTCTTCGCTCACTTCCTCCAAAGAGAAATCCAGCGTAGAAGCGTCGATGCCGTAGGATGCAAGAATTTCATTTTTCTTCTCCAAAACATCTTCTCCTTTCGCAAAATTATCTATCTCAGCCTCCTTGGAGGATTGAGAACTCTGTAATGCTGTGTATTCATCCAACATGTCTTTGATCTGGCTTGCGGTCGTAGCGGCACTGAAATTTGCCACTACATCACTGCCAACCATGGCCGGTTTGATGCGCGGGTTGGTCGTGGAAAGAATGCAGCAGCCGTCAAAGGTGAAATCGCTGACAACGTAATATCCTCTGTCATCCACTTCTCCGCGCAGGTTGGTGATCTCCATACTTTGCGCTTTAACTCCATCGCGCTCAAAAATTTCACAGGAATCGTCGAATTTGGTCCACAGCAGACCATCTACACGCAGGTAATCCCGCATGTTTCCTGTTCCGTCATCCCGGTTCACCCACCGGGGATTGCAGCTCTCCGGTATCACACCGTAGGCGCTGCCCGCATATACGTATTCGATCCCATCGTCATCAACTTTCAGCTCATGCTCGTGTCCCTTAAAATCCAGGTCACCGGCTTTGCTTTTTTCAATGTAGCCAAGGATCGGCGTGTTTTTGATACTCTCCAGCTCGCTGTCCACCACCTCTTTTGAGAAAGTGGAACCGTTCAGGTTGTCGCCGGTATGCAGCACATCTATCGTCACGTTGATAAATCTTGTGTCTTTACCGTCGATTTCCCCTGTTTTCTCAAAGGTGACAGGCAGGCGATTCAATCGGTTTCCCATCTCGCTCACCCCGCAAATTAAAAGAGCCACCGGCAGGAACCCCGCCAGTGGTCAATAGTAGTTTCGTTTCTGTTTGTTGCTTACATATTCTTGCAGCTCTTTGATCTGGTCATCGTCCAAGGCATATACATATATAATGTGTCCGCCATGGTCCTTCTCTTTACGCAAAAGAGTCACGCCCATCATGCTCAGATGAACAGCCAGCTCGCGCCCTCGGATCTTAACCTCTTTCATGGCTTATCACCCCTCAGAGTTTGCATTGCTGTCATTTTCCTGTGTAACAGCCCCCGCGTCGCTCAGGTCTTTTCCCTTGCTTGCATTGGTAGGCCGCCCACCATCATCCGTCGCGGCGTCACTGTCCGCGCTCTGGGTGTTGGAGCTGGTCAGCGGAACTTCCAAATCTTTCAGACCAAGGACCTCATTTTCCAGATACAACATGTTCTCCATGTCGCTCGGGCTGTAACCAGCTGTCGCCATAATAGCACTGCGCACAGGCAGACCATACTGACCGTCCTTTACATACTGGTCATGCATCTCCTGCCTGTTGAAATATGTGACATCCAAAATATTTACCTTGAACTTAATTGCCGTTGAAACGCTCTTTAATTTGCGGTTGATCCAGCGCTCGATTTGGCGCATTACCGTAAATACGATCATCTGGTCATTGATAGTTGACCATTTGACCGATGTGGCCGAGTCTTTGTCTCCGCCGCCAAACAGGATGCTGTTGACACCGGCCTGCGTCCACATGGACGCCTCGGCCTTTTCTACATCATCACTGCCGCTTACAGCGCCGCTTTTCTCAAAATTCCAACTGGAAACCTTCATGGGCGACATAAACGCGCCAATGTTTTCCGGCAGCACATTGCACAGCATATCGTAGAAATCCTTGCACAGGTCGTAGTCGATCAGGAATGTACCATCATCACCGGTGGGTATCTCCAAGGCTAATGCCTTGTAATTGTTGACCTCGCTTGCATTTTTGCTGATAGCGCGGTAGTCCTCAATATCCGCCAACGCACTGAACAGGCTTACAAACGGCGGAATCGGAATATGCGTCTGCTCGTTGATTTTGATGCAGACGGTGTTGTCGCTACTCAATTCCTGCCATTTCAAGTTGGAATCCTTGGCGTATGCATTGTACATCGTCGTGAACTCCGGCGGGAAATTCGGCAACCGCTCACTGTTAGCATCAAAATAGCTGAAATTGAAGGCGAAATTATATACGCCATCCTCAATGCTGGAAATCTTGCAGTAATCCGGGTCCAGTTGCTGGAATGTATAACTATCGTTTGTCTCCCACGCATATCCGTAATACACATCATCACGGAAGGCCACCGTCAGCGCACGGGTAAACTCGTGCCGAATGTTCATCTTCTCTAACTGATTGATGACCGCATAATACCCCTTCTTGAACTTGTTCAGGTTCACGCTCTTGGTCCTGTCAATGCCATACGGCACAACAATATAGCTGAACGTAGACATACTCGCAAAATACTGGATCAGTCTGCGGTAATAGTTCGATATATTATAGAGGTACTGGCTCATCTGGCGTAGCTGCGTCTCGTAGTTCGCCGGGTTGCCAAGATAGGTCACAATCTGGGATTTTGTGTACTTACGGTATGTAGGTGCGTAATCCTTGTTATTTTCAAGGTCTCGGACTTTGATTTGTGAAATATTTGCATAGCGGAGCTTGTCCATAAACTCCGTCATAGATACATAGTCGCGCTTGCCATCCGGGGTCATCACGGCCACTTTTTTCTGCGTTGAATCAATAGTCAAATGTACCCCTCCTTCTGGCAGGTGCCCTAAAGTTTATTTCGATTTTCTTTGTCTTAGCGTAATTCTTTGCCATGCTGCGCTCAACCTGCATTGCTATGTAGTAGTTATAACTAACCGAGCTGTAACGGTCCTTGCGTGCGCCGGGCTTTTCATGTACACGGATCAGGTTGTTTGTCGCCTCATAATCAAGGTTGACCAACTCGTTGACCATCAGCCCTGTATTGATAAACGGCAGCTGCAAAGCGGTACGCTCTGTCGGCGTCATTTTGTCATAACCCTTGAACTGCGCACGCAGCAGCTCCTCGCAATCGTACTCAGAATCAAGGAACCGGATACGTCCCTGCTGAATACCGCTTCGCAGTGCAATCGTCACATCATTGTTGAACTGTGCGCTGCCCATAATGGCCCAAATTACCTTGGGCGCGGTCTTATCTGGGCATCTGTCCTGGAAATCAGTGTTATTGCAGCAGTTCAGCGGCGGGAATATCTCTCCGCTCTCTGGGTCATAACATTCGTGCATCAACAGGTCCATGATCGGGGCACCAAGGCCCTTGGCATCAATACCGATGTAGTCGCAGTCAAACCATTTAAAATAACGGCGCAGTTTTAACACAAGGTCCTGCGTGATGATACCTTCACAGTTTTCCGTATATACCATGTTGCTGGTATATCGTCCACTGTTGCTCGGTATCATGTTGTTTAAGAAAATACTCGTTGCGTCGTTATCGCTGTGTTTAGAACTCATCAGAGCAATATCGACCGTTAAAATACGCTTCTCCCCAGGCTTTTTCTTGGGCGGTTCAATAGATCTGCCTGCCAAGATAGTACCTGGCGCATAAAATGCCTGCTTCAGATTGCGTACTTTATTGATATCTTCAAAGCTGAACAGCCCGCCATCGGTCACGCCGATAAACATGGCTTCCATCTCCATACGGAACTTAATGTCGCTGAACGAAGATTCGGACATCTCATCCTCAACCTGCTCCAGTGACAACATACCCTCTTTTACAGGCATCTGATACGGGAACCGGAAGCAGAAATATTTTTTATCTGTGGCGTACATATTATAGAAATAGTCCTGGCACAGCTGCCACGACCAATGCGATTGAAACCATGCTGAACTCAAGTACATTTCAATAGGTCGCTCCAGCAAATGTTTGTACTGCTTCTTCCGTAAATAACCAGGCTGGCGTGCAACCGTCAGGAAACGACGCAGGACTAGATCAATGACATCCTTGTCAATCATACGGAACTCGTCGCAGACCAGAATCGTAGCACGATGTCCGCGGGAGGTATCGCTCGCTGTAACAACTTCGATAAAGCTACCATTACGGAATGTAATCTCAGCCTTACTTTGATTGATGACAACATCTTTTATCTCACCGCGCAATAGCGGCGACATTGGCATAAGTTCCTTGGTTATCTTTTCAAGAACCTGCGCACCTTGACTTCGAACCTTTGCGCAAACCACTATTTTGCTGTGCGGATAAAGAATCGCCTTATAAACGATGAATACTGCTGTCAGGAAAGTCTTTCCTAGCACATTGTTATCCTACCGGCTTTTTATCCGGCAGTTCTTATGGTTTCCCATAAGGTCAGCATACATTTTCATCCATGTAGGATGTCGGACACTCGTGGGCAGATTATATTCTATCTATGATAGGTTCACTGCCTATGCGTTACAATACTGCACTTTATTAAAGGTACAGTTATCTCGGTATCAGCATTATCAGCCTTTACCGATTTTGCCCGATGCGATCAAGCAGATCTCTCCGCCTGTGGGCCTAAATCGACCACGACTTCCAATGAAGCAGAAATTCGTCGCCAGATTCATCATAAAAAGCAAGACGACCTGGAACGGATGTAACTCTAAGTTTAAATAGTCCTTGCAGAATCGGTGCGGGTTCGCTCTGTAAAAAGAACACCACTTTGCCACCGCATTCATGATTTGCGTAGCCTTGTCATTTGCAACTTCTTCTGCAGTTCTTTTCTGAGCCATGACCTACCACCTCACTTTGCAGCTTCGGCGGCCTCATCAGGCCCATCGTCGTTCATGTAATATTCAGGTTTGTGCGCGGTATACCGTTCCATTTCAGCGTCATATTCCTCTTTATAAGGGTTCTTCAGCTTAAACAGTTCGCACAATGTCCCAACCACCCACACACGGAAATAGTGTCCTATACCGTCCACGTCCTTCCACGCCGGGTCAGGATCCGGGATCGGATCTGTCCTCTCCCATTTTTCAATCAGCGTGCCAAAGGTATTTGCCTCGGCCAGCGCATTGTCATTTGTCTGGTTAGGCTTGATATTGGCTGAGCCAAGCAAGCTCTGCAGGTTGTCATTGGCCGTTTTAATGTCCTTGACATCGCCACTCTTGGCCGCACGCTCACAGGCAAGCTCACCAATGCAGATATTCTTGAACAGTACCTCCTGCGCCTTGGTCTTGCATTCATACCGCGTTGTCCAATCTTTGTACTCTCTATCCAGGAATAGATACTCCTGATCCTTCATGGATGTTCCCCAAAAATCAAGCATACGCTGGCTGACACGCCCCTTGGCATCTACGGCTTGGGAGTTATCATCAACCTCATTGATGATGCGGCCATTAACTTCTTCCAGGTAATCGTCAAAGGTCTTGTTACGATACTGTACAATGTTCAGCTGCTTGACCCATGCAGCCATGCGGGTAAGATTCGCTGCACGATTTGCCGTAGATCTGAAAATTTTGTCGTTGTAATACATATCAAACCGCATACAAACGCGCTTTGCAGCATCCTCTTCATTGCCAAGCGTTTTGCAATAATGGTCGTACAACTTATCAACACAATTCTTGCAGCTCGGCATAAAGTGATTATTCCCTGCCCACAGCTGACTTTGGCTCGGATAAAAGTTATCCTTTTGGCGTGTAAATTTCTTATGACACGTCACACAGAAAAACACTTCCGGCTGGTCCTCCTCCGCCATAATACGCTGGATTCGCGCCTGCGCCTCTGCGTGCTCTCGTAAAATCGTCGCTTTATTTTTAGCGCCTTTGGGTCGTCCCATTACGGATCACCCACCTTGTTTTCTGTTGGGTTACCGTCCTCGTCAAAATCAGCAAACTGATTACGACCGCCGTTACTCCAATAGTTCACAATCGCCAGCAGCTTCGGTGTCCGCTTAAACACACAAAACGGTGCGCCGGTAATATCGTTCACCTCGCGCTTCTCGTAGCTAAGTCCATACGCCTTCAAAAAGTTTGTCAGGCGGCTGGAATAGCTGCAAAAAAACTCGGGCTGTTTCTTAACAGTCACCTCCAAAAACTCACTTCCCTTCCCTTAAAATTCGCCAGCTGGGTTAGTCCAGCTTTACATCATAGGCGCAGTCCAGCCCTAGGTCATTGACGACCAAAACTGTCTGCTCCGGTTTATTCTTCAATCGCTTATCCATACAATAATTGTCAGGGCCATCCACGCAACCGCTCTCGTAGACCTTCGTGTCGTACACGGTAGTCAGGCCATTGGTATGTCTGTGTCCCATCAAAACGATGTCTGGCTTCATGCCAGTCATCATGGTCAGGCTGTTCACTACTCCTGCAGGAGTATCCTTGTCTCCATGCACAGCAAACACATTCGCACCGCGAACAGCAAAGCGAACCATCGACTCGTCAAGATCTGTATCATAGACATGGATGTTGTTAATCTGCGCACATTTTGCCTGCAGATAATAAGTCACAAGCCGATCCAGATACTCGCCGTGCTCGTTGTCTTCCTTGTTGGGGAACACCCGGCTGTGGTTGCCCGGCACGCTGTAGACATCTACACTTAAAAAGAGTTTCGACATCTCCGTCACGAACCAGCTCACAGCCTCACTGGCGCTGATAACCTGATCGATCACATTTTCGTTATTTTCCAGACGGCTGTTTACATGGATCGCCCCGTTCACAAGGTCACCGCCAAGCACAACATAGCACTTTTTAGCATTGTGCCGCCGCCAGATCTCTGCAATCTTCCCTGCATACTTGCGCAGGCGGTACATCATGACATCGCCGTTGTAACGGTTGCAGTAATTGTCAATGTGCAGCCCTGCGTGCAAATCCGTCAGGTGGACTATCAGGTCACAGTCGCCCTGTCCTACACACTGCAGCACATCCACATGCGCATAATCCATCGGGTCATAAGACTCAACGCGGCGCTCGATCAACTCACGCATACTCTCACCACGCGCTTTTGTACGAAGCAGCCGACTGACCTCGTTACGCTCATCACGCATCTTGACCCGCGCCTTCTCCAGCTCACGCCGCTCTTCGCGGATGCTTTCCAGCAGCTCTTCCGTGCTGGCTGTATCGACCTCGCTCACCTGCTGCAGATCCTGGTATGCTTTCCATGTCTTGCGGTAAGCGCACTCGCCCTTATCCCAGCCAAGCGTTGTGTTGATAACATTTGCAACATCAGTCCATGTACCAATTTCATCCTTACTGCGGCAAACACGGTACACATACTGCGCGTCCGTCTCACCGCTCAATTTCGGCCAATCGTTCATGCAACCACCTCGTCACCCAAAGTACGGGCGGTACGACGGCGTTCATCCCGATCCATCTCCTCAAGTGCCTGCTGCGCGTCAACATTATTAACAAGCGCATTCAGCACGTCACGGGTCTCGTCAACCATGGTCTTATGCACGGTCGTAACCATGTGCGCACGGGGGAACTTCTCACGGATCATCTTGGCCTCTGCCTTAGAAATAGTAATCATACAAACATCGCTCCTTAAAAACCTTTTAAAATCGGACAAAACAAAAGCCCGCCCAAAGCCGAAGCCCTGGGCGGGATAAAGTCATCAGTCCTTAATCGTTGTAAACCGCCTTATTTTAAAAGCGTTACATCGTAGAATGCCGCTGTCTGTATTTGCGTACTCTTTCTCTTGTCTGTTCTCTTTTTATGATCTTGGCGCAATCATCACAATACTTTGTCATGTTACCTCTTGCCGTAAACGCACAGCCGCAGCTCACGCAGAACCGTATGTTTTTCAACCCCACCGTTTGATACAACGCATACAGGTTCAGCCGATTTGTGTCAGGCGTAACAACCATTTCGTATACAACTTCATTATTCTTTAAATCATAATTCTCGTAGGTATAATAACAGCCAACCTTCTTCGCGGTATGTTCGCTGTCCGTCCGTAGCAGGATGCCGTACTCATCGCTCACCGTCTCCATCCCTATCGGCGCGTGATAAGTCTCGTACCACTTTCCCTTTCTGATGGTTACATCATGCAGGTGCGATTCAAAACAGCTGCAAAACCGCTTGATCTTAAACTCGGTCGTCAAATCTATCGTGTCCATATGTAAAATCCTACACATCATCACAACGCCAAACAGGCAAAGTTGCTCTTTCTGCTTCAGATTGTGTGTCTCAATTTGTGTCATGATCCATTCAAGGTCTTGTTTATATACTTTTATACTGTCAATCTGTAATAACTCACATGTCTTCGTTCCACAGGTCTCAAAATGCCTTACAAGGTCATATCTGTCGTAGCTCAAATTCAAACTGTTGTCAAACATCGTAAGGTACATATCAGCGCATTTGTCAGGCGTCATTCCGCTGCGCCCAATTACACGCTTCAACGCACGGTTTCCCAAATCATTCTTCTTGTAATTATCAAGCAGCATCTTCTCGTTGCAGTAAAAATCATAAAACATCGCAGTCACCTCCCGGCACAAGCTCTGCATCGATATACTCTACCGGGATGTCGCTTTCCACAGGGGCCAGCGTATAACGCTTTCCAAGGTACTCATACTCGCCGTCATCGCACTCCTGCGGCAGGCAGATGTTTACCTGTTTGATGTTCTCTACTACACCCTTACCGGCCATCTGCCACATGAACTTTTTGTTGCGGCTCTTATATTTGTCATAGCACAAAACCACACAAATGTTTGCAAGCTCACGCACATCCGGCACGATCTGCTGGCACCGGCTGCGGTAAATGTTGTAGTAATACTGCCAGTTTACCTCAAAATTCGTAGCGATCTCTTTCGTAATGTTCTGTTCTCTTAAAATGTCTTTGTACGTTTCGTAGTGTCTGCACTGGTGATTCAGCTCCGCCAAATCCCTGCACAGCTTATAAAATTCGCAAAATATCAACTCAATAGCGTCAAAATGCTCCTGGTCATACCCGATCTCTTCATCAAACATGATCCTCCAGTCAAACTTTTTCATGCGCCGTTTGCGGATCGTGTTTTCCCAGCGTTCAAGCTCAAAGCACAGCATGTTCATGTTGGAGTGGGCACAACTCAGCTTTTTCATCCGCTTATAGTACGGGCTTGCGTACTTCATAAAATACGGCAGCGGACGACCGTATTTCGCAATGTTGCGGGGCACTGGGTAAAGCACTCCCGTCTTGGCAAAATCGATGGCTTTGCCATTGACCACCGAGAGCAGATCAACATATCCCTCGTATCGCTTTTTCTGCTCTTGTGTTTTTGGCGCTTTGTTGTGGTATGCACTCGCATAGTTGCTTATCTCTCCAATAGAGCTGCGCAAGCTGCGAATAATACAGTTTGTTCTGTTCTGGATGCTGTATTCTTCCTTCAATGCAGTAACCTTGTCCTCAACATCAATGACCACAGAGGCATTACGATCAACACCGCTCATAATTACAGGGTCATTAACAATCAATGTAAGATCACCGTCATAATCCGCGCCATTTAATCGCTGCGGCGTGATACTTTTGCAGTTTACAATCGCCGTGTTGACCAAATGTCCACAATACTTCTCCAGAAGTTCGTTCGTCGTTCCTTTTAAAATAACATGTTCACTCTTGCAAATATGCGGGTTCCGCTCTAACAACCGCTCACCAAGCATGGTTCCTGTTCTGTCAAAGCAGAAGAACTCATCCGCCTCCAGCGCTCCCTTTAAAGGCAACCCACCGATATGTTCCATAAGCATGATCAAATCAGGAGTTAATGTTTTGAAGGTGGATTTAGTCCAAAGCTTTCCACACTTCATATCATCGCGGTACTTTCCAAGCAAATTCACAATGTAGTTCCGCACACCGTCCTCGTTCATCATCTCCGGGTTTTTGAGAATGGCTGCGCAGTAGTCGTTCAACGCCTTATGCTTATCGGCGTACATGCCAAGAAAGCAGTATGTATAAATCGGGTCGCCGTCTGTGATCTTTTCAAACCAGTTGATACTGTCATCTGCGATAGAGCGGAACTTGTCATACGGCAAGTCCAAATCCTGCAAAATCTGGTAGTTTGCCCGCGTCATAAGCGGCTCCGTATCAGCATCGAAGTTCCACTTGGCAATACCAAAACAATGGTTGTACTTCTTGAACTGATACCAATACTCCTCCCAGTCCGCAATCGTGCCGGTTTTGTTGAAGTAGGAGTATCCCTTGTACTGCCCCTCCGTCAAAATCATCAACGGTTCTGCGCCTGGGCTTACATCGTGCTGCACGCCCCAGATATCTGTAATGAACCGCACGCCGCGCTCTGCAAAAAAAGTCTCATAGTCAACACTATGCACAACTCCCTTCATCAGAGGGAGCCTGATCACCGCGCTCGTAATAGGTGTATCACTGCCGATCCTACGGCGAACTTCCTCCATGATCTTTGGATGTGCAATGCCGCAGCCGTCAAATGCGTTGATAGTAATGTCGCGGACGCCTTCCGTGATGTCCTTCTGTGTCCAATCACGCTCTGCACCGGTATTCTTATCCTTGAACTTGATCTTTTTATCATACACATACTTAATGTGCTGGTCCTTAATGGTTAAAAAACAGTCAGGTACAACGACAATATTCGGTACCCAGCCCTCAATGCAGTGGCAACTGGAGAAGCAGAGACCACGATAACCGGAATACTTCGATATAACGCACTTATCAAAAGTTATTCCCATCGTGATACGCTTGTCCAACTCCTTGGCGATCCGTCTGTCCACAAAACTCAGGATGCCCTGCCGTACCATGCTGGCACTGCGCTCACTCACCACAAATTCCTGCTTGCCAACCTTGAACCCGTGGTGGATCAGCCGCGTCATCTCTTTCTTTTTGTTCTGCCCGCCTACGCAGTTCACAAACACCACAAAGCGGTTAAACTTATCGGTCTCATATGTAATCAGCCGAACCTGCCGGAAAAGCATATTGTCTCCCTGTTTTACCTGAAAGCGCTTTTCCTCATCCGGGTCAAGCTGGATGTTAAAGTTGTTGCTTATAATAAAGGAAAGCGGAAATTTCCGTACTACATACAACGGGGGTGCAAACATTACTCGTCCCCCTTTCCATTGTCGTTCTCGTCCGGATCTACCTGCTCCAACTTCAGCGCTCCATTATCAAAGCACCAGCGATACACAACAGCCCACGCAAGACCTGTCACCAACGGCACACCAACAAACAACGCCAGCGCAAACAGCCAATTCACCCCCAATCCAACAGCCACGACCGCTGCAATCGCACATATAGCCCACACGATCATCTTGAACATACTCCACGCATCCAGCGCGGCCTGCATTAAAATCAATTTTGTCTCTGCACGCTTAATATTCAAACAGCGTACCTCCTTTATTTTATACAATTTGTAATATGCGTTAAGTCTGCCCCTCACACACGCATACCGCATCACCTACCTTTCCTGCCCGCCACAGCGGTTCTGTTTATATCATCGCCCCGTTGGGCGTTAGTTCGTTAGAAAATGTCGTTACTTGCGAAAAGCATCGGGTCATCGGGGACTATATCAAGAACCTGATCCATATTACGCTCATGGTTTGTCCTTATTGCTTTTGCTACAGTCGGCGTCCATCCGGGCTTATACCACGATTTTCCCGGGTCTTCATCCTCAAGAATTAACTCAACTTGTTCTGTCAACTCTTCTGCTTTTATATTTGTACAAAGTATAGGAAAAACAATTATTGCAGTGACGAAATTTTTCCTTTTATCGTCGTTTTCCGTGCGTTTGCAATATGTGGTGACAACCAAGCCTAAAGATCTAAGTTCTTTTATACTTTCTTTCATGGTTGTTCTCGACACGTTCAACAAATTCATAACAGTACCATAATATCCAACAAACACTGGTGCTTTGACATCTTTGTGAACATTGCCCCAAAAGCCAGCATACATTTTTAATGCGATATAAATACGTAATATCGTCGATCTCGAATGTCCTTTGCCACCAGATGAACATAACAAATCCCATAGGACTTTAAATTCATTAAGCTCAATGCACGCTAACATATTTTTGCCGTTTATCGCATGTTCCTTGGCTTTCGCAACAATATCATCGGTAAAATCAAATCCAAAAATCATTTTGGGGTCGTCTGATCTTCCATAAAATTTTACATATCCATATTCCTCTAAACTGTCAAGCGCCCTGTTGACAGCCGTATAATGCCTAGCTCTTAAATCGTTGTTGTTAAAAAATGCAGCGTTCTTACACAAATCAATTACAGATGTCTTTCTCCGCGTCCACTCTAACCTGTTCATGTCGGCCATCATATATAGGGCAAGATACACAGAGACAAGACATGGCGATGATTCCTGTAATAAATGAGCTGGAATAAAAATCTTAATTTTGTCTGAATAATTTTTTTGTAGATACATCAATACCTCCGTTTTTTTATGGCATCATGCTTCTGTTGACCTGACGCCAACGTTCAATACAAAATGCGCCTAAAAATCATCGTCGGATTTTTGCTGAATACGGCACATAATCTGCCATAATCATCGTCGGGTTTTGGTAGAATATACCCCTGTTTTCAGCAAAAACCCGCTCACTTATATTTCATAGTGCTATCTTTATCGGACTCGGTTTTTGTCCAGTCCCCTCCGCGTTCTGGTCCCATGTCAGTATAGGTCCCAGAAGCTCCGGGTCCTGTCCAAAAACCTCGTCCTCAGCGGCGTTCTCACGCCTTGTTGCGCCGGGCTTGTGTTGCGTGTGACCCTTGACTTTGTTAGTGTTGACATTTACTCCTCAGGTTTTTTTTATGCAAGGCGTATAGTGCGTAAAGGTGTTTGCGTGCGCGTTGACCTTATTGACTTATTACGCCATTACTTCCTCCTGCCCCTTGTTCGGTCCTGCGCATCGTTCTCTCTGGTCACGATGCTTGTCCCGGCGTCGTCCTTGTGCTTTATAAATTATGGCACAAGCACTCCGCACACAGGTGATCTTGTCAGGGCTGGAATGTTGGGCTTGTTCCCGCCTTTGCATGGATTGTTGCCTTGCCCTTAATACACAACGACTACATCGGTCATGCCTCTTCTAAAGCGCCCGATCTGTGCCCCTGGGACCTGTGTCATCCAAATATCTGCGGCTTCTACAGTGTCACGGTTCTCGTCATACACGCACAAAATGTCGTCCTTGTGCTCGTCCGGCACAGCCTCATACAGTTCACGAATTGTCATGTTGTCACCTCCTTCTGCCGCGTTCAGTCCCCCTATATGACACCTCAACCGTCAAATTGACGTTCCAGCTCCCCTCAAATCGAGGGCTACTCAATTATTGAACAACGCAAGGGGTCGCCAAACTGACCACCCCTTTACACGTCACCCAACTGTACCCAATCTGGTACTACTTCAGCCCTTGATACAGCCCCTCTGCGGCGTTCTTATCGCACCTGCCACAAAGTTATCGTCCCGTCCACAAACAGGCTCTGGCTGTACTCCTCGCCGTCTAAGACGATGTACCTCTTCCCGTCAATATCCTTGTGCGATCCAAGGCACGGCACAACACGCTTGTCCAGGCCATCAATAGTTGGTGCTGACACGATCACATTGTCCCCGTGTAATCCACAAACCTCGGTCTCTGTAAGCTCGTGCAGCTGGAACGACATGCATGGGATAGCGTTGATTACATCAATCATGTGCTCCCAGTCGTTGTGCTCCTGTACCTGTGCTGGGTCGTCTTCACACCACACCATAGGCTCCTCTCCCAGCGCCTCCAATGCATCTGTGCGGCGAATAATTTCATCATTTGACATAGTTATCATATCTCCTTAAAAAGGTTCACAGGCGGCTCTACGGGTGCGCTGTTACGCCTGAGCATGTTGGCATCAAACCAAAAATTCAACAGTTCATCATATGTATCACAAGGCCAGCACCCACGGTGGGCCAGTTTGTGCTTCTTCATACGGTCGCTCAAAACTTGCCCTTGTTCAGTTTTTCCAAAACTGAGTATATGTTCCGCCTCGTTCCTGCCAAACCCAGCTGCCATTATCAACTTGATAAATCTCTTGCGTGTCATCATTATCCTCTCTTTAAAAATCGTCTCTGATGCCCTCTCCTGGCTTGTCACTTGGGTACAACTCTCGGAGATGCATCATGTTATCATACGCTTTTACATATGTGCTATATGGCCAGCAACCACGATGCGACACAATTTTCTTCCAGCGCCGCTCATCAAATGTCTTACTCGACCTGTTTGGTTTGCATTCGTCAATCCCAATCCCGGCAGTATTTTCAGCGTTGTTGCGGTTCCAGCCATTTGCCATCAATAGTTTGATATATCTCTTCCGTGTCATCGTTATCTCTCCTTATTACAGTTTGTATTTTTCCTGTTGCTCTTTTTGCCACGCCTTGGCCCAGGCAATTTCTTTGTCAAGAATAGCTTCTGTCTCAGTCTCTTCCAAAAAGAACGGGTCACGGTCCAGCGGGATGCTCTGCAGCAGCTGCCAGAAGCGATAGTCCGGTTTCAACTCCCACAGCTCCGCCAGCTTACTCAAAAATGGCCAAATTCTCTTAGGATCACGCATTATAGCCCTCCTCTAGTTCATATACATCGGTAATATCTAAATCATCGTCACCAGCACACGACGGGTCATCTAAGTATCTATCAACTGCTTCTTTCTCGCTGCCTGCTTCTACATCAGCATAGCCGCGATACCAAATTCGATAAAATTTCATCAGTCTGTCTCCCTGTTGGCGATTTTGGTCAGTGAGTATTTGCCCGGTGTCGTGATGCTCGGGAACAGGTTTATAGAAATCACACGAAAATTTATGTATGTGCCGTCTTGCTCACTTTTACATGCGTACAGTTGGGTACCGTTGTAATCGATAGTATCTACGTCGTAATTGAGAAGGGCCTTTGCCAAAGCTGCTTCCTGCGCTGTCCACTCAAATCCGTCAAGATCCCAAGAGCATGGCAAGGATAATGTTGTAATGCAGTCTCCACTCCTATAAAAGTCGCAGAATTCACAGCCGGACTCTTCGTTGCAGTATTGCTTGATAAGTCTCATCGCATCAAGCACCTGTTTTTTCTCGATTCTATGGTTTATCAATATTTTGCACCTCCTCGCACGCCTCCAGCCATCCATCGATCTCGCTGCGCAGGTTCTTCATGCAGGCAACGACCGCCTCATGTACGCGGGCACAGCTGGCGTATTGCAGCCCGGCATCAATGGCGTCTTCACCGGTCAGCTCAAGCGATCCGATCATGGCTGTTGCGAGGTAGTCGTAAAAATCAACACAAGCAAGACAATTCTTGTCATATGCTTCATCGGCGATTGGTTTGCTCCCCGGCAGAAACGCCGACGCCATGTCCATGAAGGAATTTACAAATTCATGTGTGCGGAGCCGCCGCTCTGTAGGAATCAGCATAAAGTATGGCCGCGTATTGATTCTATCGTTCATAATAATCTCCTTGTCTGTTTACTTATTAGAGATATATTCCGTTGCTTGTGCCAATATTAGAATTGCGCACTTGCAGTTGCTTTCATCGTACCAAGCGCACCTTTTATCACATTCGTAGTCTGTTGATGCTTTGACCGCTGCTTTTAATGGGCATCTTTTCTCTTCATAATACATTTGGTTTCTCTGGCTCCTTCCCTACTCTGGCGCAGAAATCGAGATAATCATCGATTGCATTCCGCGCCACTTCGTCAATATTTATAAACTTCTTCGTATGAAAGTTCACAAGGTCGCGGATGTCGTCAATTTTTCCGTACCAAATGCGGTCATTAAGATCATATTTGACAGTGCAACCGTATCCTTTATAGATGTAAAAATATTGGCTATGCCAATCCCATAGGTCGTTGTAGCTTGTAAAGATTTCTCTGTCAGTCATGTACTTATGGGTAGAGAACACTTCGCCACAAACTTCGTAAGTGACTATTTTATTAAAGTCATTGCGCTTATAACCAATGCTCATCATAAGCTTCTTGTATCGTTTACGGGTCATATACATCACTCCTTAGTTGGTGGCGCTGGCAGTTCTGTCCATGCGAGGACTTTTGTGTTGGTTCCGTTCGTAGGCTCACCACTCCAATGACCATTGAAAAAATATCCACGATCCATCGTGCGGTACATGCAGTTGTAGTTACCATAACGGAAGTATTCGTAGTAACACAGGTATTCTCCGTTTTCTTTAGGCGGGTCATTCTGTGCATCGTGCCAAATGGTTTCTTTAGACTCTTCGATGGCGTCCAGCTTCTCTAACGCATCGCGGATCACCTTGACGGCGTTCTGGTAACAGTCGTATTCGTGGCAGTGCCTCCTGTCCATCCCCAATCTACAATCGCAGCAAAAGCCGTATTTTATGGCGATGTTAAAGGCTCGTTCGTAGGCTTTGTTAGTCATTGTGTATCTCCTTTGGCGGTTTTGGCAGCGGCATCCAGTGGGTGACGAAATCATCGACTTGGAGATTTCTTGTATCATCGTCGTTATAGTGTCTTTCTTCCCACCAGCCTTCTGGGATGATGTAATCGTCGGTTTCTTCGTCGTAAGTACCCCAATAATTTATGTCGTCCCAATTCCAGATACTTTCTTCTGTATGGATAGTTCCATCCTCGTATATAGCGGTAGTGGTAACATAGCCTATAACCTTGTCATCTCTGCGCACCTCTGCATAGATAAAAACTTCTGTTTCCGTCTTTGGTGGCCTGTCTTTAACGCTTATCCATTCACTCATTTGTGTTCACCTCCGTGGGTTCTTTCTTTTCCTTTCTTCGCTCGTAGTTCCGGCAATACTCAGGCGATTCATAAAAACTCACGGGTTCAAATGCGCATTTGTATTTTCTCGGTTCTATGTCTCCACCCTTGTGTATAAGGTGCTCGCAGGTGTCGCATAGCGTTTCTTTCTTTGGCTCTTGCGGTATCTTCTGCGTTATGGCCTTTATTACGCGAAAAACTAAATATACTGCACAGGTCAGCAAAATAAAAATTTCAAAAAATGCAACGATTTTAGTCATCTGCGTTCACCATCCTTCGCGTTATGTACAGCAGAAAGTATTGCGTCCTTGAACACATCTTTTAAGTCAATATTATTTTCGGCAGCTACAGGCATCATTTTTATGTCTCTTGTTACATATGTCGTTTTTACAACAATCCAAACTCCGTTCAAAAGCTCAACAGAATATCCAGTTGTCATAATTCCTTCCTCACCTGTTTTAACAAAATAGCTTTCATAGCTCACCCAAGGGCTTTTATAGATCTTCATCTATGTTCACCATCCTCGCAGTCAATCATTCGCGACCCGCAATCGGGGCAAAAGATTCCATCCCACAGCGCAAATTTATCATATACGTGTTTGCATCTTGAGCATTCAATCCCTGCATCTTTATATCTGGTACATTCTCCGTGTTCAACTTCAACCAGGTCGCATTTAATCCAATGTGCCGTAGGCCGTAGGGGCTCCGGGTTATTTGCTAATTCCTGCAACTCGTTCAGGTCTTTAAGTATGCCTTCAACGTTACATGTATCGCACTCTCTTGTTGTGTCCGTACACATGCCGCAGGCATCGCTGTATTTCGTGATTTTATCGCGGATTACTTCTTGAAGTTGTGTCATTCTGATATCCCTCTCTAGTTGCTTGTCCTCAGATTTTTTAGCATATCATCTGTTAAGTACAAAGCCGCTCCGGCATATATGTCATAGTATGTGCCGTCTTCGTAAATTCTGCGCTCGTAGTAGTATTCTATATAACTATGGTCTTTTTCTGATTTTCGCATCGTTACACAATCCATACGGTCTTCCTTATCGAGGATGTTATCTCCGTCCTGAACTCCGTAGCATATATAATCTTGGTGGCCATGTACACCACCATAGCCGTTTGTAAGCATTTCAGTAGTAACATAGGAATATACGATTTCTTGCTGGATAGAGACTGTCTTTGTTTCTACGACGGGGTTTTCTTTGAATGGGAACATCAGGATAATCAGAACGAACAGAGCGGTTATACAAAATGTTGCCAATAGTGCTTTCTTCATTCTGCTATCTCCTCCACATAGGCCATACTCTGGCGCAGATTGAGCGATTTTGGATTGAGAATGCAAGCCGGGGCAACAGCATAACTGAAGCACGCAGTTTCGATGCCAACCCGATCATTCGTGTTCACAATGCGGACATTGCCCGCGTAGTTCGTGTCAAAATCCTTGTCACCGCAATACCACGGTGTGGCAGTCCAAATCCGGCTGTCGTAACGCGGGATGTAGTCACGGTACTTGCGGTATTCGTCACACGTGAGGATAAAAACAAAGTCCTGTACAGTGCCATAGGCGCGGTCGCCGTTGTCTGCAACAAGGTCAACGGTATGTCTCAGCAGACTTTTTCTCTCGAAAACAGCGTTCGCCATATCAGATAGAAGCTTACGCACATTACTGGTGCGGTAGTTATTCCAGTTGCCTTTTTCATCAGCGAATTTATCACTTGGGCAGAACTTTACATCTTTCGCCCACGGCTTTGCCATAATGGCCAGCACACCGCCGTCAGGGTGGTCCGGGTCAAGGCAGACCCACTCGAAGCCTTTGAACATGAAGTGTTCGCCTGGGCGCAGGGTTGTGATGTTAGTCATTTTCAGTTACCTCCGTGAGCCAGTAGTCTGTTTTGCAAGCACTACAAGAAATATTTTCGCATCTTTTCGGTGGCATATATTCTATATTAAGATCCCGCGGACAAATATCGAGCACACGTCCACTTTTCGGTGCATTCGGGAACATCCTCAAAAACTCGCTTTGGCGAGTCTTGACTGGGTGTTCTTTTGCCCATTGCTCAACAATCTGCACAGCATTTTCTGTTTTTTCGATTATATCCGCAGCGCATATATCTGCGGTTGCGGTGCAGTGTCCATTTTCGTCTAGCAATGGGCATTTACTAGAAACACTTTTACAAACACCTCGGCTTTTACAAATGCGCTTTGCTCCCTTTATGTATTCAACAGCGTCCATCAGGGCCTACCTCCTCTAACCAATAATCTCTGCGGCAGACGTCGCAGTTTCTCTTATACTGCTCACAACGCTCTGTACCAAAATGGGACAATGGGAAATTTGGGCATGTGTTGATAATACCATCTTTGTCGAGTTCGACACTTGGGAACTCTGCAAGCATAACATCGTTTCGTGTTTTCCTGTGTTGAATAGGATGATCTTTGGCCCATTGCTCAACAGAGGAAACTATGTCTTCCGATGACGTCGATAAAAGGAATGTTTTATCAAGTGGGCAGGCTCCATTTTTCTTGAAATCGCAGTTGTCGCAGAAGCAATCTGTAGAGCATATGCGACGCAGAGTGTCTATGTATTGTTTAGCGTCCATAGTCTTCCTCCCAATACTTATCCCAATATGCTGGCCCATGTGGCTCTTCTGACCAGTATTCGTGCTTACAGGTGGCGCAATCGCTGTTGAAAATCTCACAAGGGAACAGTCCGTTATCATAATAATTATCTTCACCGTAATCCTCTGGACAGAGATCCGGATCACCATTGGAGTTAATGGGTGAATTTGGAAGGGAGCGCAGTAGACGGTCTTTGCGGGTTTCTTTGGCTGGATGGTCCTTGTTGTATTGTTCAACAGTTTTTATTGTGTCAAGGAGCAAAGCATCGGAACATTCGTAAAAGTCATTATTACAAAAATCGTGTATTGGGCAGCAGGTGCATTGGCCGCGTTTGTCGCACATGCGCTTGGCAGTTTTTAAGAATTGTAGCGCATCCATCAGTCGTGTACCTCCTCTGTATAATACTTTCTTTCTTCTTCAAGTTCATCCGGTGTGGTAATATACTCGCAGTATCCCGGAAAGATCTGGTCATCTCTGTAATATCTGCAATCGAATAAGGCATAAAACGGGCAATCCCAGCAGCCAATAGGACGCTCGTCTAATACAATCCGTGCCATCAGTGTGCCTCCTTTATCAATCTGTTGGCTATCTCGTTGATACTATCTGTAGATGTCTTGATTTTGTTATAGGCATCGGTCTTTTGCTTTTCTATGGTGGCAAGGTCGCTGGCTAGGTCATCGCGCATCATGGCGTATAGCTTTGACTGCTCTTCATATTTTTTCGACCGTTTGGCCCTTTCTCGTGCTAAGTCCTTTTCTGTTATATGCTCATCGACCAAGCTTAGTGCTCGTACAAAGTCCAGAAAGTTTAGAGAGAACCTCTTGCCGCGATATTCAAAACTGTAAAAAGTAATGTCATTCTGTGGATTGATAAACTGAAAATTCTCAGGGTGCAGCTTGTACATCTTTTTAAAGGTACTGTATGGAATGCGTGGGGTGTTGTAGAAAACGCCATCTACTTGTTTGTGACAGGCAAGTAGCTCTACGAGCGGAAAAGTGTCGTAGCAAAATATGAAGTTGTAAATAGTTGAAAAACAAATAACAAAGCATACGATAAGCCCAAAAGAAAACACCGCATAGATTTCTTTGCCCTCGTTCGCAAAGAGTTCCTCAGCTATGCGATACTCGGTATATGTACAGGCAATAGTGCTTACATTAGTAAAAATGATTGAAATCGCAGACAGGATTGACGACGTCAAAAGTCCGGGTAGCTTATAAATCTCATGTGTCTGGCCTGATGTCCGCTCAAACACTATGGTCGCGACAATAAATATCAGGATATTGGTCAGTATGGTTGTCACTTCTTTAGCCTCTCCTTCCAGTCTGCGCATGTGCAGTCACTATCTACAAAATCAGCGGCGTATGGGCTGTCGGCACCGCAGCACGCTCCGGTGAATGGTTCCCAGTGTTTGCAGGTGGAACAGATGTGGCGCTCGGTGTGTCTGTCAAGAAAATTAAGGTAATCATGAACAAGACCGTAGAACAGGCTCGGCTCGTTTACCTTAGCCCACTCTATAGCATCATCAACGACTGATTTGTATTCTGCAGCTTCTTCAGGCCGCATAGTAGCGACAAAGTTATGGGCAAATTGGCGTGTGATTTCTCTTGCATGTGTAATGGTCATGTCATTCACTCCAGTCGATAGGCCAGCCGCAGTTGCCACAGTATCGGTTTTCCTCCCAGTTTGTGCCGTGAATTGCCGTAAATGAGCCGCAATGACTACAACAGTCTCTACCAAAAGTGTCTTTAAACGGTTTTGCTGGCTTTGGCCTCGGCATTTTATCGGCCACATAGTCTAGTACTTCACATGCGACGAAATATGTATCATTGTCTTTTGGGGCATCATGTCTCATGTTTTTGGCAATGTGGCGCAGATCGCTTCGTGAAATAAAATCAGTCATTGGTTGCGGCCTCCTTCGGCTTAGTAGCAAGAATTCTATCAATGTCAATGCAGCACAGATGAGATAAATCTTTGAAAAGATACCCCGGCAAACTGAACGTGGACCCTTTATTACCAGATATAGCGCAAACTGTGTGGGTGGGACCAATGTTGATCATGCTATAGCCAAGGGCTTTGCAAAACTCGGCAGCCTGATAGTCAAGGGTTGTGTACGTGTCCGGTAAATCGTCCCAGCTGAGCGGTGTCTTGTTGTTAAGAATACATGTGCGGGTCATGTCACCGCTATAAAAAAGGCATCTGCTGCAGTCTGAAAATTCGTCGCAATATTCGCGCAGAGTGTTGATGGCGGAGTTTAACTTGCTTTTGTCAATCATTGGCGCTGCTCTCCTCTCCCGCGATGTCCTCCAGCTTGACTGCCTCGTCATATTCAAGCGCCTGAAAAGAATCCATCGTGATTTCGTCAACGTATGGTGTACTTCCGTCCTCATTGATCTTTATCACTGTGATTCTTGGGTGTCCGTCAGGCCGCATCGTTTTTGTCGCGGTAGTGTATCCCATCATGATAAGAGCTTTAGCGAGGGTGATGTCAGCGGAGGTCCAGCGTTGTCCCCTGAAATGCGGCCACGCCGATGGAAATACGTAATTTGTCAAATAGCATGTGTGCCCGTTTTTGGCATAAAAAAGACACTGTTCACATTTTGTCCCGTGACAATAGTCTTTGATTTTATTCGCGGCATCGCAGATTTCTTGCGGGCTATATGTATTACTCATTAGAAACACCCCCATCATTAACTATATCTTGCAATTTGATTTTTTCTCCTGGGTTAAGCGATGGAAAGAAATCACAAGATATTTTTTTAACCTTTTTGGATTTTTTACTGCTCACAATAACTTGCGTACTTTCACAATCATTCACTTTAATTATGGATTTGTATCCGTCTGCAAGAAATTTCCGCGCCATGATAATGTCGTTTTCGTTCCAACGTGACGGTTTGAAGTCCGGCCAGCATAGTGGGAAAAAATGATTGAATAGACACTTGTCTATACACCCACCAGACGTGCGAAAAAGGCAAGTTTTGCATCCGCCATTAGAACGGGAAGTATGTAAACAGTAATCTTTTATTTTGTTTCCAGCATCGCAGATTTCTCGCATGCTATATGTATTACTCACAGCGGCAGGTCCCCCTTGTCGTCATACTCATCGTCGTAGTCGTCTGTGGCGAGGTTCGGCGCTGGCCGGTATCTCTTCATGTCGGCGTAGCCAGGGATCATGCGCAGGCTCTGCCCTACGTCCAGCATGGTCTGTTCGCGGTCAACAAGGTGCCGGTCTGAGAAGTTCACGATGTCCTCGATGAAGTCTGCGATCATGTGTCGCATCTCCTCGCGGTAGTCGGCGGTGTTGCGGTTGATAAAATCAGTGTAGCGGTCAGAATCGTTCATAGCGGTGTTCTCCTTGTATGTAAATTATTTAATTTTTTGCCCCTACATGCGCCACTGGGCCATCGGGGTCATACTTTTCCAAGCTGTAGTTGGCGGCAATCTTGCCAAACACATCAGCAAAGCTTTCCAGCGCGGAGTCCCGGTCTTTGTCGTTGGCGTCGGCAATCAGGACGATCTGGTGGATCGTGTCTGCGGTAAGCTGTGCCATTGTCAGGGTGTACGGGCTGTATTCTTCGTAGTTCATGCGGTTGTCTCCCCTACTTCGTCAAATAGTAAACTTGCGGTCTATGTAATCGCTCATAGCGGCCTTGAGAACTGGTGTGTCAAAAAACGCGAAGCAGTTCTTGTCCGGCCGCTTTTTGTTTTGCTCAATCCGGATCAGGTAGAAGCCCCGCATCATCAGGTAGCCCGCCATGCGCGGCGAGTAGATCATAATCACATCACGCTTGGCGCTGTCAGCTGCGGGGGCGGTTATAGTGGGTGTCTTGTCCATGGTTAAGCTCCTTAATATATATAAAGGTAGGTAGGCTGGTTGGCAGCGCTCAACAGAACTCCCGCGTGCTAAAACGGTATCCGTCAGCGTCTGCGTACTCGCCGTCCCAGTGGTTGTAGGGTTCGCAGTCGTTGTCGCTCTCGCACCGCCAGTTCCCAGTGTACATCCCGATCTCTGGGTCAAATATCTTAGGCGTTCCGAACTTGATGACACGCTCCTCGAACTCCGGCCAGCTGTACTCCATGCCGTACTCGTCAAATATGGTCAGGTAGTGCATGTTGTCATGATAAAATCTGTCAAGGTCACGCACGCTGTGAATTTGCTCGTGCTCCTCAAATACAGGCTTCCATCCACAGCTGGTCTTGGCAATGTGCAGCTCCCAGGCTTCTTTGTGCCGGTCTGTCGGTTCCGCACGTGGTCCCATCATCCTGGCTACGGCTTTGTTGCGTGTATAAAAGTAAAAATTAGTTCCCATTGGTAGCCCCCTTGTGACTTGAAATGTGTGTTATGAAACTGTAAAAAAGTTTTCCCGGGCGGTGTCTGTTTGAACTGCCGGACTTAACTGATGGCGGCGTCAACGCACAGAGCGGCGGCATCAATCTGATCTTGCTGTAGGCCAAGGTAATGCATGGTGGTTGCCTGGCTGTCATGGTGGTACTTAGCCTGCATAATCTCCATGACTTGGTTCGTTGGCAGACCGGATTCAATCAATGCCTTGTTCGCCATGTAGCCGTAGGTCTTACGCATGGTATGTGTACTGATATTGCCCTGAACTCCGCAGGCTTTTGCTGCCTCTGTGAGCATACGATATACCTGAGTTTTGGTCAGGTGATTTGTCATACCGCCAGCTCTTACCCACTTCTGTGTCTGGAACAACGGCCACTCTGGGTCAAGTACGCCAGACTGCTGGGCGCGGATCACGTTGACGAGGTCATCGATCGCCTGCGCTGCGTGCGGTGTGATAAGGTCAGTTGTGTTTTTCAGGGTTTTCTCGTTGACGACGTTGGCGTGCTTGCGGACAGCGCCGGTGGTCACATCATATACATCGCCAATTTTCAGCTTGACGATATCGCCTACACGAAGACCCAGTGTAATGCCACATATATATAAGGTATAGTTGCGTTGGCGGTTGCGGATGTTGCCATGTGTCAAGAGATAATCTCCGATAGCGTGGATGTCATCAGCACTGCGGAGTGGATCAGCGGCTGTTGGTTTTGGGCGACCATCACTGGTGAGCTTGGATGTATCAGCATAGCAGTTATGTTTCTTGTGTGGCTTTGGGGTTGCAGGAACTGCTGGGACTACCTGATAGCCGGTTGCCTGGGCAAGGGCCTCCATGATGGGGTTAGTGCCGTCTGCGGCTTTGGCATTGACGATTGCCTTGGCGAGGGCTGTTACGAGGGCGTCCTGCGGGTTGGTGGTCGTGATGGTGGTGTTTTGACGTTTCATGGTGGTGTCTCCTTTGGATGATGAGTGATTTTGGTGTCTGAGTGGTTCTTTAATAGTATTATAGCACTTCACAACACATAATTCAAGCGGTTAATGACAAAAAAATGCCCGATCGCCTATAAAAATGACGGTCAGTGGCTAAAATGCGGATGTTTCGGCGTGAGGGTGGTTAAATTGCTTGAAATTGAACGATAATTCGATGGTTTTGGATGGAATTGAGCGGAAATAAGGTGTTTTGAGGTAATAAAGTGACATTACTGTCATAAAATAGCACAATATTGATTTGTTGTGAAAGCGGGGAAAACGGCGCAGGTATGCGGTTTGCTCGAAGGGGTAGTCCGAGGGCTGGATAGGGGTTATGGGGACGGAGGAAGATGTAGAATTGTTGCGAATGTGATGGTGGAAGGTAGGTGGTGGATGGGAGGGAAATGGGCGGAATATGGGGCGTGGTATGGGCCGAGAGTGTGAATGGATGACTGTGGGCAAAAACGGCGTAGAATCGCATTTTTCTTTTTTATCCAGCCCCCCTATGTAACCTTTTCCGGGAAGGTTGCATAGTGCTGTAAACCCGCATAACTACGCCTTTTGTGGGCCTTTTTTGTGGAAAATATCAACCATACAGTCACTGTGGCGTTTCTGCCTACCTTTATATAGCCTGGCATATGTGCGCGGTGTTTGTGGCGTAAAATATGCAAAAAAATTTTTGTACATTTGGTGTGCTAGTATGTAGGTGTCGAAAGACACAAGAACCTTGAAAATCTAGCCACTGAGTTCTGCATGATGTGTGTAGGCACCGAAACCTATGGTTTCACCGCTGAAAATTGATTGTACAGTGACCGGGGCGGGAAAGTTAGTACCGCAACGTCATAACATAGCGCTTGTTTACAGGCGCGGCGACCTTGCATAGTCAGAGCTGCAAGTGTCGGTACCCGGAAGCTACCCGGTTCGAAAAAGCATAGAGAAGCCGTCCCTTCACAGTACGGGCGTGGTGTGTCGTTTTCATCCGCTGATGGCTGTGTGTTAGGTGGTAGCGCGCTTCCAAAAGTCTGAAAAGGCAAAAACTAGGTACATATCCCGGCCGATTGGCGGTACCGGGCGACCCACTGGGTCGAAGTAACCGCCACCACTGTCGATTGACAGAACCACCACAACCGCCCTAACTGGGCCTCACTGAAAGGAAGTACCACTATGTCTAAGACCACTACTATGTCCGCAACTCTGTCCAAGCTGGGCGAATTCGCCCGCGCATTTGCTGACCCCGAAACCCTCACCGCCACCATTAGCAAGAAGGCCCTTGCCGACGCTGGTGTCACCGAGACTGTCGAAGGTCTCCGCTCTTCTGCCCGAGAAGTGTACCTTGCCGTCTCTCACCTTGCCCACCTGCGCGAAGCCCAGGGTATCGATGTGGACAAGTCTGCCCTCATGATTGCCGAGAGTACCGCCCGTAAAGCCTGCAATGGCTGGTTCAAAGCCTTCGGCTCTCGCCCTGGCCGTAAAGCGTCCGAGTCTTCCCGCCCTCTGTACTCTTGCACCGCTGCCGACTTCGTCATCATCGGCGAGAACTGCGCCCTTGCCCGGGAAGCCTCTGCCACCGAAGACGGCACCGACTGGAAGAAGGTCGAAGACTGGTTCCTCGACTACCTCATGCTGTCCACTGGCCGTCTGATTGCAGGCAAACCCTTAGAGCGCCTGTCCTCTGCCGACTTCAAGGCTGCCCGTCGTAGCTTTAACCAGGCGAAGGCGAAGAAGGCTCAGGCCACCAAGGCCGAGAACACCACCAAGGCCGAAGAACAGGCCCAGACCATCGAGGAGCAGACTGCCCGTATTGCCGAGCTGGAAGATCAGGTCAAGGCTATCGACCAGACTGCCACCATCATCGCCCAGGCCATCGAGGCCATCAAAGCGAGCCATGCCACTGACGCCGAGAAGGCTGCTATCATCGCCATGCTGTCCGGCGAGACTGCGCCCAAGGCCGAGAAGACTGCCGCCTAACAGGCAGACTATGCCCGGAGTTGGTAGGCCGGGGGAAGGAAGCATCCTACCACCATGTCAGAAACCACCAACCATCAGAGCCACCACTCTGACCGAAGAAAGGAAGTACCACCATGTCCAACTCTATCTCTGAATCCACCCTGTACCTGTTCGCCGACTCCATCAGCGACCCCGAAGTCGTAGCCAACCCTGATGCCACCGAGAAGCTGTTCAAGCTTGTCCGTGTCCTGCGCCGTGGCCTTTGTTCCGAGGCCGACTTCTGTGATAGTGTCAAACGCGCTGTCGCCGGTGCTTACAGCCCTGTGACCTACTCTGATCTGTGCCCCTTCCCCGTCCGTTTCAGTCTGACCGATGGTTCCAACTTCAAGACCACCGTGTGGGCATACTCCAACGGCGGGGCTGAGAACAAGGTTCTGGATGTACTCGGCGACCGCTGTGTCCGTTGCCTTGCGTTCCAAGTCGATGGCCGTGACGCTGACACCGCCGAGCGCCTGTACCCAGAAGCTCAGGAAATCGACTGCATGATGATCGGGTCTCTCAGCCCGGTCGAAGTCGATGATGACAGCTTCGATGACTGACCACAGCCCACTCTGACCCAGAAACCCGGCGCATCTCGCAAGAAGTGCGTCTGTTTGTGGGTCAGACTCATGCCAGAACGAAACCACTTGCACCACCCACTGTATACATAGCAAGGAGGTTTTTACTATGGTTTATGTAGCACGTTTTTTGTCCGGCATCGGTGCGCAAAAGAAACTCGTGACGCAGTCCGAACCGGGCACAAAAGCCCAAGCTGTCGAATGGATTGAAATCATGCAGTCCGTGATGAACTCGAAAGGGTTTGACGAAAGGCTGTATTGTTTCACCATCGACGCAATCTGACCCCCGCCGCCGCAATCGTGGCGGCAATTTTTGTATCCATCCGGCTTCAGAACGAATCCGGTTTGTCTATCCAAGAAAGGAAGCACCACCATGAAAAAGACCATCATCCGTACTATCGCCACCCTCACCCTCGTCACTGCCACCGTTCTCGCCACAGCCTACCTCACCTACCGCACCACGATGCAGAACATCCAGGTGGAAGTTGCCCGCGATACCGTTTATCTCACCGTGTTCGGCCAGACCGACGAATATGTGATTGGAGAGTGAACTGCCATGAATGAGTTTGAGGACGTCCTCATCACCATCCAGATGAAAAACGATTCCGAAATCGCCGAGTCCTGCTTCACCGCCACGATGACCGACACAAAAGCCTACGCCCTGCTCAATGAAATCCGCGGCTGGCATACGAGTCTCGGGGAAGATGTCCTGACAACGATCCGGCATATCGCAGAGGGGCAAGCCTACCTCATGGGCTACCACCTGACCAACGTCGCCAGCGCTGAAATTTTGCATTGATTCCGAATCAGCGTTGATTTTTCCCTGCCGCTGTGCTATACTAACAGCAGATGCAGCACGATTTGAAAACGAAAGGCACAGTGATCACAATGACATACGACGAATACCTCAATGCCTGTCTCAAGTTTGCCAAGGATACCGAAAACTGGTCATGGCTCGATAGAAGTCGCTGGTTCACCACGAACGGCGGCGGTGACTATGAGGAATCCTGCGACAATGCAAACGGCGGCATCGACGTCGCCTGGGCTTATAAAATGAATCCCGATAAAGTCCGCAAGTACGCTCCGCAGAAATTCATGGATTGCTGTGTTGAGTTTCTCCAACTCGCCATTGATGACCCCAGCGCCGCAAATGATTTCGTCAAGATGGCCTACGACCTGTTCACCTAACATCAACTCAATATGACCCGCTCCGCATCCAGCGCCTCATCGCGCCGGGTGCTTTTTTATTTGCCAATACAATCAAAATATTATTAACGAGGTTCTTTAAAATGAAATTCGTTTCCCATGTGTTGTCCGTTTTCCTGTACACAATCCCGATCCTCTTATTCCTTGCCGCAGTTGCCGGTGTCCTCTACGCTTCCGAACATCTGCCCGGTTGGTTCATCCTTCCACTGTTCGCCATCGACGCTTTTATCGTGTGGAAAGAGATGAAATAAAATGCTGACCGAACCCTACAAGAAATACCTCATGCTCTGGGGAGACCGCCGCATCGCCACAAAAGCCGCTGGCCCGCCCGCTGTGTTTGACTGAAAGGAGAACCATACCATGACTTACACCGTAAACAAATCTCTGTCCGAATTCCACTTTTGGTCCGGTGCGTGCTACCGTGCCGACAAGCTCACTATCGAACAGCTTGAGCGTCTTGACGACATCATCCCGGAATGGATGGAGTGGGGTGAATACAGCCCGGATGGCCACATTCCCAGCGATGGCGAAATCAATAATCTGTTTTGGTTTGATGAAAACCTGATCGCCCGGATGCTCGGCTTCAAAAACTGGGAAGCCCTCGATCGCCACAACGCCGGTGAAGACGAGGAGGACGAAACCGATGAAGATGAAACTTGACCCGGTCTACCCTGAAATCGTTGCCCGCATGACCTATTTCAAGGACAAAATGAAGGACAGCTATCCTGCTTACCTCGCCCAGGTCAAAGCAAAGCATGAATATCATGACCTTTTGACCCGTGTGTCTTGGGATGTTCTGCGCTGTTGCTTTACTCCGGCACAGCTCTGCGACTGGTATGACCAGTACAACTGCAAGGTCGATGAAAATTTCGACAGCCCTGCGCTGCCGAAATGACTTCTACTTCATCAAGGCCCAGCACGAATTCATCCGGCAAGACGCCAAAGACTACATCAGCCAGCTCTCCGACACCCTGCAAAGCATCGAAATTTGAGCGCAATATATGTGCTGTTATGAATCGATGCCTTACCATGAACTACTATGAACCTTCCTACGAGGACGCCATTCTCAGCGCACACGAAAGCGAAGCTGATTGCTGCCGCGACTGTATGTATAAAGGCACTGCCTGCTGCAACCAGTGTATGCAGGTACATACTATCCACAATCCCAACCTGAAATGAAAGGAGCGACCAATGGTACGTCGCAAGCCTATCGTATTTGTCACATACAATCGTGATAAAGACTGGTATGAAATCCAGAACCGAGACCGCGAACTCATCGTTGCCTATCCGTTCAAACGCTGTGAGGCTAACATCTCCCCCACCAAGCAGTACATCCACTACGCCATCGTCACAAAGCTGGCCGAATTGCAACGTCAGGGCTACGACATCAAGTTTGATCTGTAAACAATAAGGAGTCAATATGAATTATAATGACAGCGGCTAGACAGTACATATATTGTCACGACGATTGTCCCCTATTGACAGAACCATGGTGACGCAGTACAATCATAACAACGTTCACATAACATATTTCAAGACGTGAACGGCGCTTTAAATCTTTTCCACAACACATAATTCAAGTTAATACAAAGGAGTGGTTCCTATCTTCCACTTAAAACACATCGGCGGCGAAAGCGGCCACTACGAAATCTACTACGGCAATACTTTCCTCTGCTCTGCCGACACCCTCGGCGAAGCGTGGAATGAACTGCTCTCCATCCGTGAGGAGTACGTTTAGCTTACAATAGCCGTTCCGGGATATTGCCGGGCGTTCTGGTTTCTTCCTTTCTTGCCGGTTCGTCCGACCACCGGGCATGGTTTGTGGTGATTCCATGTCCATCTGGTCATTATCTTCCTTTCTCCGGCGCTCTGGGTCATCCGCTCAGAGCGTCCGGCAATGTCCCGAAACCCATTTTGAATTGAGGTACATACCATGAAAACCTATTCCGAATCCGATATCAAAGCAGCCATTGACGGTATGATTCGCAACAACGAAGATAACATCCAATACAGCACAGGCGGTTACGACCGCGGCTATGCCGAGGGCTTGCATGACGGTCTGGTTGATGTCCTTAACCGCTTTAACATCGACAACGATTATGAATATTACGATTGATTTGAAAGGAGACCTTACCATGGGTAACCGTGCAGTTATTACGACCTCCCGCAGCACCGATCCGCAGCATGATTCCGCTTCCCTTGGCGTCTATCTCCACTGGAACGGCGGTTCAACCAGTGTTCAGAGCTTTTTGGATTACTGCAAAATGAAAGGATACCGCTCCCCCACCGATGATTGTTACGGCTGGGCCTACCTCTGCGGTGTTATCACGAACTTCTTCGGCGATGGCTGTTCCTGCGGCATTGATGTTTGCAGTAACCTTGACTGCGACAACTGGGACAATGGCACCTACATCATCCACGGCTGGGACATTGTGGACCACAAATACAGCGAACCCTGCAGTGATCCTTACGACGAGCTTGAAATGCTTTTTGATATTGATGATGCTATGCCAAAGCGTATGCAGCTCGGCCATGACAAGATCATGGAGATCTGGAACGAATGGGACACACCGTTCACACCCGGTAAGGAGGACTGACAATGAAAACGATGACTTACACCCTCGCCTTTATTGATGGCAAGGTTTGCTATGAGTGTCTGCCTGATACAAAGGGCGCTTTCCTTTTCCACGGCGGCTGGTTCTATCCCTTCTGTTCTGAGGATGAATTCTTTCAGAACAACATGAAAGGGGTCTCCGCATGAAACAGTTTGCACTCGGCACGCTCGTAACCACACGGGATGTGCATGACGAAATGACACGAGACAGCCAGTTTGCAGAGTTCGTTCTCACATGCATTGCCCGCCACAAAGCCTGTGACTGGGGCGACCTTTGCGACAGTGATAAGCGTCAGAATGACGAAGCTGTCCGTACCGGCGATGACCGTATCTTTTCCGCCTACGAACCGGCCGACCATCCCAACTGGCACATCTGGATCATCACAGAATGGGATCGCTCCGCGACAACCGTTCTCTTCCCCGACGAATACTGACATTTAATCAAGAAAGGAAATGATTTCAAATGACCACTGCTCTTACACTCGCCACCCAGAAGCCCTTCGGCAGCCTGACCTGCGACTTTTACAAGAACGATAACGAATTTTACATGACCCGTGAACAGATTGGCACCGCACTTGAATATCCAGCTGGCGCAAAAGCTATTGCACAGATTCATTCCAGAAATGCGGACAGACTCAATCCGATGTCAGGGGTCCTCAAAATGAAGACCCCCGGTGGTGAACAGGATACTTTTGTCTACACCCTCCGCGGTGTTATGGAAATCTGCCGTTTCTCCCGTCAGCCCAAAGCCGACAAATTCATGGACTTCGTCTGGGATGTCATGGAGTCTCTGTACGCCGGACGCAATGTCCTTGCCACGCCTGACCAGCAGACCGCCCTTGCCCCGCAGACCATGCAGATGCTCATGGATTCCTTTTTGAAATCGCAGACCACCATGGCCCAGTACATCAACAGCACATCCTCCAACATGACCAAGCTGACCGAGACGATTGCTGCTCTTGCCAATCACGTTCTCGATATGCAGACCCAGCCGGTTGCCGTTGCCGCTCCGGTGGAACTCAAAACGAATCCCACTGCACAGGCTGACACGATTCCCGAAACCACCCGTAAGCCCGCCTCTACTCCCCAGCCGAAGCCCGTTAAGCACCACGGCGTCACCAGTACATGGCGGCGCAATGTCTATGACACGGTTGATAAGATCAGAACGAATCAGCCCGACAAATACCAGAAGAACACCACCGTCCTCAACGCTATCTATGAAAAGATGCGCACGGACTACGGTTTTGTTATCGATCAGGAAAAGCGCGAATACATCCGCCGCCATCCCCGCCAGACCAGCCCGGCTGTCATCACCATCATTGAGGACAACACCATCTGGAGTGAAATCTTCGACAGCATCCTCAACGATATCTACAACAGCTCCATCGTGAACTGCGTCCGCAAGAACGATACCGCAAACGAACCGGGCGTTGTCGTCAAGAATGGCCTTGTCGAGTTCAAAGCCCCGCATCCTCAGCAGGATTCCATCACCGACAACAGCGCTGCCATCCTGGATGCTGTTGACCGTCTGGCCGAAGCCAAGGGCGATAAGTCTCCCAAGAATGCTGTAGTCTACCGCATGATTTTCTCTCGCATGTCCTTTGACTGGGATAATGCCAAGGAAAAATACCGCGCAAAGTTTGGTGTCTACCCTATCAACAAGACTGAAATGGTGCGCCGGTCTGATATGATCTGCGCCAAGTTCATCGACACCGCAGATACCCTCATTCAGAGAATGGAGAATGAGAAATGAAAACCAAAACGGAAACGATTTTAAAATATCTGCCGCAGTATGATGAAATCATGCAGGAAACAAACACTCCGTCGAGTCAGGCCACCACCTACACAACCTTCTGCGTCGGCTGGCTTTCCGGTGCCAAGGCCGCGATTGATGCCATCCTGGATGATTCCAGTATCGGTCTTATGGTTTATAACGCCATTCAGGAACAGCTCCGAGCCGAGGATGTCAAGGAACATCTTGTTAGCTTCTATTCCTATGAACTCTGTCTGAAAGATGAAGAGGTTGAGAAAAAGCTGAAAACGGCTGCTCAGGATGGAACCATCGACGCCATTACATGCGATTTCCTCGATCACTATAACGCTGACATTCCTGAGTATGAACAGATCGATACCGCTATCGAAAACTACTACGCTGATAAAGAGGTGTGACCTATGTCTACATTGACATTAAGAGAAAACCGCATCGTTGAAACCGACCTCGATGGCATTTATGTCACAGACGGCGTAAGCCTGTTCTTCATGACCGCAGAACAGGACGATATGCCTCTCAATCCCCGCGAGTATGGCAACTGCTGCACCATCTGCTATGTTCGCAACCGCTATCTCGGCAGCTCCAAGTATGATAACGATAGGGATTTTGCCGACAGTGACGACCTCAATGATTACCTTGCCGAACTTAAAGACCGCGGAACTGAATTTGTTTCCGTTCCGCTTTACGCCTATGTTCATAGTGGCATTACGATCAGCACCGGTTCTTTTGGTGACCCATGGGACAGCGGCTGCTTTGGCGTCGCTATTTGCACCAAAGAACAAGTCGTTGAGGCTTTTGGCAATGACACTGACTGGCAGCAGCACGCCCAGGATATCATCGAAAGCGAAATTGAAACCTACGACAAGTTCCTCACCGGCGAGACTTATATCTACTCTATCTACTCATACGATAAAGTCACCAAAGAGTGGACGCTGGAGGATACCTGCGGCGGCTTCTACTCCAATGACGAGGATGAAATGTTCTCGTCTTATTTCGGCAATAACTATCGCATCATCGATGAAAGCGAGGTTGAACCGTATATGCGGTCGTGAAGTGAATGGTACTGTCTACAGTATGTTGTCCCCTGCCAAGCGGCAGGATTTCGTAAACCCTACAAACTTATCATTATTAACACGGAGGTAACTTATGAAAATCGCAATCGTCGGCAATCAGGTCTGTATCACTTCCAATTACAGCTACGATGAAATTGCCAAGGTCAAGCGCAATCGCCCCGAGGCGCTGAAGCTGTATCAGGGAACCGGTGAGGAACGCACCCATGTGTTTTCCGTTTCTGTCGATGCAACCGGCGGTATGAATTCCAAATTCCTTTGCTTCGGCGCAGAGGATAAGGACATCAACGGCAAAGCCATCGTCATGTTCCCGGTGCCCGCCCATGAGGACGGCAAGGCCAAGGAAGCTGTCGCTGAGTTCATTGGCCCACGCGCTCTGTACGCCAAGAGCATTGAACAGCAGATCGATACCGCGCTTATCGAAATCAGCAACGAGCAGAACTCCATCATCAACCTGATCGAAGCCTGATAACACGGCTCTGAAATTAACACACATACGAAAAGGAGATTTCATCATGACTATCAATGTTTACTGTGGTTCCGTGTCTTCCCGTCACCTCTACGAGGTTTCTGATTCCGATACCATCAAGAGCGTCATGGAGCGCTGCTCCGAGGAGCATGGTGTCGATTTCAACAAGGGCATGACCAATCTGAACGGTATGCCCCTGAAAATCATGGACATGGATAAGACCTTCGCCGATTTCGAAGTGTCCGACACCGCTTTCCTTGTGAATAGTCCTAAGAGCGATGGTGGCCGTCAGTAATCAGTGAACGGGGATCCCCGTGGAAAGGAGTGATGGGCATTGTTTAATGCAAAGCAAGCAGAACCACTGTTCAAGGATGTCCTCGAAGTACACGGGGATTTTTTTTGGGATAGTGATACACTTCCTGCGATCATCATGACAATGTATGCAGGCATTCTCCGTGAATGCGGCAAAAAGATGTCCCTGTATTACGATTCTGTACTTTCCGATTACAACAATTTTCCGGAATACAGCTTCGTTCTTAGAGACAGGCGTCTTTTACTCATCGAAGAAAAATGTTTTCTCGACAATGGGTATAAAGAAAACAAAACGGTCAGCATCTATGTAAAACAGAACACCATGGCCGATGTAAAGCTTTATATCAACAAAGAGAAGAAGATCACGATCCTTGTAATCGATCGCGCTGCGGTAGGCGATCGGGGGTTTCGTCCTGCTCTAAATTCAGCTTGTTCTCTTTCGCCGATTCTGTTCCCATGGCTTGACACTGTCAGCAATGAGAACATCAAAGTTTTAAAGGAGCTTGGGCTTCGGCACATAGGTTCCTTAAAAGCCATGATGAATGCCATCATCAACGATGACATCCTGAAAGAGAGACGTCTGCGTGAGATAACAAAGGGACTCTGCGTAAACAAATTTACGAATCGCCTGGAGCAGATCAACTATGAATACAGCAGTATGAACACAAGGATCAACTCGTATTACGAGCAGATCCGAGCCGCACAGGCTGAACTTGAAGATCTTTTGGAAACCAAAGAGCGTCTTGAGGAGCGTATTCGGCGCGGCGATGAATTGGACGAAGAGATTTTCAACTATCTCATGTCTCAGAAAAACATCATGGTTGCGGATCGCGTGAACGATAAACTCCTGCTTCGTGCCTATGGTGACTTGGATTACATTGATGAACTGATGTATAGGGTTTACATCGCAAACGGATCGAAACGCTCGAATCTTATCGACTTCTTGTCCGAGCCTTACAGGGAAAAGGATGTGCGTAAGTTCTTCAGTTATTGCTGGGGCGGTGAACCTCGCTATCACATGCAGGTATACGCTGATTTCGAGGTAAGCAACGATGCATACATCAGTCGTGACAGTGATTACGAATGTCGGGATAAACCTGAAAATTGCATCCGCGCACCACACATCATGTTGTATAACTGCTTCGGAAGTTTTCAAAATATAGTGGTCGAAGCGCAACGAAATCGTGATTTTATCGCAGCGTTCAATGTGGCAGTCACCGCCGTTAGAAATCTGAACTTGACGGATGGTATCGTCTGTTCCAGCTTTGCGAAAATGCTTTGTGAGAATCGTAAAGACCTGCGGTTTATCCGTGATAACGAAGGGAACTTGTTCACGCTTGATGAAGTGATGGATAAGATAGCTCAGGAGGAAAACAAGTGACAAATGTAAAAAATTCAGGCTTTGTATTCGCCGGTTATAATTACCCCAAAAAGCCAGCAACGATTTTGTTTAATCCTGGGTCATGGGTAAAGATGTGCTCGCTGGTTACGGCCTGCCCGACTGAGATTGCGTGGAATGGTCTCGTAAGAAAGATCACCGACAGAAAGTACATCGTCTATGACATCCTGACCTTTAAGCAGTATGTCAACGGCGCGGCGACCACGACTGACCAGAATGAATATCAGAAGTGGCTGTTCCATGACAACGGTCTGAACGATCCCATCTATTTCCACGGTCATAGCCATGTGAATTTCCCGTCTTTCAGAAGCGGACGCGATGCGAACTATCAGGAAAGCATCGCCAGAAGCATGGGTAAAGATGATTTCTTCATCTTCCTCATCATGAATAAGCGCGGCGAAATGCACGGAACGATCGTAAACAACAAGCAGCAGTGTGTATGGGATACAGATCATGACAATCTCTGTATCGGTATAACAGGCATGTCGCTGTTTGTTAAGGATGCGCTCAACAAGGTCCATCCTATGTCCGAGCTGCCGGAGCAGGCAACTGCCATCGGAGATGAATTCATCACACCGGATTCCGGCGCAGATGATGTTGACCCTGATGAGGAAATGCTCGACCAGTTTACAAACAACGACCCGTGGGCAAGGAATGAGGTGTAAGTCATGGATCTCAGTAAGGTATCCGGATTCTTCGATCCAAAACAGGTGAAGGGCGTTTGCAATATTATCGGCGCGGGAAGTGTCGGAAGCGTAGTTGCAGAGCTGCTTGTCCGTAACGGCATTACGGCAATCAACCTTTTCGATGATGACATTATTGAACCGCACAACCTCGGGAATCAGCTTTATACCGCAAAGGATATTGGCCGTCCTAAAACCGAAGCACTTTCGGAACGGCTCATGTCCATCAACTCTGAGTGCGAAGTGGAAACGAAAGGCAGGTATGAGAACCAGCGTCTTTCCGGATATGTGTTTCTCTGTGTAGATAACATCGAAACACGGAAAGCAATCTGTGAGAAGAATAGCTTCAACATGAATATCAAAGCTGTGTTCGATTTCAGAACCGGCAAAACCTCCTGCGAAACCAGAGCGGCTGCATGGAATGACAGAAAAGCTGTCAACATGCTTATCTCCTCGATGGATTTTACACATGACGAAGCCAGAGAGGAAAATCCCACGACAGCCTGCGGACAGTCTATCGGTCTTATGTCTGTAGTGATGCTGGTGTCTGCTATCGGCGTGGACAACTTCATCACATACATCAAGTCCGGTGACTACAAAAAATGTATCCTGATGGATGCGTTTGTAAATGGTGGGAGTGTGATTCCGATGTAATCAATATCCTATATATAGAATTTAAACAAGCCGATGTAAATTAGTTTCTGTAATGTATATTTGCGTTCGCGCAAAACTTCCGGTATTACCGAAAGTGAAATTTTGATTGAAGAAGAGACATGCCTGCAGCCAGCTGCGACCGGTTTCCAGGAACTGCTCGTGAGCAGCAAAAGGAGGTTCGACACAGAAGTAGCACAAGATTAGTTGATGGTAAGTAGTTAAGGGCAATCTTATTTCAAGCCGGACACGATCTCAGTTAATACAACAAAGCCATCAGCCCAGTCAGACATCTTCGCACAAGATCCAGATCCTACTCAGATTACAGAAACAACTCACAGAAAGGAGTACATGATGATTTATATCACCTATAGTCAGCCAGCACGTTATCATCAGCTGACATTTGAAGAAATGATGGCTGGTATTACAGTCAATGATATTGCCGAGCTGCGAACCGGTACTGTAAGCGGAACGCGAACCGTTTGTCTGAAACGAGTCCCCCAAAAATTCAGGGACGCAGCAAACATTCCATCTCTTCGCGCAAATCTTCAGATGTTCACGGATACATATAACACCATGATTTCCGATCCGAATCGCCAGTCTTATTACTACAAGTTCTTTATCCCGAAAAAGTCCGGCGGCCTACGCGAAATCAATGCCCCGCTCCCTGCGTTGAAGGCTGCGCTCGTTCAGCTTCATACGATTCTCTCCGGTGCGATGCTCGCCGACCATCATACAGCAGCGTTCGCCTATGTTACAGGCCGCTCTACACTGGATGCCGTCAAACAGCATCAGAAATGGGAATCCATGTGGTTCGTGAAGTTCGACCTTCATGATTTCTTCGGAAGCACGACACTTGATTTTCTGATGTCCACTTTTTCGAAAATCTACCCATTCTGCATCCTGTGCGAGGACAAGAGCGGTGAGGATCTTCTCCGCAAGGCTCTGAGTCTGTGCATGCTCAATGGTGGCCTTCCTCAGGGCACTCCGATCAGTCCGTTTCTTACCAATGTCATGATGATTCCGTTTGACCATCGCATGTTTAACACGATGCGCAATTTCAGACTGAGTGAAAACAGAACCGACCGTTTTGTGTACACTCGGTACGCTGATGATATGTGCATCTCCTGCCGTGCCGGTTTTCGTTACAAAACAGTGGAGGATTACATCGTCAGCACGCTCAAATGGATGAATGCGCCGTTTGAGTTGAACCGTGAAAAGACTCACTACGGAAGTCGATGCGGTCGCAACTGGATCCTTGGTGTCATGCTTAATAAGGACAATGAAATCAGCGTCGGTGAAAGAGAAAAGAAATACTTTGAGTCAATGCTGGCCTCCTATTACATGAGTCATGGTCGCGGCACATATCGTGGTCATTTCGATAAGGCTTTGACAAAGCCGTGGCCTGTAGAGGATGTCAGAAGACTCCACGGTCTGTACTCCTATTATAAGATGGTAGAACCGGCTCGAATCGCCGAAATCATTGAGGAGTACAACAAGAAGTTTGGCATGAATTTTGAGGAGCTTCTCAAAATGGATGAACAGTTAATAGCCTGATAGTCGCGCAAGCGATTTGTCATAGTTGAATTTTGTGTAACGCATACTTTGCAAAGCAATGCAAAGGCATCCGGTATTACCGAATGTTTCTTTTCGATAGATAGAATAACCTCCGCCAGGCGGTCGCTTCAGCTTCCTCTCCGACATCAGCGTCCTAAAATGTAGGGCAACTCCCACCCGGGAGGGCAACGATTTCCCCGGGTAGGCAAGGTTCACTGAAAGGTTAGTAACAAATACGGCCCGCAACCAGTCTAGTACAAGAAATGCGATAGTCGGTTAGCAAATCCAGCATATACCAATCGCCTAAAAGCGGATTCTGCCTCAGCACTTGAGTCACCCGCATTTAATTCAGGTTACATAAAATTCAACTTTTTTGTCACGAAGTATAGTTTGTAAAGTTTTGCAAACTCGTCCGGTATTACCGAACGAAAATTTTTGATAGGAAAAGGGATACGAAGGCAGGCGCTGCCAGGTGGTCCTGGCAGCCGTCATCTGAAAGAGATCATAGATATAATTACCCCGAACAACAGGTAGACTAACATCAGGCAGCTACTTTCTTCAGGAACAGAGACATCTTCCAGTCCAATCCCTAATTGTTGAGTACCTCAGTGAGCCGGAACACCAGGCTCGACCGGTACCTCAGGATGAGGACAATATTCTTCAGTTCGTGACAAGAACACCAAGCGTTTCAGCGTATAATATTCGGTTTCATGATCTCTCCATGGAAACGGATATGCTTCCGGTATTACCGAAAGTAAGTATTTGTTAAGAATTTATGCTGACACAATATTGCGTTCCATGATCCGTCATGGAACAGAGGCTGAAACGCTCTATATTGCCATTATCCATTTTTACCATCTTTCTCCTAAAAATCCTGTGCCTACAGGTTGGCTTTCGGGTAGAATAGCAACCCGTTTATGATGGGCTTTCGCCAAATGGTAAGGCAGATGACTTTGACTCATCCAGTGTCGGTTCGATTCCGGCAAGCCCAATATCAAAATTTTAAACGCACACACGAAAGAAAGAAAGGATAGTAATCATGCTTATTTATGTAAAAGACTCGGTAGCCAACGAGAGCTATCTCATTATGCTGCAACAGGGTACGGGTGATAACCTCTTTGGCAAAAACATTGAGGACGGATATGTCGGATATGTGGACTATTATGTCGATAGGTTCACCGGTCATTACGGAGACGATAACGGATTCTATTTTTATGATTGTGGAATGTATCTTTGCACACAAGAAGAGTTCCGCCATATAGAGCAGGGGAACATGGAGCACCTGCTCGATAAAATTATTCCCTATATTTTTGCAAGCGGTTTGCGCAACATCAAACTGCCCGATGGTATCACCTACAAAATCGTCGATAAAGAATTGGAGGAATAATTATGACCGGGTTTAAAAAGATCGTCAATCCGTGTACTTGTAATGTATATGGCCGTACATATCCCGTCAATGCCTATGCAAAAATCGAATACGATGGCACTCGTCTGAGTATCTGCGGTGTTGTTGGTCCTAAGTCAAATGGAGATTGCGTCGGTGGTGCAGGCCAGTGCGTGGATGAAATCAGAAACGGCACACCCGCTACAGGCTGGAACAATGAAATGCTTCGCAAATTTTGCGATTACTGGGATCTTTGGCATTTGAATGATATGCGTCCGTATTGCCAGCATCAAAAGGCGCTTTGCTGGGATGAACTGGCAACCGAAAAGGTCACGATTTATCACTATAGCCTCACGCATGAATATTTCATGAAGCAGCGCGAACTGAAGAATCGTGCAAACAATAAACTCGGCGCAGAGGGGCATGTTACTTTGACTGAGGAGGAAAAGGAACTTTGGAACCTTCCAATCAGTAAAACAACATGGAAACCTCTTGATGACCAGCGATACGAACCTCAAAAGAAGAAAGATTGGAATTGCGGCGCAACAGAGGAAAAGACGCTCGGTTGGCTGCGCCCCGATGAACATCCCGAAGGCATTCTCACAAAGCCGTGCCCTGTGTGCGGATATAAATATGGAACCGCGTGGAAAACGGAGCAGGTTCCCGAGAATGTTCTGCAGTTTCTTTATAATCTGCCGGATAGCACAAAGCGTCCGGCATGGGTATGAGGTGACCATAGAAAAATGATTACTTTAGGGGGGGGGACGAATCGCATGATGAAGCCTGATGAAATCGCAAAAGCATTCCTGTATGAAATGAATCCAACAAACTGGAACGGCCAAGGTGAAATGCCTGCCGGGTTTGATACCAGAATCATGGAATTCATCACCGATATGCCGGATGTTCTGCTCGACATTTCCTTTGAACTCTATGAGGAAATGGACAGAACATTCCATTGGGATCATTACTGTGAACTCGTACAGGAAAGTTCTGATACAATCGTAGACTGTGCCCACGGTTACGGCATCAATTCCGTACAGAATCTCACCGACACCATCAATTATCTGTTAAAGGTGAACATAAAATGAAATACCTTGTCGTACATACCTATCTTGAAAATGATGCCTATCCTAAAATTCTGGAACAGGCACTTTGCGACGATTTTAAGTCTGCCAGGCATCTGGTTACGGCCCAAGTCAATAGCGAACGTGATACGCTTTTGTTCGATGAGCACTTGCAGTCCTATGTATACGAGAATGATAATGACACCTATGTCTGGACGCTTGAAAAGGATGCCTACGACTGGTGGCACATCTACTTTATCGAGGAATAAATGACTATGAATAATGATATCTGGTACGTCCTTGTCCAGCATTGGGACGAAGATTGTTGCGATTACAGTGAAGTTGATTTTTTTACATCCGCAAAAGTTGCCGTTGATTATGCTACGAAGCTTTCTAATGAATTCCGTTCCAGCTATGAAGCAGACCACTATGAAATTAAAGAAACCTCTGGTGGCGGTTGTGGCTGGCGTTTGGAAACCTATACAGAGATCAAGGCCACTTATCACAACAGTGAAGATGTTGTCGCTTGCGAGTTGTACAAAATCGGGAAAGTAATTCCGACTTCAGAAGTATGAAAAATCAACGCTACATCAAAAAGCAGTTCGACAGCAAAATCAAATCCACCGCGATGAATTACTACGATGCCCGCTTCCGCAATATGTCCACACAATTTGATGCAGGATACTGCAAGGGAGTCCTTGATACTATCTTCCTCATGCTGAATATCCTCAACGTCCAATGTACAAAAGAATTCATTTTCAACCAACAAAGGAGCGCATAATGTTTTCTAATGCTTTACTTAATGCCATCCAAGGAAAAGGTTGGCTTTATAGTGTCGATTTTGATAACGATACAAATCCCATTGGTCTTGAACTTGAAACATGCTCTCCCGCCGGTGAGGATTTCCTCGTTTATCTTTGTGGCAGCAACGATGACGAAATTTTACATAGCCTGTATGAATACGCTGAGGATTTCGACCCCGAAGAACACGCTCTCTCCTGCGTCGATATGCGTGAGGCACCGGGTATCCGCACCTTGTTTCATGACGCGGATGAAATGGCAGAGGAACTTAATTCCCTGTATGAACATTTATCGAATGCTGTAAAAAAGTAAGTTAAGGTGAACCTGTATAAGCAAAATCAAGATCGGTGAGGTGCGTGTGTCTGTATGAATAAAATCAAAATCGTATCAGCGTCGGAACTTTCAAAGGTGATTGATGCCCCTCGCAGTAATCGCGGCCTCTACCTGTCGATGGAATCTAACGGAACCGATATCGTCATCGTTGCCTGCGACAACAGCACCGGTAACGCTTGGCTGGAAGAGTTCTACAGCACAAAAGACGCCATGAGATGGCTGGAAAGAGCGTAAAAGAATGGTTTTATGAATTGAGGTGGCAATATGGACTGGTATGAAATTCTCGGTGTTATGGACGATGGCGCTCAGATTTATTCTGAAAAGGTTATCGTCGCTGCTGACGACCCATCTGAGGCTGTAGAGAGAACCAAAAAAGCACTATGTCGGTGTGCCGATGAAGTTTTCCACACTACAAAGTGTTCTCCGCTTAACCAGAATAAAGTGTATGCACTGTATACTGGAAGAGCCATTCCGATTCAAGATCAAGCTGTGAAAGGATGAAAACAACAATGACGAAGGAAGATTTGGAGTTTGTACGTGACAACCATGAGGTGAACAAGAACTCCTATGACGATCATGCGACCTGCGGCTACAATTACGAAGATGGCTATGTGGACGCACTGAATTTTGTGCTGAAAAACCTTGATGAACTCTGTGAGGAAACCCATGAAGACAACCTCATGCGGCGTGCTACTGAAGGAGCCAAGTATTACATCCGTGAATACTTCCAAGATAAATACGGTTACGATGATGAATGGTCCGAAGATGAAATCGAAGATCGTATCCAGCGTGCTATTGATGAAGGCGATGCAGAGACGCTTGCCAACTCTTTCATCGACAGCGCCGATGACGGCATTCCGGATGCTGAATGGTGCGAAACTATCGTGAGAGATTTCTACGATTAAACGGCGATACTACGATAAATTCAAATCCATATAATTTATGTTTAATGGAAGTGCAAATCATGGAATGGCTTGTTTATATTGACATCACTGGCACTGCTAGATGCGGTTACTGTTGTTGTTCGCTTTGCTGCGATGAAAACGGTTACAGACCTATAAGGTGCCCACGTTGCGGCGCTGAACTTGATTATAGGCATTTACCAACATTGTACAAAATGGATAAAAACGATACCGGGATGTATCAGGTTTACTGATTGATGGAAAGGGATTTGCTATGGGAATGAGTTATGAATATGCCGGTAGCGCCAGCTATCCGCGCTTTGACGAGGAAGTCTGCGCAGTCGCTGCTGTCTTTGGTGGTGTCAAAACCAAGGATCTGGAACAGCGCGAAAAGGCCGCGAAGGCCGCGCCGAAAGGCAGCATCAACTGGTGGTTTGGGTTCTACATTTCCGATGACCAAAACAAACAGCGCTTTATATTCCCCAATGGTGCCAACGAAACCATTACAAAGTGGCTCAACAACATCTACGAACCACGCACAGTCGAGGAAACCAAAGAAATTTGGAAACATATCTGTATACGTCATGAGATCAAGGATATTTCAAGACAGATTTGGTATGAGCTTAGAGAACGTTATCTGCGTGATGAAGGCTGGGAAATTTGCCAATGACGGAGGTTGTATATGCGATACGTTTTTACTGTCAGTGGTTATCGGACTGCTAAACGCTTTATTGCAGAGTGCGCTGCCAAGCGAAAAGAGGTTTTGGAGGCTGGCATTGATACTGCCAATGAAACCGAACTTCCAACTACGCAAGATATTTTGGATGATGTAAATGAGGGCGTTGGTCTGGATGAAGATAACGAGTATTACAACTGCTGGGGCGTTACAGATCATTATAATTCTTGTCCGCTTTCACTGACTGTTGGCAAAGAACTTTTTTTAACAAAAGATTGAGGTGAATATCATGGTTGATTGTTGCTGGGACCATTCCTACGAGGACGCAATTCTCGAAGCCCAAGACGGCATATTCGATGAATGCCACTATTGTGAGTACAAAGGCAGCGCCTGCCACAATCAGTGCATGGAGCTGAAACCTATCTACAATCCGAACTTGAGGTGAAAGTTGTATGAAAGTCGAACTAACTAGCCTTCAAATTCAGCTTGTTACAGATGCCTTGTCTTTCTATCGTGAAGCAGTCGAAAACACCACATGTATCGCGATGTACGATGAGGAACTGCTAAAAAAGTACAATAAAACAAAAGCTGAATGCACCTTCCTACTTGAAAACCTGTCTAAACAATAAAGGAGACGCGGCATGAAAAAGTATACCTGTTATGTCTATGAACGAAATCGCAAATTCTGGGACCAGTACCTCGTCGTAGCAGACAGTGAACTCCTTGCTGAGGTCGAACTCAAGCGTCGTCTTGATGAAGAAACAGATACAGGCTCAGACAGCTATGACATTATGTCGGTTGTCGAATGTAAATAAAACGGAGCTTTGATGGAGGTAACAGATATGGAACCAAGCTTTGTTTATATTGACCGTTACGGTAATTGTCGCTGTGGTCGGTGCTGTGAACCGCTTTTCTGTGATGAAAACGGCGATATGCCAGTCACCTGCCCGCGCTGCGACTCCGAACTCGACTATGGTAATCTCGATCAAACATCACTTATGTGATAATGGAACTTTTATGGAGGCGCAATAAGGAGGTTTGAAATGGTCTCTTTTAAAAATGAAATCGAAATTCCTACTGACGTTCGTTTACGAGAGGTTGATTATGGTGGGTTCTTTGAATTCGACTATAAAATTTATCAAAAACTTTCCTATGATGAGAACAGTGAACAGTTTAACTGTTTGGAATTGTCCAGTATGTGTGAAGTAAAAATCAGATTCGATAAATATGTCCGTAAGGTCGATGTACAAATCACCGCGACAGGATACACAAAGAAAGGCTGCTGATGAAATACTTATATATCTTGCAGCTTTTATCCTGTGAACGTGGTGCTATACCCGTTCTTGCCTCCACAAAGGAATTTGAATCCTTTTCAGTCGCCGCCGACAATGCCGAGAAAGAAGCCAGCGCATTCTTTGCATTCTACCAGAATGACGCCATGTGTAACGATAAGCCACCCCAGTCTTCCATCGCAACGATGACCAGGACGACCCAGATACCAACCTGCTCTATTGGGTCACCGGCTATAATTTTTCCGACTATTGGTTCATCGCCGAAATTCAAATAGAAAAGTAACGGAGGCTCTTACTAAATGAAATCAAAATCTATTTTAAACATCCTGCTTACCATCATCTTCGCGCTTTTCCTATGTTCCTGTGCCAACGTAGAAAGCGGCGTTCACGATATGAATGGCAGCATCACAGGCCATACATATAATTGCCAGTTCTATACCAATGACGGCGAAGAATTCATGGATGTCACAGGTTCAAAAATTGATATGAACGCCAATGTCGTTAAGGAATACACCTACACCAGTGATGGCGTCTGGGGCGTCACAAAAACGATGTCGTCCGTCGTTACCATTACGGTAGATGGCAAACAGATCAATAACTGCGGCTCCACCGTTATTTTTGCCGAGGAAGGCTTGGAACCTGATGTTGACTTTCAGGTTCAGGATATTCACAGCACGACTGATGGCAGTCTTGGTGAGGACCCCATTATTGCCAAAACCGTCAATTCTTATAAAAATGCTTTCGGTAAGCCCGTTGTTGTCGTTATTCAAAGTCAGCTCGGTGATCCCATCTGCGCTTACAGCGGCGAGAATGTCTATTGGGAAGTCTGTCAAAATCTGCCTAAGACAACCAAACTCATGATCGACGGTCGTGCGCTTTATATCCACCGCGCCAATTTCCAAACCATCGATAAGGACTTACTTAACTAATCAGGAGAATATGTATATGACAAACAGCGACAAGCTTGAATTTATCGGCCAGATCATTGACATCTTTGAGGATTTTCTCGACGAAAAGGGTGTCAAGATCGACAATCCAGACCGCGACAGGGATGCCATCGAGGACGCTGCCTGCGGCGATACAAACATCTACGGCTGTGATTATGGTGACCTTTCTGACCGTATTGAATCAACCATGACCAACTGGGGCTTTTTCAAGGAGAGTGTGTTATGAATACCTACAATGTTGTCGTTTCTGTTTCCACGACGGTTTGCATTGATGCCAAGGACAGCAACGATGCCATCGAGAAGGTTAACCAGCAGCTTTCTCACGGTGATGCAGCCCTGAAAGCACAGCTGCGTGAAAACCTTGAAACCGCTCTGGATGAATGTTGCATCGAGGCGACCGACGCTATCCCAACGGACGAGTGAGGAGGAATCATAATGGATGACATGTTCTTATTAAAATCCTTGCGCCACCCGGAAGGCTTTATGAATGAAGCTGACCCCGCACTGGACGGCTTTACGATCCAGCAGGTAATCGATGCCTTACATAATGAACCAGGCACCCTGACAACGGAAAAGCTGCATGGTGTCGTACATGACATTCTCGATTCACAGCTGCATGACCTTTGGGCGATCATCGATGAAAACGATGAGGAAATCATCGTCGCTGCCTACAAAGGCAGGTCTGACGATCCGTATAAGGCACCGAGTTTCGATATGGATTGGGCAGATCGCGCCGAGGCGCTCGCCCGTGACATTTATACGTGGTGTATCAAAAATGATTGCTGGCAGGATGTCTACATCTACTATAATGGCAAGCGCATGGGTACGAGCGGTAAGGATAAAACTGGTAAAACCGTGTATCGCTACGGCGGCACGCCATTCATCGAAGACAATATGGATCCGCGTAACTACTTTGAATATGTCCGTGAGCCGAATATTTTGAGCATGAGTTTCGAGGGCACTCTGTATGACATTCTTAACAATCATGACATGTTTGCCTTGCAAGATCTGTTCAGCAAATATGGCCTTTATTACGAGTGTGGTAATGCGTGGAATCTGAGTGCATATCCGATCAATGAATAACCTATCTACTGTAATACCAGCCGCCAAGGGTGAGATATAAAAACTGAATATTGTATCCGCTCTTGTGCGCTGCCAAGAAAGGATACATAAAATGAAAAATGATCGTGTCATAGAACAGATCTTTATCTCTCACCCGCAAGGCAAAATGAATGGCATTCCTACCATCACAACCAGTATGCTCTGCAACCCCATTTGTGAGCAGCGTGCCAAGGATGAAACCAGCGTATGCGCACACTGCTATGCCAAGCGTGGCCTGGCCATCTATCCCGCCGCACGAAACCGCTATGCAGAAAACACCAAGATTCTTTCCAGTCATGACCTTGAGGTTTACGAACTGCCTGTTTTGAACAGCAGTATTGCCCGGTTTGAAAGCCACGGCGACCTTGTCAATGTGACCCACGCTAAGAACTACATCCGCATTGCCAGGGCAAATCCGTGGTGTACGATTGCTATCTGGACAAAGAACGCCGCCTTCATGGATAAGGCCATTAAGGAGCTTGGCAAGCCGGACAATCTGATTTGCGTATACAGCTCCGACCACCTCAATCAGGTCTCGCAGGATTTCTCCAACTACAGCTGGATCGATAAGGTGTTCACCGTCTACGATAAGGCGTACAGCAAGCAGCACAATGTCGAGATCAACTGTGGTGCCCGCAACTGCCTGACATGTCATAAATGCTACGAACACAACGACATCTTTTTCGTAAACGAAACGCTTAAATAAAGAGGCTCTGCACCATGTCAAAGAATTACGACCAATATGAAGTCAAGATCACTCCGCTCAATGAAACCTCATTTGAGGATGGTACCTGGTTTTACGGTGTTGATATCTATTACCATGAAATTTCCAACTGGTTTTCTGGTTATAACAATCCTGAAAAAATCAGACATATTTTTGACCTTCGCATGCTTGCTTCTAGTATGAAAGAATGCGCTGAATATGCCGAGAACATTATCCAGCAGTATGAGAACGGTAACGACTTCCTGCCTAAATTGTCTGATCTCAACCCCTTCCTTGAACGCTGGATTAAAGATTGCTGGCAGAGTGATAACGATATGTGGTTTGTCGAGCATGATGACCCAGAGGTTGCCGAAATGACCAAACAGGACTGGCAGGAAATCGGCGAACAGGTCGAAAAATACTTCGGTTATGATGTCGTCGAGTTTGTGGAGCCGGACGAGTGGACGCCGGACTTTGACTATCTCGTCTGCTGCTACGGCTCCTGCATCAATTTCGTCAACTGGATTTAAATAAGGAGAATCACAATGAATGTACATGATCTTCCCAGCAATGTCGGTAGCTGGTTTCTGACAGATTCCGACTGCGCCCAGTATTGCCGCAAGCTCTCACCTACCAGGTATGAATTCACCCAGATTGTCTGGCTGGACACCACAGAAGATACGGATAAAACATATTGCGTCACGCGATCCGTTGAAGATGTCGGCGACATGACTCTTGATGAGATCTCAGGCCATATCAGCAGCTACTATAAAACTCTGTTCGGAATGGTGGAAAGCTACGGCGGCATCCATGACACCGGAAAGAATGCGCTCACGGTCGCAGACTATTGCCAGCTCATTGCCGAATGTGCCTTTGAAAATGAAGTCGGTAATAATTCCATCTCTGAAGTTATGGACTGGAATCACTGCGTAGACTTTCAGCGCGGCAATATGCTTTCGCAGTAAGGAGAATGTTTGATCATGGATACCCATACCATGAAAATTAAAGAACCTGCCGCTTCTCATCAATAATAAACCTGTTGCTGAAATTCAAATCAGGATCGTGAATGATGCAGAAAACAAGTTCGTTTTGAACATGATTTCATCAGAAGAGGAGCTTTAACCATGTTTTACCAACACAGCCTTCGCGTATATAACGACGAAACGCTTGCCCCATACTATATGGACAAGGAAACCGTCGAGCAGGTCACCCGCTACCTGTATGACAACGAAATCACCGGTGATGTATATAACGGTATCTCCTGCTATCCATTGTGCGGCAAGCCTACCGTCGATACTCCGTTCTATGCCACATCCAGCCTTTCCTTTGACACCGGCGAGGATGTCGAGTTCTCCATTGAAAACGATATTCGTGAAGCCTCCTACAAATTCCCCACCATAATTTTCGAGCTGACCATCCGCTGCTGTGACACCAATGAGTACACCAGGTACTATTTCAGAAATGGCAATGTGAAATGTTTTCCTGGTGCTGTCACTGTTTCCTACCCTCCCTTTGATTCCATTGAATGGACAAATTCTTAAACGAAGGAAGTATCTGTACTATGATTTCTCAAAAAATTTTGGATGCACTGTATGACAATAACTGGAAGCCCTATATCGATACCGACGATAATTTTATTGATCTTGAATGGTATTCCCCCGCAGGTGAGGATTTTTTACTGTCATTCAATGTAAAGGATGACAACGATTTTCTCTCCCAGCTTTTTGATGCCTATATGAATTTTGATACGGAACAGCACGCCGTCGAAAACTACGGTATGAGAGGTGCTCCCGGATTGCGTGTCCTGTTGGATGATGCAGAGGCCATTGAAGGTGAGATCCAACGCCTTTGGTGCGAACTCAGCAAAGTAAAAGAGACGGCATAACCTGCGCTCTTATTATGAAGGAGTAAATACTATGAACAACATCAATAGTAAATTTATCCTCACCTGCCCCAACTGCGGTACAAAACAAATCTATGTCGGCACCGGCCTCACCTCTCAGTCCATTTGCTATCGCTGCGCTGCAGACCTCGAACCTTGCACAGACCAAACTACCACAGAAAAAATCAATACGATTTATAGCAGTCTTGACCTGCGTGATGAGTTCGGCGGTTCCATCAATCGGACGCTTGAAGACGTCTGCACAGCCGATGAAGACCTCGCCGCTTTTGTATGTGAGGCATATAAACGCAATAACATTTCTGAAATGTTCAGTGCTATTGTCGGCCGCGACATCGATGACATCATTGACCGCATGAATTCTATCCCGGTTGAAACAGAAAGGGAGGCAGCAGAATGAACCGCGTTGTCATCGGCTCATGCCCAATCTGCAACACCGCCAGTCTGAACATCTACGAGTTTGATGACGCCAACGGCCGTGTTCTCGCTGGCATCAATAACAATCGACCTTATTGGTACAGAATGTGTGTGGTATATTCCCTGAACACCGGTGTAACAGATTTCGGTTTCAACTTTGGCGGTGATTTTATCTCGTTTTCGTCGGTGCTGCGCAAATAATTTCTGGTAATATTTACCGCTTGTTTTTCCGCACAAAAGGAGTATTTTAAAAATAAGGAGGTCATCCAAATCTTGCCAAATTCAAAAGATGCTGATTTGCGAAATCTCTATCGCCGTAAAAATTACCGCCAGACTTCTGGCTACCCATATCGCTCCTGGACACAGCATGAAATCGATCTGGTTCTTGCGCACAATATGCCTGACCGGGAGTTATCCACACAAATCCAACGCAGTGTGATGTCCATCCAACTTATGCGCTGCCGCGCCAAGAAATGATCTTCACTATGATTTTATTACAGCTTCTCTTTTGCGCCGCGTTCGTATTTATCATCGCTGCTGTAGTTGGCGGTGCGTGTCTCGGTCTCGGCTGTATGATCTTGCCACCCATTGAAAAGGCTATTGATGACACAGCCGAGAAAATCGCCCCCACGCCAGACCGGTACAAAAAGCAGCAGGAGGTTTGGGATTCCTATCAATACATAAAGTTCCACCGCAAAAATCTGCGTGGTACGACCACCGAAGAAATGTGCAAGCGTGAAAATTGTACCGAAAAAGAAGCCCAGATGTATATGATTTTCGAGGACTGTCAGGACATGGGCATCAAAATGAACATTGCCTACGCTGACCGCCTGACCGGTGCCAGCGATGAGAGAGAGCAGATGGCCAGACTTGAAAAGCAATTCCCCACGCAGCAGGCCACCTATCAGACCGAAACGCTTCCCGGTCGCACTCGTCTTACCCGTGAAGAAGTTGCCGCTAAGTACGCGGCTCAAAAATAAGGAGGAATTTATCATGCGTAACAACAACAACAGCGATCTCGGCATCATTCTTCAGGTAATCTTTTGGGGTTTACTTATTCTTCAGGTTTATACCGCCTTCTTCTGCAACTATTGATTGGAAGGAATCGTGCTATGTTGGGTCTTTTATTTCTCAGCGCATTGATTGTCGCTGTCTGTTTGGCACTGTTCTTCTGGTTCTGTTACAAGTTCGGTCCCGGCATCCAAAAAGGGTATGATGATGCCGTTGACAGTCTAGCCGAGAAAATCGCCACGCCCCTGCCAATGCACGCAAGCAGCAGGAGGTTTACGATTTCTACATGAACATACTTTGCACCGGTCAGAATACACGTGGCGAATATACCTTTCTTGTGCAGCAAAAAAAATAAAATGCACTCGCCCTATGGCACTTATGTATATGCTGGAGCACGATTGTCAGGACGCCGGTATTGAGATGAATCGTGCTTACGCAATGGATCTCTGTGGCTTGTATTGATAAAGAAAAATTTTACAGTGGATAAGGATTTTCTGATGAAGTTTTTCTAAATCACTTGAATCAATTTGATGATTTTGCAAGGATATGTCAAGCTCGCAGGGTATTGAATCTTATAACGAAACACTATTTCAAGTAAAGGAGCAATTTATGATCCGATCCCGTTACGCTATTACCGATTTCCCTGATGGTACACATCTCATCAAGTTCGATATGCATGACGAACAGCACACAGCACCAAATGCAGTCACATGGCTGTATGAATCCATGTCTGAATTTGCAGACATCGCCATGATCGCCTCCAATATTTCTGAGAATAGGGGCAAGTCTCCTATTCTTACTATGCCATACATTCCCAACGCCCGTATGGACAGGACAAAGAATGGAGAGGTTTTTACCCTCAAGTATTTCTGTCAAATGCTGAACGCCATGAATTTTTCCGAGGTTAATGTTTTCGACCCGCATTCCGATGTATCTGTTGCGCTGCTTAACCATGTCTGTGTAATGCGCCAGCAGCTAAAACAAGTTATTTACAAGGCTATATATCAGTTTAAGCCTGATATGCTCTATTTCCCCGATGTCGGCGCACTCAAGCGCTACGCTGATTTTGTGCCAAAGGATACTACCGTTCTCTACGGTAACAAGCTCCGCGACTGGAACACCGGCACGATTCTCGGTCTGGATGTGGTTGGCGATGTTAAGCCAGACGCACGAATCCTCATGATCGATGACATCTGCTCCTACGGCGGTACGATGTACTACTCCGCCAAAAAGCTGAAGGAGCTTGGCGCAGGCGATACCGCGATGTATGTTTCCCACTGCGAGAACTCTATCCTCGACCCGGAGCATGGCAAAATTTTTTCAGAACCCGGCCTTATCTCTAAGGTCTATACTACCAATAGTATCTTCACCGGCCATGATGACCGTATTGAAATCATCTATGAATTTTAAAGGAGATTATAAATGAGCATCAATCCTATGCTTCTCTGTGATTTCTACAAAACCACACATTCCCGCCAGTTCCCCAAGGGCACGACCGAGCTGACCAGCTACTTTACCCCGCGCATGTCCCGCTTGAATGGTATTAACAGCGTTGTCGTCTTCGGCATCCAAGCTTTTTGTCAGGACTATTTGATCGACTATTTCAACAAGAATTTCTTCTTTCTTGGCAAAAACGAAGCCTGCGACGAAATCTTTCGCGTTCTGGACAATACCATCGGCGCAGCCAACTACGATAAAGAAAAGTTCTGCGCTCTTCATGACCTCGGCTACCTTCCCGTCGAGATCAACGCCATGCCGGAGGGTACGCTCTGCCCCATCCATGTTCCCTTCCTCGAAATGAAAAACACCCACCCGGATTTTGCGTGGGTACCGCAGTTTCTGGAATCTCTTATCAGCGCCGAGCTTTGGCATCCCATGATCTCCGCCACGGTCGGCCATCTCTACCGTCAAATCGTGGATGAATATTATGACAAAACCTGCGATGATTCCACTCCACGCGGCAAAGCGCTCGGCGATTTCTCCTTCCGTGGGCAGGAATGTCTGCAATCCGCTGTCAAATCCAGCGCTGGTTGGTGTCTGTCTTTCCTTAACACTGCCACCGTGCCCGCCATTCCCTACCTTGAAAAGAACTACTACTGTGACGCAAGCCTTGAGCCGGTTGCTTACGGCTCTGTCTCGACCGAACACAGCGTCATGTGTTCCAACTTCGCCGTCGATGGCGATGAAATCACAATGCTTCGCCGCCTGTTGACCGATCTGTATCCACATTCCAGCTTCTCTGTCGTATCGGATTCCTACGACTACTGGAATCTTGTCGACAATATTCTACCGCAGCTCCACGATGAAATCATGGCACATGACGGCTGCCTGCTCATTCGCGGTGACTCTGGCAACCCGGTTGAAATTGTAACACAGACCGTTTACCATCTGTGGGAGCAGTTCGGCGGCACGATTAACTCAAAGGGCTATAAGGTACTTGATCCGCACGTCAAGGCTATCTATGGCGACTCTATCACGATCCAGCGCTGTGAGGCCATCTATAAGGAGCTGGAAGCCCACGACTTTGCCGCCTGTAATGTTGCGCTCGGCGTCGGCAGCTTTTCCATGCAATGCATCGAACAGGATGGTATTTTGAAACCGTTCACTCGCGACACCTTCGGCATGGCCGTCAAGGCAACGCATGGCGTTATCGACGGCAAGGAGGTCAATATCTTCAAGGATCCGAAAACCGATGCAGACCATTTCAAAAAGAGCCTCAAGGGTTTGTGTGTTGTCTTTGACGATCAGCAGGATGGCCGCATCCGCGTGCAGGATGAAATGGATCAGAAAACAAAGAACTTCTATCGTAGCGTCGATATGCTGCAGCCGGTGTTCCGCAACGGCAAGATGATGCGCCGCCAGACCCTTTCCGACATCCGCAACCGACTGAATCTGGAGGGGATCTGATATGTCTATTAAAATCATCGACGGTAATCTTTTTGACTCCAAGGCTAAGATCATTGCCCATCAGGTCAACTGCCAAGGCAAAATGAACTCCGGCGTCGCCAAAGAAGTTCGGCAGCGCTACCCGCATGTGTACGATGAATATGCGCGAAAGGTCAAAGAATGTCGCAAAATCAATAAAGAAATGCTTGGTATCACACAGTTTGTCCCAACTGATGCGAATTTCATCGGCATTGAACCCGGTGTAATCGGCTACAACGGACAGTATATAGCAAACTTGTTCGCACAAAAAAGCTATGGATATGACGGCAAATGCTATACAGATATTCTTGCATTGCAGAACTGCTTTACCATTCTTGCTAACGCTCCGTTTCGTAAAAACAATTTCTGTGGATGCACCATCGCCATGCCCTACAAAATCGGCTGTGTGCGCGGCGGTGCAAACTGGGATGAAGTGTATTCCATGATCGAAAAGACGTTCAAAAATGTAGCCGTCGAACTTTGGCGTCTCGATAAAGGCTAAGGAGGCCATTATGAATCAGAAAAATAGTAACGCTGTAAATCCCAAACCATATACTTTCGACGCTGTCAAAATCAAAAACGAAATCATCGGCTGGATCCGTGAGTATTTCCGCCAGAATGGTCCCGATTGCAACGCCGTCATCGGCATCTCTGGCGGCAAGGATTCCAGTGTCGTCGCTGCGCTCTGTGTCGAAGCGCTCGGTGAGGATCGCGTCATTGGTGTTCTCATGCCGGACGGGTATCAGAAGGATATTGGAGATGCCGAACAGCTGTGTGAACACCTTGGTATTAAAAGCTATGAAATCAATATCGGCAATGCGACTGAGGCAATCAGGGTCGCTATGATTGCCTGTGGCTTGGTTCCTTCTGTCCAGACCAAAACGAATCTACCTCCCCGCATCCGCATGGTAACTCTTTTTGCGGTAGCGCAGACATGCAACGGAAGAGTCGCTAATACCTGCAATTTTTCGGAGGATTTTTTAGGTTGGAATACCCTGTTCGGTGACAGCGCCGGTCAGTTCGCCCCTCTCGCTAAACTTACCGCTACCGAGGTTATCAAGATTGCGGAAGTCTTAAACCTGCCTGAAAATCTCGTTCATAAGGCTCCCGCCGATGGCCTGACTGATAAGAGTGATGAGGATAATTTCGGTTTTACCTATGATTTCCTTGATATCTATATCCGCACCGGCTACTATGGTGTCGACACCGCCACTGCCGCAAAGATCGATTCTATGCATGATCGCAACAAATTCAAGCTTGCTCCCATGCCGCACTTTGATTATTACCCGGAAGACCCTTACCGCTTTTAAGGAGGTTTTATGACCCAAAACGAACTCCACACTCTCATCAACACAAAGCCCTATGAATTTCTCTATACCGATCCGCACCTCGGCGAGCGCATCATGTTCCTCACCCTCGGCGGTTCTCACGCCTACGGCACAAATATCGAAGGCTCGGATGTGGATATCCGTGGCTGTGCTTTGAACTCCCCTGCTGAAATTCTTGGCTTTTCTCATTTTGAGCAGCGCGTTGATGAAGCAACCGACACCACAATCTACAGTTTCAACAAGTTAATTTCACTTCTCATCGGCTGTAATCCAAACACGATCGAGCTTCTAGGCTGCAAGCCGGAGCATTATTTCTATATCAATACCATCGGCAAACGTTTGATAGATAATAAGAATCTTTTTCTTTCTCAGCGTGCCGTTCATGCCTTTGGCGGCTATGCCAATCAGCAGCTCCGCCGTTTGCAGAACGCTTTGGCGCATGACCACTATCCGCAGGATGAAAAGGAAAAGCATATTCTCGGCACCTGCAAATCTGTATTTGAGGATTTCCGCCTTCAGCATAAGGATGTTCCCGGCGATGCGGTGCGTCTCTATATCGATAAAGGCGTCACGGAAGGAATGGATACCGAAATCTTCATCGACTGTGATCTCAAGCATTATCCGCTGCGCAGCTTCAAGCAGATGAATTCCGATCTCGGCACGGTCATCGGTCAGTACGCAAAGCTTGGCAAGCGCAACTCTAAAAAAGACGACATGCATCTCAATAAGCACGCCATGCACCTCGTCCGGCTCTACCTCATGTGCTTTGATATTCTCGAAAAAGGTGAAATCAACACCTGTCGTGAGCATGACCGCGATTTTCTCTTGGAGATTCGTGGCGGTAAATTCCAAAAGCCGGACGGCACCTATTATCAGGAGTTTTTCGACCTCATCAACGACTATGAAAAGCGGCTTGAATATGATAAGAAAAACACTTCTCTGCCGCCCAACCCTGACTATAAGCGCATCGAGAAATTTGTCATGGAGGTGAATGCCGATGCCTGCTATCTTAACACGTGTCCCGCTGCCGCCTGCCCTCGTCGTCCTTATGGACGTTCTCAATGCACGCGGCTATGAATCCTATTTGGTTGGTGGCTGCGTGCGCGACATCCTTCTTGGCAAAACGCCGCACGATTACGATGTCACCACGCAAGCAACACCGGAGCAAGTTAAGGAGCTTTTTCCTAAGACCATAGACACCGGCATCCAGCACGGTACAGTCACGGTCGTTATGTCCAGCAGTCAGTATGAAGTAACGACGATGCGTACAGACGGTACATACTCCGACAGCCGCCACCCAGACTCCGTAGTCTTCACCTCTGACATTGAAAAGGATCTCTCCCGCCGCGACTTCACCATGAATGCCATCGCCGCTAAGGTTGGTTCCGTCGACAAGGATGCTGTCAACCTGTCCTTGGTCGACCACTTCAACGGTCGCCACGACATCAAGCGCAAGGCTATTGTTTGCGTCGGAGATGCCAAAACCCGCTTTCAAGAAGACCCTCTTCGCCTGCTCCGCGCAATCCGCTTCAGTGTTCAGTTGAAATTCCATGTTGGCATTGAAACCGAAACGCTTATTAACCAGATGGCTCCATCGCTTGTCAATATCTCAGCCGAGCGCATTCAGGATGAACTCCGCAAGATATTTCTTGCCGGTGAAAGTAACCTACACATGTTGTACTGTACACTTCATGCATATCGCCCAGTGTTCTGTCAAATCATCCCGGAGCTGAAATCTTGCATTGATTTCAACCAGCACTCATCCTATCACGCCTATACAGTTTGCGACCATATCTTCAAAGCTGTTGGCAAACTTTGTAACGCAGTTTCGTATGAATCTGAATTTGCCGCAACTGCACATGCCCACTGGTTTGAACTCTGCATGACGATGCTTCTACACGACATTGGCAAACCGCAGTGCTTCACACAGGATGAAAATGACATTGGTCATTTCTACGGTCACGCCAAGGTTAGCGCCGATATGGCCGACAGTATTCTCCGCCGTCTCAAGTTTTCCAATGCGGAGCGGGAGCGCATTGTAACCCTGATCGAGTATCACGATTACCAGTTTGAACCAAGCGCTCGCTGCGCCAATCGTCTGATTGCCAAACTCGGCGCAGAAAACGCCCAACTGCTTACGATCGTCCGCTTTGCCGATCTTTACGCCCATGGTGTAAACTATGCGAACTTCGGTGAAATGAATCCGCTTCGCAAAGCACAAATCACATACCTGTATCTTGCCACCGCTGTATTTGAAAAGCGAAAGTTTTCTCTCAAAGACCTTAATATAGGCGGTGTAGATTTGATCCACTGTGGTTATACGCCTGGGCCAGATTTCAAGCGCTGTCTGAATTATCTCCTCGATGAAGTCGTCAACGGAAATCTTACCAATACGCGCACCACACTTATCTCTGCAGCTAAAGATTATATGGAGGAATACCATGCATAAAATTCTCGTCGTTGTAGATATGCAAAACGACTTCATCACCGGCTCCCTCGGTACTAAGGAAGCACAAGCCATCGTGCCAAATGTCGTCGCTAAGATAAAACAGGCGCAGGCAGAAGGCACTCACATCATTGTCACGCAGGATACGCACGGCAAAGATTATCTCAGTACAAACGAAGGTAAGCACTTGCCTATCGTGCATTGCGTAAAAGGCTCCAATGGTTGGCATATTGAACCTTCTGTCTATGCGGCTGTAGATGCTGCCTATAAGGCTGAAGATAAGAATAAAAGCGTAGAACTATGGAGTGTCCGAAAGTGGTCTTTCGGTAGCTATGAGGTGCCAACTGAAATTGGCGTGTATGCAGGTCTCGCCTATGACCATAAAGAAGAAGTCGAAATCGAATTTATCGGTCTCTGCACAGGTATTTGTGTCCTCTCTAACGCTATCCTCACCAAGGCTAAATTCCCAGATGCCACCATCTCTGTCGATGCCTCCTGCTGTGCCTGTGTCACTCCGCAGTCCCATGATATTGCTCTCGACGCTATGCAGCTCTGCCAAATCGAGATTAAAAACCGCGGTCAGGAACCCTGGCGTAAATAACCACACTATATAATAAGGTAGGAGAAATCACCATGAACAACGCACGCCGTAAAGCCATCAGCACTATTATCCACAGTATCAATGACCTAAATGAAAAGTTCTCCGCCAGCGTGGACGAGCTGCACAATGAAATCGAAGCGGTGCAGGACGACGAACAGGAAGCTCTCGACAACATGCCGGAAAGCATGGAAGGCTCCGAGCGTTACTCAACTATGGAATCTGCAATCGAATCGCTGCAATCCGCCATGGACTCGCTGGATTATGCCATCGCAGACTTGGATGAATCCGTGTCGGAGGCCGTCTCCGCCCTTGAGGAAGCCAGCGCCTGACCGATGATCTGTGTGTCTGTCAGCCCCAACAGCCAATCAGCTGATACATTCATCGCCCGGCACAATTCCGCTAACGCCTCACATCCAGGTGACCGTCTGCCTGTCTCCCAGCACTGTAAGGTATTACGCGGGCAACCAATTCTATCGGCAAGCTGCTGCTGGGTTACATAATGATCATAGCGCCACTGTTTTATGCGTTTGATTAAAATATCCATCTGAAACCGCTCCTATGGTGACATTTGTAGACTTGAATACAACCCTATGGTGTCATATAATTATTTCAACAACATAAAGATGTGTGTGCTTTCTAGGTCTGTACTTTTATTGTAGCATAAGATATGTCCTATAATTTGGACTTTGAATCTAAAAAGGAGAAAAAATGGCAAACGATATTTCTAAAACGATTTCTTTGCAAGAGCTGTATGCAATGATGCAGCCGTATAAGGAAGCCTTTATCTCTCTGTTCTCCGGGGATGAATCAACCGGTCTCTGTGCTACCATTCCCGTTAAAGCAATTAACCTTTTTAATAACGGCACAAAGGCCCCTTTTTTGTTGTGTTCCGGCGGTTCCGGCTTTGTCCTACAGGCAGCATCCGTCAAGGTTTCCGCACCAGCTTTTTCCAGGGATTCCTGCTCTTTTACCCTGTCAAGCGCTGGTTTTCAGTATAAAATCGTTCTTTGTGAATAAATTATTAACATTTCGGCTTTACTCTTGAAATGTGTGTTGCGATGTGGTATAGTATAGTCACAGCAAAAGAATACCGCGAAACAACACGACTGCTGAATATCTAAGGGTATTTACGAAGTTTGGTGGTACGGACAAAACCACTTAATTTCATAAGTATCACAGGCATATGGATGTTTGTTGCGCCTGTCGATTTTCCCAGTTGATAGCTCCGCACGAGCGGCATTGTCTCGTACAATACCGCTCACAGCAAACACCCAACCAAGGGAAACACAACCTCCTGTTTCAGCAGGAGAGACTTACAGTAAAAGGAGGTGACGTATATGTCCACTGTATATGTGCTTAATAAAGACGGTAAACCTTTAATGCCTACGACTCGCTGTGGGCATGTACGCCATCTGCTTAAAGAACAAAAAGCACGAGTCGTAACATCAAAACCGTTTACCATTCAACTGTTGTATGAAACTGACGATGTAGTGCAGCCGCTTTACTTGGGTATTGACACCGGCAGAACCAATATTGGTGTTGCTGTTGTTAAAGCAGACGGCTCAGCGGTCTTTACCGCACATCTTGAGACCCGCAACAATGAAATCCCGAAGCTGATGAAAAAGCGCAAGGAATCACGTCGTGCAAGACGCACCAACGGCAGACGATGCCGACGTCAACGGAGAGCTAAAGCAAATGGTACTATTTCTAAAAAGTGCGTAAAGCAAGCCACTGCTCAAAATGGTGGCGCGAGCAAGCGTGCTAAAGAAATTGGTGTCATCAAACGCCATCTTCCGGGTTGCGAGAAAGAAATCCTTTGTATCGGCATCAAAAACAAAGAAGCAAAGTTCAACAATCGCACAAGACCGGAAGGCTGGCTTACGCCTACCGCAAATCAGTTGCTGCAGACCCACGTCAATTTAGTAAAGAAAATTCAAAAGTTTCTTCCTATCAGTGATGTTGTGTTGGAGATCAACAAATTTGCGTTTATGCAGTTGGATAATCCTAACATTCAGAAATGGCAGTATCAGCAAGGCCCTCTCTATCAAAAAGCGAACCTTGAAAGTGCCGTATCTGAAATGCAAGAACATCACTGTCTGTTTTGCAAAAAGCCGATTGACCATTTCCACCATGTAGTTCCTCAGCATAAAAATGGCAGTAATACCATTGATAACATCGTTGGCTTATGCACAAAGCATCACGACTTTATGCATAAGGATACCGCATGGCAAGAAAAACTCGCCAAAAAGAAAACCGGACTCAACAAAAAATACGATGCTTTGAGTGTGTTGAATCAAATCATTCCGGCACTAACGAAAGAGTTGAGTTTTCTTTTCCCGAAGCATTTCTTTGCGACCAATGGCAAAAGTACCTACGACTATCGTGCAGCGCATGGTGTAAGCAAAGACCATTGGCTCGATGCCTATTGTATTGCTGGTTCCGTTTTACCGAATGATGTTTGTGATAACAATATAAACAGCCGTGTGCCGTATGAACTTAAACAGTTCCGCCGTCACGATAGAAGAGCACTGCACAAAGAAAATATGAGCCGTGTGTATACGTTCAATAATAAGGTAGTTGCTACAAATCGGCATAAAGCTATTAAACAGACCATCAATAGTTTGGAAGAGTTCCGTCAATGCCAACCTAATGATGTTAGCAAACTTAAGGCAAAGGAACATTATCCGGAATATCGAAATCCAAAACGCAACTTTCCTGGCAGTGTGTTTCTTGTTGGCAAGCATACTCATGTGATGCAAGGAACCAGCGGCTCACACAACGGTAAAGCGGATGGATATTACGACACAAACGGCGACTCGTATTCAACTGGTAAATGTAAGTTTATTGCCCAAAACGAAGGGATTGTTTTTGCATAAATTAGTAGACCACCAATTTTCGTAAGGAATCCCACCAAAAATAATAAATACCCATATCTAAAAAGGAGTTGAACCCACACCATGTTTACACCCAGTAAAACCACTCCCAGATTCGGGGAGATCCGCTGGGGGTATTTTACGACCGATACCGTCTTCCCCAGCGACGTTCATAAGTATGTCGGTGTCCATCCGTATCTCATCATCAGCAATGACCGCTATAATCAAGTCAGCGGCCAATGCGAAGCGATTGCCTTCACAACAAAACGATTTGAAAAACACAATCCGGTTCACGTTGATTTTCAAATTGGCGAGGTCGAAGGTCTGAATATGCCGTCCACTCTTGCAGTCGAGAGCCGCATCACAGCCCGCAATATTCATTTTTCTGATCCCATCGGTACTTTTACCACAGAAAACTGGCAAAAGGCTGTCCCGGCTATTCTCCGTCAAAATCCCATTTTGCGCTATATGCAGCCGATCAATATGAAATCGGAACAAGTTTTGGCGTAAGGGCTTGCAAAAGCCTGTCTACATAGTGTACAATAAAACCACTAGAAAGGCAGGCTTACTATGTCTCACTCTTATGTCGCCGAATATAAATCCACCCTGAAATCCTCATCCGCAATGTTCACCGTCCAGCAGCTAGAGCAGGAAACCGGGGTCAGTTTTCAGGATTGGAAAGTCGATACGGTCAATGATCTTGTAAAACGTCTTCAGGCCGATAATTACTATCTCAATCGCGGCAAACTTACCGAGATCAAAGGTTATCTTGATTATCTTTTAAAGAAAAATGTCATCACGCCGCAGCAGCACGCGACCCACCCCTTCTTCTTTGTTGTCTGCAACGATGATAAAGAGATCAAGCGAACCTACGCAGAAGTATCCGATGACAAAATTCTTCGCAAGTTCTTTTTCTCTGAACAGGAATTTGCAGATTATCTGGATGCACTCTGTCCCGGTGTCTCCTACTCGATGAGCCGCGCCATTATGATTTTAGCCTGGGTCGGGTTGGATAAAGGTCAGATCCTCAATGTAAAAAAGAAGGACTACCACCAAAGCAGTGACCATTCTTCCGCTTATGTTGAGTTCCTTGCCAAGGACGGCATGAAACAACTTCTTATCCCAAAACGATTTATATCAGATATCGAACGAGCTGCAAAGAGCGATCAAGAAACCGTGTACAATGGTGCTTGTGACGGACTCAGACAATTAAATTATAATCCAGAGGACGATGATTTCCTGATCCGTGCCACTGTTACAGGTGCTCGTGTCACTAAGAAACGATTTGACCCCGTAACAGGTGATCGCATCTATTGTTCCTCTGTTCAGAATATATCTAGGTTTATTACCAACCAATGCAAAAAGCTCACTTACGATAATCCCTTTAAGCAAAAAGACCTCGTAACCCTTCGTTCTATCACGAACTCGAATGAATTTATCAATAATTCGCAGGGCACAGGTGCAAAAATATTGACCAATGCCTATCGTCATCCTGTCTATCAACAATGGCTCCAAGTAAAAGAGCTTGTGCTGGCAGAGTGATTTGGTTTTCCGATTCCCGGGGGTGTAACTGCCCCCATTTCCTAAAGGCTTTCACACCACACATTTCAAGTTTTAAATTTTAAGGAGGCAATCCCAATGACTCACGAAAGCATGACCGTCCACCGCGCTATGGTGGAACTTAAAACCATCGACAAGCGCATCGCAAAGGAGATCGATAACGCATCCTTCTGCACCAGCGCCAAGGTCAACACGAAAAAGCTGTTCGGCCAGCCAGCCGAGGAGTTCTATCGTCAGGCGCAGAGTGGTTTCGATTCCATCACGGGTCTTATCAACCGCGCAGCAGCCATCAAGGCGGCGATCCCCGTCAGTAACGCCAAGACTAAAATCAAAGTCAATGAGCAGGAGATGACCGTGGCCGAAGCTATCAGCCTCAAGCAGAACCTGATCCCGCTGCGCCAGAAGCTGCTCAACGCGCTCAACATTCAGTATTCCGAGGCCATCCATGAGGTCGAGGATAAAAATGCCACGCTTGAAAAGCGCACGGACGCCTACATCGCCAGTATCTACGGTTCCAACGCTGCGGCAAAGGCAGCAGACGCCGAGGAGGTCAATAAGGCACGCGAGGCTTACGCCAACGCACAGACCTTTGAGCTGGTTGACGGCCTCAAGACCAACAAGAATGGCACGGCTGATATCATCAAGGCTATGCAGGACGATATCGTCAAGTTCCAGAACGATCTCGATGCCGCTCTCTCGGTCAGTAACGCGACCACTGTCATCGAAATCGACTACTGATATTTCCTGAGTTTTAAACTCTTTTGAATAAATCTTGCCCATGCACTGAAAGCGATCAACCATTGACCGTTCTGTCTACTTCGGCGGTATCATGACAGAACTAAAATCATAAACAGGAATCCGCCTCATTATAAAATTATAGAGATAAGTTTGATCTTTATATACGCGGACGCAAAGATGATTTGTCTGCTATTTATAAAGATATTCGTGTAGAGACCCAAAGCCGAAAAGCTGAACGCTCAACGCTCAAATTTCAAATCTGAAGCTTCAAATTTTATATTGATCAAAGTTTATCGCTCAAGGTTCAAAGCGCAAATCTTCTTACAAATCCTTGGCGCAAGGTCATACGCATGGTCATGTCGGCGTTTCGCTCACCGCAAGGCTGGTGTATGGGCAACGTGCGAAGGCGGTAGCACGTAAATACAATCCGCCTTATTACGGAGTGTTCGTATAATGGCAGTACCTCTGTCTTCCAAGCAGATAGCGCCGGATCGGTACCGGCACACTCCTCCAGCTCCACTTCTTCGGCTGCGACCTGATCAGTCGTGCGCTAACTGTGTGGGGTAACGGAACACAGCTGCTCGTGGATGAAGCACTTTTTGGGTCCACCTTCATGGTGTATTCAGCGAAGAGAGATCCGCATGAATTCATGTTCCGTTTTCGGGGCTGGCAGCAAGGGCCAGGTTCCACCAAAAGGACGGGGATAGTGCCTCGCCCGGAGTCTACATAAACTCCGTCATAAAATATGTCCGTCAGCGGCTGCGGTTAAGGCCGTACACATCTAAAGATGAAAAGAGCGCGGTTGCAGATAACCGGCACCGACAAAGGTTTCGCCACTCGCATGTGGCCTGTCTGTAGTGCGTAAGATGACAGATATACCAACACCCATTTGACAGTTAGCTTCTGTCTGAATCCTGGCTATAATCGCGGGAGCCAAGAAGAAAACACTTTTCATCTTTTTTATCGAGCAGTAGCGAAATTGGTATCGCGCAGCGTTTGAGACGCTGAGATTACGGGATCGTACCCCGTCTGCTCGACCACCGGGTTTGACATGCCCGCATTTCTCCTATTCAGTACCCTATCTGCTTCCGAAACCGTCAAGGATAAAGACGGAACGATTTTATAAGGAACAGTAGCACAACTGGTCAGTGCGTCCAGCTCATAACTGGAATTATGCAGATTCAATTTCTGCCTGTTCCACCAGCTGTCGGGTAGCGCCCGAACGATGTGAGCGTGTATGGCATACCTCACCCAGAAATGAAAATGTCCGCTGAAAACGATGCAAGTCGATAATGTAAGTGGGAAGCCTACCATGCTCCCGTGGCGCAATAGGCAGACGCGGCAGATTTAGGTTCTGTTATTTGTGGATTCGACTTCCACCGGGAGCACTCAACAATAATGGCTAACGGCAGTTGCGCCATGAAAATGGCTGGACGGGTCGGGGCTGGCATAGAAAGGCCAGCAGGTAGTACAGCGGTAGGTAAGAAATCCGCCACGCGAAACTAAGTCTGGAAAACAGAATGATACGCAAGGGATACTTTCCATTATAAGATGGTCTGACATGGGACTCCAAGTTGCGGATAACGACCGCAGGACGCATGTCTGTAAAGTCACCGTGAAACTCGGTCATAGCTACAACATTATTGCTTTTATTATGCTGGATTAGTTCATTTGGTAGAACCCCGGTTTTGTACTCCGGTAAGGCGGGATTGTAGCCTGCATCCAGCACCATTTTTTGTACCCGTTTTTAAATCAACACAGAAAGGACTGACACAACACTTGGATGACACAAACATGAAAACGCTTTCCGGTACCCTCTCCCTCATGCAAACGCTGGAAATGCGCTATCAGGCAAACTTTTCCGGCGTGCATGAGCAAGACCTCATCACGCAAGACCTTTTACATAAGTTAGAGCTTGAACAGAACAACGCCGTCCAGCTTGTCCAACTCGCCAAACAACTCAAAGAATGCCGCCAGACGCGCCGCATGATGAAGGATGAAATCGAACTTATGCAGCCTCTTATGGACTTCATGCAGGACGGCCAAAACAAACGCTGCGTTCGCCAGCTGCAAGAAGCTCTCGGCAAAATGCGCGATGTATCCAAACACCATGAAAATCGACGCTATTACCCAAGAGTATTATAAACTACACAATTTTTCAAAGGAGACCGCTTATGACTATCATGCCATTCTATGACTTTCACAAAAAATTCCTGGCTCATTTCAACTCGATGACCAAGGACGCCGCCGCACTTTACCGTGTCGATTTCGACCCGGATGAACTCTGGAACCTTTACCTCGATTCCTTCCCTGCCGGTACAAACCCCGTTTATCGTGTCCGGCGCGAATTTGACTGCTCCTGCTGCCGCCATTTTATCAAGACGATGGGCGGTGTTGTCGCCATTCGTGATAACCGGATCGAAACCATCTGGGATTTTGACACCGCATCGCCGGAATGTTATCAGCCTGTTGTCGATGTCCTCTCCGCTTATGTCAAGTCTAAGCCTATCAAGGATGTTTTTCTGACTCATGAGCCTACTGTCGGCACCGCCCACAGCTATGAGCGGGATGAAAAAGGCAACAAGGTTCTGACATGGAACCATTTCTTTGTCAACACGCCGCGCTGCGCTTACACCACAGGCGACATCAACACGGAGACCGCTCGTATCCGGGATGACCGTACTGTATTCCTGCGCTCCATGAGTGAACTGACGTTGGACGCTACGCAAACAGTGCTGGAACTCATTGCACAGAATAGTCTCTACCGTGGTGCCGAGTGGAAAGATAAACTGGCAAAGTTGCTGACCTATCAGAAAGACTACGCCAAAATGAATCCGGAACAGCAGTCTCTCCACTCCTGGCAAACCGTCATCGGTATGGACCCGGCCATCGCCCGCATCCGCAACACCAGCATCGGCACACTGCTCATTGACCTGTCGGAAGGCAAGGACGTTGACACCGCCGTCACCTCCTACGAGCGTGTCGTCGCCCCAGCCAACTATAAGCGTCCCAAGGCCATCTTCACAAAACGAATGCTGGACGATGCCAAAAAGACCGTCACCGAACTCGGCTATCTGGATTCCCTGCCCCGCCGCTTTGCCCGTCTCGATGATATCAGCGTCAACAATATTCTCTTTGCCAATCGTGACGCCGTATCCCGCATGAACGGTGCAGCTGCAGACCCCTTCACCGCTATGGAACAGCAGGTCGCCATTGATCCAAAACGATTCTCCCATGTCGAGGAGATCAGTATTGATAAATTCATCTCGGATGTCCTGCCTATCGCCAAGGAACTGGAACTTTTCCTCGAAAACCGCTTCTCCAAGAATATGGTCTCCCTGACCGCTCCTGTCAATCAGGACGCCAAAACGATGTTCAAGTGGGATAACGCCTTTGCCTGGGCTTATACAGGCAATCTGGCCGATTCCGACATCCGCGAAAATGTCAAGAAGGCAGGCGGTAAGGTCAATGGCGTGCTTCGCTTCTCCATCCAGTGGAACGATGAACCCGGTAAGTGGGATAAGTCGGATGAAGATGCCCACTGTCAGGGTCCTTGCGGTCACATCTGGTTCAGTGTAAAGCGTGGATTTGCAGACGGTGGCAATCTGGATGTCGATATCATTAACCCGAACCGTGGCGAACCTGCCGTAGAAAATATTACATGGCCTGATCTTTCCAGAATGAAAGACGGCCAGTATGAGTTCTACGTTAATTGCTACTATTGTGACTCCGGAAACAATGGTTTTATCGCTGAGATCGAAGCCAACGGTGAGGTCCATCAGTATGAATACCGTCACCCGATTTTTACCGGCGCAAATGTCCCTGTGGCTACTGTCACTCTCAAGGACGACAAGTTTACCATCAAGGATGAACTCAAGAGCAATATCTCCAGCCGCAATATTTGGAACATCAGCACGAATCAGTTTGTCCCCGTCAGCGTTGCCATGTACTCCCCCAACTATTGGGACGAACAGACCGGTATCGGCAACCGTCACTATTTCTTCATGCTCAAGGGCTGCCAGAACCCTGACAAGCTCAACGGCTTCTACAATGAATTTATCAAGCAAGAGCTGCTGACCCACAAGCGCGTCTTTGAAGCCCTCGGCTCTCAGATGTCCGTACAGCCTGTCGAAGACCAACTCTCCGGCGTAGGTTTCTCCTCCACCCGTCACGATTCCTTTATCGTCAAAGTAAAAGGCCAGACCGAGCGCGTGCTCAAGGTCGTAATTTAAACACAGAAATGAGGTAACCACTATGGAACTGTTTGAAATCGCAAGCCGATATAAGTACCGTTTCCCCTTCAAGGGCTGGATCAGCACCGAGGATCTTTGGGATCTGAGCGTTCAGAACCTTGACAGCATCTTCAAGACCCTCAATAAAGAATTTAAGACCACCGGCGAGGAATCCCTGCTGGGCACCAAGACCACCGAGCAGAATGAACTTTCCAATAAGATCGAGATCGTCAAACATATCGTCTCTGTCAAGCTGGCGGATAAGGCTAAGGCACAGACCGCTCGCGAGAATGCAGAGCGCCGCCAGCAGTTGCTCGAAGTCCTCGCCAAGAAACAGAATCAGGCACTCTATGATATGTCGGAGGCAGAGATTCAGGCGCAGCTTGCCGCTCTGGACGCTGAATGAGCCGTCTGCACGCCAACTATTACTCCTGCGGCAAGTACAGATTTGCAACACCAGCACCTGCGGACGAATCCGTTTTGTACAGCGAAGGCCGCTACAAGACAAAGCTGACAGCCCATGATATGCCGCCGTGGTATATGCGCGGTTTATACTACGGCTATGCAGATGGCTTTCTCAACACAAAAAATGTCTCCAAGCTGGTCTACAATCCAAATCTATGTTTCAATCACATGTTCAAGGATGACTTTTTATACATTTCGTATAATTCACCGTCAAAACGCCGAAAAATATTCAACGCAGAGGAACCTTACGATGAATATGTCTGGGGCTTCAATATCCCAAAATTCCTGTACATGGCAGAGCGGTACAGCGGTTACGATACCGCCCCCATCTGGCAGCAGATCGAAGAAAAGCGCCTCTGGTTCCAACACACATACCCGGATGACTACAAACGCGAGGTCGGCGATATAACAGACTATCGCACTTATACAGAATCGCTTTACGAAACGATTTGATTTTACACCTATATCTTTGACACTTATACACCCTGTAAACTGCCGGAGCACCGCCTCCGGAAGGGTGTATTTTTTGTGCCCATTTTTCCCAACACCCCGGTTCTGCTTTCCCGTTAGCAGGCCGTTTTGAATAGATATTTTATCAAGATTGGAGTGATTTCACAATGAAAAAGATGGGAGTGACCTGAAATGTTTCCGCCTGCTTTTCTGATCCTGATCGGCTTGGCCATGTTTCTGTTCTGGTGTGAATCCAGTACCCATTTTGATGAGATCGGCCAGAAGATCATCGACTTTTTTACACAGTTTAAGGAGAATCAAAAATGAAAAAATCTCTCGGCGGTATCGCAACCGCAGTTATTATCGCGCTCGTCGTCATTGTGCTGTTTGTATGCACGGTACGGATTCCTGCCGGTTATGTCGGCGTTGTCTATAACATGAACGGCGGCATTTCGGACAGAACGCTTACCCAGGGGTTCCATGTCATTTCCCCCACGCAGAACGTGACTACCTATTCCATCGGCATTGAGCAGTCCTACCTGACAGCCAGCAAAGACGGTGACTCCAACGATGATGAAAGCTTCGAGGTCCCCTCCAATGACGGCAAGGGTCTGACTGTCGATATGACCTTTACCTATCGCTATGATGCAGACAGAGTAGCCGATACCTTTACCCGTTTCAAGGGCCAGTCCGGCAAGGATGTAAAGAATTCTTTCATCAAGCCCAATATCATGTCTTGGACTAAAGAAGTCACGGCCAAGTATTCCGTCATCGATCTGCTTGGCGACAAGCGTGCCACCCTTAACAGTGAGCTGACCGACTATCTCAAACAGAAGTTCGAGCCTTACGGTATCGTGATCGAATCCGTTTCCCTTATCAATATTGACCCCGATGAGGAGACCCGCTCTGCCGTTCAGAAAAAGGTCAACGCCCAGCAGGATCTGGAGCTTGCCAAGATCGAGCAGCAGACCGCCAACGTCAACGCTGAAAAGGAAAAGGAGGTTGCCATCACCAAGGCCAATCAGGAAAAAGAGACTGCGCAGATCAATGCAGAAGCCAAACTGATCGAAGCTCAGGCCCAGGCCGATGCCAACCGTCTGATTTCCCAGTCCCTCACGCCGGAGCTGATCCGTCAGCAGATGTATGACAAGTGGGACGGTAAGCTGCCGACAGTTCAGGCCGGAAATGATTCCTCTGTTATCGTGGACACCAGCGATATTCTGCAGCAGGGTGAGTGACATGGTCGTACTTTCCATTCCTGTTTTTCTGCTTAGTCTTGCCGCCTCCGCCTGCTTCGGCTTTTTCATCTGCGCAATCGTGTCAAGCGGCAAGGACTGAAACTGTTATATGCTATCATACACTCAACATGGTTTGGAGGTAACGCATTCAGATGAAAACACTGTCTACTCCCTTGCCCGTCACCCCGGATTCTGTCATTGATTCCGAGTACAACGAACAGACGCTCAACCGCCGCCGCAAGAAAAAGCAGTACCGCAAGCGTTCCGACCATAAACACTATTATGAGGACGCCTGGGTCGAGCAGTGGCGGTATCGGTATCTCACAAGCACCTATGACCTTGTTGTCAGCCCCATCGGTTACTGTCCTTTGTGCGGCAGGGTGAGCGCCCCAAACTATATCCTTGTCGGACTCGCAAGCTCCAAAGACCCCCGACTCAAATCCTACCGCGACCGCTGTGCGGCTGGGCCTCAACCGGGCGATAAGGTATTCCGTACCCAAAAGCCAGCAGCTGGCTCCGGGTATGTGTTTATAGATGATATCAATTTGAACGATTTTTATTACAAGGAGTGATTTTATTGGCAAAATTCAAACCCGGCGACAAAGTCCGCATTGTGTGCTTCAAGTATGGTGTAAATCGGCACGATAATGGTGGCTTCAATGTTGGCGACATAATCACCATTACAAATGTGCATGATTGGCCTTTTTGGCCATATTTTTACGATGTCGCAGAATCCGATGCCTATATCTTCTTTGAGGATGAACTCGAACTCGTCAAGTCCGACACCTGCAAGCATGATTGCTCAACCTGCACCTGCCACGATGACACAGTCACCATCAGTGTCGATATCCCGCTGAACGACAAAAAGGAAGCCCACCGCATTGTCCACGCCATGGTCAAAAAGGCATATCAGGATGCTGCCAAGCCTGTGCGTAAGCACGAATCGTGGAGCAAAGCAGATATCACGCTGGCTCGTGATCTTACCGTGGCTCAGGCCGACCTTGTCATCCGTAGCGGCGGCGATCTGTACTGGCATTATACCGTAAAGGAAAATGAAATTGAGGTCGTTCTTTATGGATCCCTCTCTGAGCATGGCAACATCCGCATCGGCCGTGCTGCGCCCCATCATGCGGACGATTATAACGAGTGGATCGGCAAATGCGTCTCCATTTACAAGGCATTAAATATGGAGGTTCCTACCTTCATCTCCCACAAGAATATGGAGGACTGACCTATGCGTGTTCTTCTTCTTTTCCGCGGCGCACCGGGCTGTGGCAAATCCACCTACATACATGAAAACGGGTTGGCCGATTACACATTAAGTGCTGACACGATCCGCATGCAGTGTTCCTCCCCTGTCCTCTCCACATCCGGCGATGTTTCCATCAGTCAAAAGAACGATAAGATTGTCTGAGACATGCTTTTCCAGATGCTTGAGCTGCGTATGCAAGCTGGCTGTCTTACCGTCATCGATGCCACAAATTCCAAAACTTCTGAAATGAACCGCTACAAAGCCATGGCAAAACAGTATCGGTATCGGATCTATGTCATCGATATGACAACGCTCCCTATTGATGAGTGTAAGCGGCGCAACGCACAGCGTCCTCCTATCAAGCGCGTTCCGGATTCTGTCATTGATAAAATGTACGCCCGGTTTCAGACGCAAAAGATCCCTGCCGGTATTCAGATGCTCACTCCGGATAACGCGCTCAAAACGATTCGCTATTTCAAAACGGATCTCAGCAGTTATAAAGCCATCCATGTTATCGGCGATATCCACGGCTGCTACACTGCACTGCAGTCACTCATGGCTGAAATCGGCGGTTTGCAGGACGATTGTTATTACATCTTCTGCGGTGATTATATTGACCGCGGCCTTGAAAACGCCGAGACCGTGCAGTTCATGCTCTCCATCATGGACAAGGCCAATGTCACCCTGATCGAGGGCAATCACGAGCGCTGGCTCTATGACTGGTCTCATGACCGCAAAGCAAAAAGCCCTGAGTTTGAAACCCGCACACGACTGCAGCTTGAATCCGCCGGTCTTGACAAAAAGCAGGTGAGCAGACTGTATCAGCGCCTTGCCCAGTGCAGCTATTTTTCCTATCACGGTAAGGATTACTTTGTATGCCACGGCGGTGTCTCTTATATTGATAAGACCGACCCGCTCGGTATCATCAGTATTCCCACTTTCCAGCTTATCCATGGCGTGGGCAATTATCCTGACCTGCCTGCCATCATCTCAGCGTGGGAACCTACCGGCATTGTTCAGATCGCTGGGCACCGCAACATTCAGGACTTGCCGGTCATAAACGGCAACGGAAGCTATATCACGCTGGAGCATCGTGTCGAGTTCGGCGGTTCTCTGCGTGCAGTAACCCTGTGCGGCAATGAAATTACCCCGCATGAAATCACAAACACAGTTTATCGCCCACTGGAGGATTATAACACCGCCCAGAACGCCGATGCGTCCGTGCAGCTGCTTGTCTCCAACCTTCGCCGTGAGCGCGATGTCAGGGAAAGCAAGTTCGGCGATCTGTCCGCCTTCAACTTTACCTCATCCGCATTCCGCAATGACCATTGGAACGCCATGACAACGGCTGCACGCGGTCTGTTTATCGACACTGCAAACAATAAGATCGCAGCGCGTGGCTATGAGAAGTTCTTCCGCATCGATGAGCTTGCCCGTGTGTACAACTTCACAGGCGGCAGTATCGATTTTCTCAAAAGCCGCCTCAAGTTCCCCGTGCAGTGCTATCTCAAAGAGAACGGCTATCTCGGTATTCTCGGCTATGATGTAAGCAAGGATGATTTGCTTTTCTGTACCAAGGGCAGCATCAACGGCGACTATGCCGACCATTTCAAGCAGCTGTTCCAAAAGAATGTCTGCGAAACCGGCTCCACACGCTGGAATGAAATCAAGCAGTACCTTAAAGAGAATAACTGCACCATGCTGTTTGAGGTCATCGACCAGCAGTTTGACCCGCATATCATCGAATATGCAGACCCTCATCTTGTTCTGCTGGATGTTATCTATAATGAAATCGCGTTCAAAAAGCTGCCATATAACGCCGTTGAAGGCGATGACCTCATCGGCATCAGCCAGCGGTTTGACCTGAACCTCAAAAAATATGTCAACCAGTTTATGGATTGGCAGGAGTTTTATGATTTCTATATCAAAGCCTCCGCTCCCGGCTATAAGTACGATGGCCACTTTATTGAGGGTTTTGTCTTTGAGGATTCTGCCGGTTTCATGACAAAACTTAAAACTGACTACTACTCTTTCTGGAAGTATATGCGCAGTGTTGCAGCCAGCGTCCGCCGCTACGGCGCAGTCAAGAATACAGCGTCTCTTTCAGATACACAGGCAAATCTTTTTTACGGTTTCCTGCGCGATAAGTATACCAGCGATGAAGCGTTCCGCGACCGGCACAATGAAAACGGCTATGACATCATCTCCCTGCGTAAAGCGTTTTTGTCAAGTCAGGAGGGCGCACAATGATCGGCAGCTATGACTTTTCTATTCACATCAATAACTTTATGCAGTGCCAGTGTCTGCAGGCAGTCGCACAGGAATGTGCAGATGTCATCGTAATTGATTGCAACGGTAGTCATGCCAATGCAAAAAGCCTGCTCAGCCTTATGAGCCTTGACTATTCGCGCAAGGTTCGCATTATCACATCCACAGCCGAGGAGCTTTTTGCCCTGCGCAACGCTCTTCAGTTGAAATAAATTTCGGAGGTACATAATGTTTATCTGCAACAAGTGTAAAAAAGTGTTCCCTGATCTCGATGGCTATGGTATGCGCATCCAGTACACATTCGGCTACGGCTCCAAGCGCGACGGCGATTTGTTTGACCTGACCGTATGTAATGAATGCGCGGACGACATCGCGGATGCTGTAGCTAAGATCTGTGCGGTCAACCCCATCGTCTGTGTAGACTACGATGCGCTTTACGGTGATGATTTCGCAGAGCCTGATGATGATTCTGACGGCGATGCAAATATTTTTTCTTAACTTACACAACACATATTTCAAGTATTCTGTAAAGGAGTTTTTCTATGGCCAAAAACAATACGATCCGCTTTTCTTTTATCGGCGCTCCTGTCATCGCCAAAGATGGCATTCTGGACGAGATTGATTCCAAGCGCACAGGAGGCAAGATGTACCGCCTGCACTTTGGCATCAAGGTAGACACCAGCACGGAGTTTGTCGGCCTGCTGGATTATCCCCGCGATACGCTCAAGACCTCGGACACTGATTTTAATTCGATCGAGGTCGCCTGGGCTGACCGTGAGGACCCGGACGTTCTCGCCAAGGTTGCCCGTCCCCGCCTGTACCGCACCAATGTCGGCTGTGAGGACGGCAAGATCAAGAGCTTTATCTCCGGCTATGATTTCATCAAGTACCTGGCGGATGTTCTGCCCGACAACGATAAGGACCTGACCGTTACGGGCACCTGCAAGGTTCGTTATGACAACAAGGGTATCCTGCGCCGCAACTTTGATATTCAGGCCGTCTGGTGTCGCCGCGATACTGAAAAGCCCCAGCTGGCCATGTCTGTTCCCCTCACCTACTGGAAGGATTGCGTCGATAAGTCCGACCTCAAGGAGACCGGCAAGATCAACATCAATGGCTATGTCCTTCAGTTTGCCACTAAAGAGGAGGGCGATAAGTTCCTGCCGTTCTCTGTCGTGTTTGATACGACCAAGTACAACATGGAGATCCCCAAGCACAAGGCCCTCTATGAGTACAAAATGGAGTTTGTCGATGTTAAGGACAAGACGCCGCAGACCATGCTGTGGGATATTCGCGTTGTTAATGGGGCGCAGGAGGTCGAGTTTGACGAGAGTCAGCTGACCAAGCTGCAGAAGATGCAGATCGAACTCGGCGAGGCCACGCTGGATGATTTCCGCCCCCGCGGCCAGATCTTCGGCAACCGCATCTCGGAGCTTCGTCTGAACAAGCCTCTCGCACAGGGCGATTTTGCTGACGGCATGGTCGATACCGGCTACAAGCTCTCCGAGTTTGAGGACATGGTCGCCGTTCCCACCAAGGATGAAACCGTTGCCGATATGGAAAAGTCCGCCGCCAAGCCCGATTCCACCAAGCCCCCGTTCGAGGATGATCTGGAGTTGTTCTGATAATTTTTTAAAGGAGTACATAGCTTATGGCAAGAAAGTTCGGAAGAAAAAACGAAATCAAGCTTGATCCTCTCAAGTATAATCTCTGCCTGATCGGCGAGGGAGGAATCGGCAAGACCACTCTCATTAAGCAGTATTGTGAACGCCTTGCTGGCGAAGATGGTTATATGTTCCTCGATGTTGGCAAAGAGGATGGGTCTGATGCTATCAACGGCATTGTCGCAGAGCCTGTCTGGGATTGGGAAAAATTTGATGATGTCATTACTGATATTGTCGAAAACCGCTATACAGATTATAAAGACCTCAAGGTCATTGTTGTAGATACTTTTGATGAACTGATGAACCTCGCAGAGGGTGAAGTCCTTCGTATTTGGAACCGCGACAACCCGGACAAAAAGACAAAGTTCTTTAAGGCCACTTTCCAAGGCTTTAATGGTCCTACTGACAAAGCAATCGAAATCGTCTTTGATCGCCTGTGGGAATTGAAGCGTGTCGGTGTTTCCTTTATCACCATCGGCCATACTAAGAAAAGCGACATCGCGGATCCTGTTTCTGGCGAGACATATTCCATCCTCACAACCAATATGGACAAGCGTTATTTTAACGCCATGAAAAATAAAGTTCATTTCCTCGGGGTTTGTTATATCGACCGCGACATTGTTAAATATAAGACTGGCCGTAAGAACATTGTCACCAATAAGGAGGAAGTCAAGGGTAAGATCACAGGCGAAAAGCGTGTTGTCTGCTTCCGTGATGATAATTTTTCCGTCGATTCCAAGAGCCGTTTTGCTGACATTGTAGATCGTGTTCCGCTTGATGTTGACGAATTCATTAAGGCTATTACAGATGCCATCAAGAAGGAACACGATAAGGGTCCTACCAGCTATGAGGACGATCTCAAAAAGCAGGCCGCAGAAGCCAAGGCTGAGGAAAAAGTGCATCAGGCACGCATTGATAAATTCAAGGCTGACCGTCAGGACGAAGCTGATGAGGGAAATCGCGAAACTTATATCGCCACCATCGCGGCTAAATTCTCCAGTGCATCCGATGATGTCAAGACTCAGGCAAAATCCATGCTGAATGAATCCGGCTACGCAAAGTTCTCTGATCCCAATGTGCCTATTGCCACCATCAAAAAGATCGCCTCTCTCTTCGCGTAAGGCAGGCAGCGCATGGCAAAAACAACCGCACCCAAAGGCCGCCGCGTCAAGTGTCAGGCAACCGGTGTATGGGGCACGACACTCACGTACTATAAAGCCCCGGACGGCCACTGGTATAAGGACGAAGCAACCTATCAGGACAAGCTCCATAAAGCTGCCATGCATAAGCAGGTCATCGCCGCACTCGCCGATGTTATGATGTTCGATCCATCAATGGCGTTCCCTACCATCATCCCCAAAAAGCTCAAGGAACTCAGCTTCTATGACGATGAAATCATTCTCGCCACGATTGAGCAATGCCGGGATAAGATCGGGTACGCCATGCGCACCAAAGAGTTTTCAAGCGAGTACGGCCGCGCCGCTTATGTCATGGCCATTATCAAAAACCATATCAACGATGTCTATAAGGCGGCAAAATCCAACGCCGCCGTACAGCACAAGCAGGAAGCAAAAGCGCAGCAGGTCCCCATTTTGCAGGATCTCGGTTTTGGGGCAAATACGCAGGATCACCACACACACAGGGATATTTCAGACTTCCTGTTTGACGATGAGCAGGAATGAGGTGATTTCCTATCGAATTACAAGAAATTTTACATAAAATCAATGCAGACCGTGAACAGGTCGAAGCACCGTTTGTATTCTGCCTCTGGAAAGACCCTTACCTTTATGACGAGTACGACCGTGTCAATACTGGTACAGATGAGACAATCCAAACTGATGATTCTAAATTCTACTTTGCTCTTGGCCGCGCTCTGTATGAGCAGGGTTACCGCAACTTCGATGCGATCACGCTTAACGCTTACCTCAAGGATAAGGATGAAACCCGCAAAGAGTTTGATAAACGTGGCGGCTATCGTGAAGTCGAAGCGCTCAAATCTCTCATCAACCCGGATAATGTCGATGGCTATTTTGATAAGGTCGTCAAGTTAAACCTGCTGTCAGACCTCGCCCGCCAGTTCTTCAAAAATTTTTCCAATACGTCGCGGTTTGATAAGATGTCAAACGCCGAAGTCTATGACTTCTTTGACTATCAGCTCAACACCATTTCCATCAACACCGCTAAGGACATGAAGGTGGAAGACGTCTGGTTCGATGATGCTTTTGTCGATGAACTCAATAAGGGCGAAGCGGTCGGCCTCAACTACGGCAAAAACTGCCCGCGTCTCAATTACCTGACATTGGGTGTGCCGCTGGGCGACCTCACCATGCTTGGCGGTTTCTCCGGCACAGGTAAGACCAGCTTTGTATTTGAAAACATGATCCTTGTCATGGCCGAGGCCGGAATCAAATGCTGCATTATCTCCAATGAGATGCAGGTCCGCGCCTATAAGCAGTTGTTGGCTGTACATATTCTTACCAAGGATCTGGATTATTGGAAGATCACTCGCAAGCACCTCAAGACCGGCAATTTTACCGCTGAACAAAACGAAATGCTGCACAAAGCTGCCAAAATCAGTCAGGAAAAGTATAAGAACATCAAGTTCGTCAAGATGTTCGATAACGATACTTCTCGCGTTGTTAAAACCATCCGCAAGTATTCCAAGCTCGGCTTCCAGATGTTCCTCTGGGACACGATGAAATCCGATGATGATGTCAGTATGGAAATGTATCGCCAGCTACTCGTTGCCTCCCGCAAGGTGTTCCAGGCTGCCAGCCGCGAGAATGTTGCGGTCGTCTGTACTTACCAGTTGGCTCTCTACCTCTTGAATCAGCGGTATCTGGACGCTAACTGCCTGTCCAACGGTAAACAGATCAAGGAAGTCTTTTCCGAAATGATCTATATCCGCCCCCTCTGGGAGGACGAGTATACAGGCGAACGCTATGACTGTAAAGCCTACACCCGCGGCAAAAATGCCGATGGCAGTTGGGAAAAGTTTACCACTCCCATTACACTTGACAAAACCAAAAAGTATATCGTCGCTTTTCTCGATAAGACCCGCAATGATGAAGATAAGCAGCAGGTTTTGTACGAGGCTAATCTTACTTGGAATAACTGGCGCGAGGTAGGTTTCTGCACGATCCGCAACGAACACGTTCAAACCACACGCTAAAGGGGGTGCTGCCACTATGAACGCGGCACTTCTGCAGCAGCATCTCTCCGGCAATTCCGATGCTCTTTTCCGCATCCTGGAAACGCTGGAATTTCAGCACATCAATCTTAATAACGCAAAAACACAGTTCCGCTTCTCTCGCCTGGAAGATTCCAACCCCACCAGTATGATGCTGGATGTCAACACCCTGCGCTATTACTGCTTTTCCACCAACGGCAAAGGCAATCTGTTCACCCTCATTATGGATCGTATCCATTGTACCTTCCCGCAAAGCCTGCAATTCGTGGCAAATATCCTGGACCTGGACACCTCTGATTTTAATGTTCAGGTCACTTATCCCTTTCACGGCTTCTATCGTAAGCTCCTGCCAGACCGCGACGATGATTTTACCCTGCCCACGATCCCGGAAAACACACTTGACCCTTACTTAGGCAAATTCAACACAATGTTTTTTCAGGATGGTATCGACTATAAAACACAGGAACTGTTCCAAGTTGGCTACGATGAAGAATCTAGCCGCATCACGATTCCGGAGCGGGACTTTAACGGCAACCTTGTCGGCATCATGGGCCGCAGCAATGACCCCACTTGTAAGCACGAGGAACGCTGGCTGCCCCTTGTCCCCTGCTCTCGCAGCAAGACACTGTTCGGCTTGCAGCAGAACTATCACAACATCATCGACCGCGGCAACATCTTCCTGTTCGAGAGCGAAAAAGCCCCCATGCAGGCACGGTCGTTTGGATGCAGGCTGGCGCTCGGTCTTTGTGGCTGTCATGTCTCTCATGCGCAAGCCACTATGATCGCTTCCATGCAGCCCAAAAATGTGGTGCTGGCTCTGGATGAGGGACTGGAGGAAGAAGCTGTGCGCGAGGAGGCCAAAAAACTCGTGCAGGATAACATCATCGTCAAAACCAAGGTCGGCTATGTCTGGGACTCCGATAGCGACATCATCCCCAAAGGCAGCAAGCTCAACGCAGCAGACCTCGGCGTAGACGCCTACAAACAAATCATGAGAACGAAAGTGAGGTGGCTGACATAGCCGAACGTGCAAAGGACCCTCGCCTGCAAGCCCTGTATGACGAAGGGGTCAATGTCTATAGCTTTTCCAAACTTGGAACCATCAATTCTTGTTTATACGGAGCGTGGCGCACTTACATATTACATGACCGCGGCCTTGGAAGCGTGTATACCGATTTAGGATCGGCCAGCCATGATGCTCTGGAAAATTTCATCGAAGGCAAATCAAATAGTAGCGAAATGCTTCAGACCTTCCGCGATGCTCTTGTTCAGTGCGAACTTGTCGGATATGACTTTCCGAGAGACTTTCGTGGAACGGATGGCATCAAAACGAAATACATAAAAGATATGGAAAACTGCTTCCAGACCTTTACTATGCCGAAAGGCAAATTCACGATTGAGGAACTGCTGATCCTGCGCGTCAGCCCCACCCGGGCCATGCAGGGGTATTCCGACCTGTTGCGCTGGAACAACGATGGCACAGTTACGGTGCTGGACCTCAAAACAAGTTCCGACTACGCTCAGAAAGACCTTCTCGATCATGGCCGTCAGCTTACGATCTACGGCATGGCGCTAGAGCAGGCCGGGTACAAGGTCAAATCCACCGCCTGGATCATGCTCAAGTATGTCGTCATCAAGTACGACTGGTACGCTACACGGCGCAGCAAAAACAAGACCCCACTCACCCGCATCGTCAATCGCTCCAAGATCTATGACACTATCAAAGATGCCGTCGAAGCCGCTTGTCATGAGGCTGGCATGGACGAAATGGATATCGAAATCGCCATGATGGATTTCGCCAAGACGAACATTCTGGGCGATCTGTTCCCGGCTGAAGTCAAGACAAAGTTCTCCATCAAGCCCTATGTGCGAGAATATCCCTACACCAAAGAGCTTCAGGCCGAGGCGCTGAATTACATCAATAAGACTGCCGACCTCTACGAGAGCCTACCGCATGACAAAGACCACCCGTGGGAGCCGTGCGAGATCACGAAGGACTGCGCCTTTTTCTGCAACACACTCTGTAATCACCGCAAAACCTGCCCCTACATCAAGGATTACAACGAACGCACCATGGTCGGTGCCACACAATCCAAAAAGGACGAGGAGGATCTGTTCTGAATGTTCAGTGATATGGACGAAATGTATTTCACCAACCCAAGTGAGGCCGACTCTATCATCGACGAAGCCACAAACAGCCTTCGTGACCTTATCAAGGATGACGTTAAGTGCGTGATCGATGCATACAACAAAGCCCTGCGCGAAAAAGACAATCTGGAAAGCGACATTGCCCGCCTCAACTGGGAAAAACAACACATTGAGGAGGATATTGAAGCGGCCAAGCGCGATGCTGAAAACGCCAAGACAAATCAAATCCCAGAAACATACATCAATAACTTCGTCAAAAAGTATACAGGATCCTACGTTCCCGGAGATGAAGTATATGTGGCGGACCACTCGTACAAGTCAAGCAAATGTCCTACCTGTAACGGTAGTGGTAAAGTAGAGGCTTCCATTAACGGGAAGTCAACCATCATCACATGCCCTAAGTGTAATGGGTATAAGAATGATAGTCATTGTTACTATTTCGTCAAAAAAGATGTCATTGAGACAGTGGATTTAAAACTTCGCTTTGATAAAAACCATGTAACAGCAATGCAAACACGCTTTTCTGATCTTGAGCCTACATACGTCTATCTGCAAGATTGTGGCGGATTGTCGGACGTAAGCCTTATTTTCAGAACCGAAGCCGAAGCTCAGGCAAAAGCGGACGAACTGAATAAGAAAGAGGCCGAGCAAACTGATGGCTAAGGTCAAAGAATGTATCTCTCGTCAAGAACTCATGAACATGATTGAGGATTACGCCGAGCGTAATGATCCAAGTAGTTTACAGGAGTTAGTGAATTCCATGTATCTGAGGCTTTGCGTTGAGGAAGTTATAGAATATGCCATCCAACGCAGCATGATTGACGGACGTACCTACCATCCGTTCATCGGCAAAATCGCCAACGGCTACATCCATGACTTTCGCCACAGCTGGCCGTTTCAAGATGGAGGTGAATTAAAATAAAGCAAAACTATCTCTGTTATCACCTGCATGATGACGAAGGCTCCGTCCTTGACAGCTGCACAAAATATCAAGACTACATAGACCTTGCCGTAAAAAACGGTATGACCGCAATCGGCTCCAGTAACCATGGCTATGTACTGAACTGGACAAGCAAAAAGCTGGCAGCTGAAAAAGCCGGTCTCAAATTCATCTTCGGTGTGGAATGTTATCTGACTGACAGGCTCCTTCATCAAGGTCCTGAGAACGAAAAACCCCACAAGCTCCGTGATAATTACCATACCGTGCTGATTGCCCGCAATGCCCGTGGCGTGCTCGAAATCAACAATTTGCTAAGTAAGTCGTTCGATGCGGAGCACAAGTATTACAAGCCTCGCATTACATTTGATGAGTTCTATGGTTTGTCAAACAATGTCATCACAACATCGGCATGTCTTGCCAGCCCTCTGTATCACTATACAAAAAATGTCGAGGACTTTGATCCGGATAGATACGAACAGCTTGTGCGCAGGTACGATTATTTAGAAATTCAATATCATAATTGTCCGGAGCAGGCTGAATTTAATCAACACCTGTATGAACTGTCCCAAAAATACGATAAACCGCTCATCGCAGCAACCGACACCCACAGTTCTACTCCATATAAAGCCGAGTGCCGCAAGCTTCTTATGGAGGCCAAAGGCATAGAATTCAGCGGCGAAGATGAGTTCGACCTTACATTTAAGTCATACGAGGAACTTGTCACTGCCTTTGAGCAGCAAAACGCGCTTCCTCATGATGTCTGGATGCAAGCCATCGAAAATACGAATGTCGTGGCCGATAGTGTTAAGGACTTCAAACTGAATACAAAAGCCAGATACCCTATTCTGACTGGTTCTAAGGAATCTGATGCTGAAACCTACATTAAAAAGACATGGTCAATGACAGATGACAAAATCGCAAAAGGTATCATCCCCGCATCAGAGGCCGACCAGTTCCGTAAAGATGTCGCAGAAGAACTGGCAGTATTTAAAAAGGTAGACATGCTCGGCTTTATGTTGAGTATGAGCGATTTGATGTGTTGGGCAAAAGGCAAAGGTATTCCCATTGGGCCAAGTCGTGGTTCCGTTGCTGGTTCCCGTGCCGCCTTTGCAACTGACATTATCGATGTTGACCCTGTTCGTTGGGGTCTTGTGTTCTCACGCTTCTGTAATGAAAATCGTGTCGAAATTGGAGACGTCGATATTGACATTCCCGACGAATACCGCCCACAGGTCTACAAGCATATCTTTGAATCGTTCGGCCAATGCAAATGCGCTTATGTTCTTGCGGTTGGCACCATGGTTGAAAACGGTACGATTGACGAAATAGGCCGTGCTCTTGCCAAGCGTTGGAAAAAAGAAAATCCTGATAGCGCAGACAGTGAAAATCCATACTCACTTGCAAATATTGCAAAAGTCAAAAAGGAATACGAGGCTGATCCGGCTCAATGCAGAGAGGTCCACAAAGACATTTTCTATTACTTTGACGGCATGAAAGATGTCGCCGTGTCACTCTCACATCATGCAGCCGGTGTTATTATCGCTCCTATTGATATCTGTGAACGCTTTGGCACGCTTATCGACAAAGATGGCTTGCAGATTCTTATGCTTGACATGGATGCCTCTCATGCAGTTGGCCTTGCCAAGTACGATATCCTTGGACTTGCTACAGTAGATTTGATTTACAAAACATGCAAACTTGCTAACATCAAATATCCGCATACGTGGGAAGTGAATTTCAACGATTCAGCTGTATGGACTGATATGAAAACAAGCCCTATTGCCCTATTTCAGTTCGGCAGTGATTTCGCCTTTGACTCTTTAAAAAAGTATGATGCAAAAAGTATTCAGGATTTAAGCCTTGTCACGGCAGCAATTCGTCCCGGAGGTGCATCCTATCGTGAGCAGCTTTTCCGTCACGAACAGGCTCATAATCCATCAAAAGAAATTGATGATTTGCTTGCAGACAGCCTCGGACACCTTGTATTTCAGGAACAGACAATCGCTTTTCTGCAGCAGATATGCGGTATGAGTGGTAGTGATGCCGACTCTGTCCGCCGTGCAATCGGTCATAAAAATGAGCAGGCCATCGCAGCAGCTATGCCGGAAATCTTAGATGGCTATTGTAATAATTCACCAAGACAGCGCACAGAAGCAGAGCAGGAAGCCAAGGCATTCCTACAAATCATACAAGACTCATCGGCGTATCAGTTTGGTTTGAACCATTCGTGCGGTTACTCAATTCTTACATACTATTGTGCGTACTATCGCTATTATTATCCTGTTGAATTTACAGCTGCACTTTTAAACATCGCCAACAACCAAGACAAAATCCTTGCCGGTACACAGCTTGCTAAGGAGCGCGGCATCACCATCATGCCCATCAAGTTCCGCCATTCTCTTGACCAATATACACCTGACGCTAAAAACCGCACGATCTATAAAGGTATGGCGTCTATCAAGTATATGAACAAAAAGGTCGGCAAGGAGCTGTATGCGCTGCGCGATAAACAGTATGGTTCGTTTATTGACCTACTGTATGACCTGGAGCATACCTCCATCAACTCTCGCCAGCTCACCATTCTGATCGAGCTTGATTTCTTCTCTGAGTTCGGCAACCCTGACCAGCTTAAAGCGCAGGTCGAAATCTATGAGAAGTATAAGAACACCAAACAGCTTAAAAAAGACGAACTCCCCATTCCGGAAGAAGAAGTCAAGTGCGAATCCGTCACAGAAAAGATGTACAAGAATGTAGATGCCCGCCATATCATCGACTATCTTGTCAATCGCGACACAGTTAATATCAAAACCGGTATACGCAAAATTCTGAAGTACGAATTTTCAAATCTCGGCTACCTTCAGTACGCCAATCCCCGCCTCGCCACCACCTACCACTACGTCCTTTCCATCGACGGCAAATACAAAAACAAAAACATCACCCTCTATCGCCTGTGCGACGGCGAGACCATGTCCTATAAGATCCGTCCCCGTACCCTAGACGATAACCCTGTCGAACCCGGCGAGATTATCAAGGTGCTCGACACCCACATCGAGGGCAAATGGAGCAAGGACGGCGACCAGTGGGTGCAGTCTACAACAGACTTCAACGACTTTCTTACGAAATATTCCCATGTGAGGTGATTCAAATTTTAAATACCATTTTACTTTTCTCGGAGCTTTTATCCATCCCCATCGCCCTGCTGGTCAGTTTCCGGACTGAAAGCAAATATGTAGAGATCAGCATGCTCAGTTACCTGCTGTTCTTGCTGTTTATCAGGTGCTATCGGCTGGAGAACCTTCAGCCCATCATCTGACGGAGGTGATTTTATCGAAGCAAATTTTGTAAAATCCACGTTGGATACCTTCACGATCCTCGTGGACTCACGTGAACAGGACACGCTCAAGTATCATCAGCGGTTGGCTCGGTTCAGCTGCTCTGTTCTGCGCACCAAGCTTGATTTCGGCGACTATTCTGCACAGGTCACACTACCAAGTGGTGTCACTTTCAGTTTGGCTGATAAAGTAACGATAGAGCGTAAAATGTCCATAGATGAATGCGCTTCCTGTTGGACTACCAGTCGTGACCGCTTCAAGCGCGAGTTCGAGCGTGCTAATACCAAGGACGCTAAGGTCTACCTACTTATCGAGCAAGCCTCATGGGAAAAAGCCTACCACGGCTATTACCGCAGTCAGATGAAGCCCCAGGCTCTTGTTGCCAGCATGACCACATGGATGGCACGCTACGACACCCCCATCGTCATGTGTAACGCAGAAACATCAGGGCAGTTAATATACGATATTCTTTACCGCGAAATGAAAGAAGCTCTGATCAATCTATGAGCACGCCATTCAAGCCGCCTAAAGGCCAGCGCGTCTGCCTGCAATACATACAAACAAACCGTGACGGCGAGAAAGAGCCTATCGCCATCGTCACTGAAACCATTATCCCCGGTTCCTTCTCGCTATTCCTACCAGACGGTAAGACCTGGAAAAAGAAGCTGACGAAATCAGAACCGGACTTTGATAAGGAGGTGTGGCCGTCTTTATGAAGCCGAATGTAAAGGTCGTTGACATAGTCCATATGCTGTCGGACTACCCGGAGCAAAGCCACTTCCTGCTCAAGAACCACGACTACGAGGTCTGTGTTCATCTGCAGATCGGGTACTTCGTCCTGTTGGCCGGTCGCCTCATCTTCCTACCTATCGAGCTAAATGGCTATGACTATACCGTTTATCAAAAAACGTATTGAACCATGAACATAGTTATAAGTAATCTCGTATTGCAGTTTGAACAGATTTACATGGTTTTAAATGAACATTATTACCAAAGTAAATTGCCTTCTGTAAAATTTTTCGTTGCAAAACTGAATCGCAATAAATACAACTATTTTTCTTTGAGCGGCAATAATCTTATGGGTTATAAAATGTCAACCGATATGATAAAGATCAGCGATACAACGCCAAACATTATTGCTGGACTGCTGCACGAAATGGCCCATCTTTACGACTTAGAGAATGGCATAAAAGACTCCAGCGGCACCAATAACGCCTACCATAACAAGCGCTTCAAGGAAACCGCAGAAAGTCACGGCCTTATTATAGAGCACTCTGCCCGCTATGGCTGGATTATCACAAGACCATCCCTTGAACTGCTTGACTTCATAGACCTGCAAGGTTGGCAGATTATCCAAATACAAGGTTACGGCAAGCCGCTTAAAACATCTACACACATCCGCAAATATATCTGCCCTTGTTGCAAGAACAGCGTCCGGGCAAGCAAAGCCGTCAACATCCTGTGCGGCGACTGCATGAAGAAAATGGAACCTGATCCAAAGGAGTGATTAAATTTCACATGAATTTTAGTAACCATCGTGAACAGAACCGTAAAGAGCGCGGTGTCAAAGAGCTAAACTTGATGTGCGCCAGTTATGATTCCAAGTGTGCGCCTGTCCGCACCTTTAACTATAACGACCTCTCCCCTGCCCAGCGCCGTGCTTTTGACCGCCGGGAACCCGCAAAAAACTATCTGGAGGTAATCTGATGAAAGTCGTCTCTCAGTCCCATGAATGGATCACGCCGCTCAACCGTGATGTCACCTTAAAGCGTATCGAGCAGATTGCCCGCACCTGTTATCAGAGCGAGGGTGCTATCAAGCCTGGCAGTGATGCAAAAATGGTCGCCATGCTCTGTAAGAACCACCACTATGCCATGATTGAACATATCAGCCTAAGCTGTAAGTTCATCACAGACCGCGGCGTAGCTAATGAGATCGTTCGTCACCGCATCGGTTCCTATGCGCAGGAGTCCACCCGCTACTGCAACTACAGCAAGGACAAGTTCGATAACGGTATTACAATTATCAATCACGGTTATACAGGAATCGTGATGAAAGATGTGGTAGACGCTTGTTGGCAAGCAGAACAGTGTTATTTGGATATGCTGAAAAATGGTGCAACCCCCGAGCAAGCACGCGATGTTCTCCCCCTGTGCCTCAAAACCGAGATCGTCTGTACATGGAATCTGCGTGAGTGGCATGAAATCCTGCGCCTGCGTACTGCTAAGGACGCCCACCCTGCTATTCGTGAACTGATGATTCCTGTCCTGCATGAACTGCAGGATGTTTACCCGGAAATTTTCAATGATATCGAGGCAACCGCATGATCAAACGAAACTCTCCCAACCGTCAGCTCAAACTTAGTCTCGTCTGGCTCCTGGTTACTATCGCAATGATCCCTGTTCAGGGTTTTTGTATCTCAACCATCTGGAACTGGTTTATGCCCATTATCGGCTTGCCTACTCTCACATGGCTACAAACGTACTGTCTGCTTTTCGCCGTCAAAGCACTCTTTGGCGGTAAAAGCGAAACCGGGACAACAAAGACGATCAAAAGCATTATAGACGGCACCTGCGCCGAGTATAACGATTATGACATTCCCGACGAGGTTATGATCATCCTGCTTACGATCCTCGAAACCGTTATTGTATCCGCTCTCTATCTTATCATCGGCTGGTTACTCAGCTGTTTTTTGTACCTGTAAGGAGGTTTTTACATGACCGATAGCGAACAGTTCAAGCAGATCGTCTGTACCATGTACGACACATTTTGCAAAAAGAATCACGACTACGGCAACAGCTTCTCCACTACATGGCAGGAGTTCGGCAGTCTTGGCCTTGTCACCGCCGTAGCTCAGATCAGCCATAAATACCATCGCCTGCTCAACCTGACCAAGGGCACACAGCCCAAGGTTGATGAGAGCATCCGCGACACATTGCTGGACCTTAGTAACTACTGCATCCTCACCGTCATGGAACTTGATAAAGAAAAGGCTGAGGATCGCTTTTGAAATAAAAACAGCCACCAAGCAGCAACAGAAAAAAGGAGGTCTTTATGGCAAAAACACTTTCTAATGATGTTGATCAGAACGTTCAACACCCCATTTATTACGGCGGTGCCGATGACCCGTATGAGGCCATCAAGGTAATCGAGGCTTGGAATCTCGGCTTCCACCTCGGCAACACCGTCAAGTACATCAGCCGCGCCGGTAAAAAGGATGGTAATTCTGCTACACAGGATCTTAAAAAGGCGCTGTTCTATTTGAATCGTGAAATTGAACTTTTGGAAAAGCAGAACCAGGTCATTGATGTATCCGACGCAATGGTAGCCGATACCGCATCCGCCGGGACGAAGTAAGGAGGAGCTATGGAAAATGTAATTCTCTACACCACGCATTGCCCGCGATGTCTGGTTCTGGCAAACAAACTGCAGGAAAAAGGTATCCACTATACGGAGTTTACCGATGTACAGAAGATGATCGAGATGGGCATGGATATGATGCCTGTTCTGCAGGTGGGCAAAAAGCAGTATGGATTTAAAGAAGCAATCAAAATCGTAGGAGGTATGTAATGGCTATCGAACAGTATGAAAAATATCAGCCGTATCTTGACTTTATCAAGGAGTATGCCGCATCCAGCAACGCAGCCACTGGCAGTAAGGTTGATGCGAACGCGAATGTGGAATGCAAGAATGTCACCACCTTGACTGGTGAGCTTTATAAAAAAGAGGGCATCGGTATCAATCGTCTGCGCATGTGGCAAAAAATCAAAGAGATGTACGGCCAGGAGTATGCTGACAAATACATTTACCAGCTTGACCACCATTTTATTTACCGCCATGACGAAACGAACCCATGCCTGCCGTACTGCGTCTCCATTACCATGTATCCGTTCCTGTTCAATGGTCTGGAAAGCATCGGAGGCGGCTCATCTGCTCCTCACAACCTTGATTCCTTCTGCGGTGAATTTATCAACCTGTGCTTTGCCATTGCATCTCAGTTTGCCGGTGCAGTCGCCACCCCTGAATTTATCCCTTATCTTGATTACTTTATCCGCAAGGACTATGGCGACGATTATTACCTGCACGCTGATAAAGTAGTAGATCTTTCCAGCCGTCATCGCACCATCGACAAGGTTATTACTGACCAGTTTGAGCAGGTCGTCTATTCTCTGAACCAGCCTGCCGCTGCTCGTAATTTCCAGTCCATCTTCTGGAACTGCGCATACTTCGATAAGCCGTATTTTGAGGGAATGTTCTCTGATTTCGTATTCCCCGATGGCACAGAAATGCAGTGGGAGTCTGTATCCTGGCTGCAAAAGCGCTTTATGGAATGGCTGAATCAGGAGCGTCTGAAGAAGATCCTCACCTTCCCTGTCGAGACTCTGAACCTGCTGGATGATGGCACCGATTATGTCGATAAGGAATGGGCTGACAATGCTGCCGAAATGCTTTCTAAAGGCCATAGCTTCTTTATCTATCGTTCCAACAGTGTGGATTCCCTTGCATCCTGCTGCCGTCTGCGCAATGAAATGAGCGACAATACTTTCAGTTATACTCTTGGTGCTGGCGGTGTAGCTACTGGCTCTAAGGGTGTTATTACCATCAATATGAATCGCCTGATCCAGACTGCTGTTGATGATAACCGTGATATTTGCGAAGCCGTTCGTGAACAAGTCAAAGATATCCATGTTTACCTCAAGGCATGGAACGCGATTTTGAAGGACGAGTTCAATGCAAAGCTGCTCCCTATCTACGATGCCGGATATATCTCTTTGGATAAGCAGTTCCTGACCATCGGCATTAACGGCTTTGTTGAGGGCTGTGAATTCCTTGGCTACACCATCTCCCCGGACAACCAAAACTATGTTGATTTTACAAACAAAGTGCTCAAGGTCATCTATGACGAGAACAAGGTAGATCGCTCTGATGGCATTATGTTTAATACAGAATATGTTCCCGCTGAAAATCTTGGTGTCAAGAACGCAAAGTGGGATAAGCAGGACGGCTTCGTAGTTCCGCGTGACTGCTACAACAGCTACTTCTATGTTGTCGAGGATCCTACCAAACCGCTTGACAAATTCATGCTCCACGGCTCCAAAATGACGCAGTATCTGGACGGCGGCAGTGCCCTGCATTTGAATCTGGAGGAACATCTGAATAAGGAGCAGTACCGCAAACTGATGAATGTGGCTATCAAGACTGGGTGTCCCTATTGGACGGTGAATGTCCCGAATACCATCTGCAATGACTGCGGACACATTTCTAAGCATCACCTGCATAAATGCCCTAAGTGCGGCAGTGAGAACCTGGACTATGCAACCCGTGTCATTGGTTATCTCAAGCGCGTATCCAGCTTCTCAGAGGCCCGTCAGAAGGAGGCAGCGAAGCGCTATTATGCAGACTGATTGCAAGCCGCTTCTGTATAGTCACTATGATGTGACATTCCAAGAAGTGCCCGGCGAGATAAGCCTTGTGTTGGATATTACAGGCTGCCCACATCACTGCCCTGACTGCCATTCTAAATTCTTATGGGAATATAGCGGAAGCCCATTGCTGGAGAACCTCCCATCGATCATCAATAAATACTGGTCCATGATCACCTGCGTGTGTTTTATGGGCGGCGACCAGAACAAAATAGAACTACTGAAAGCATGCAAAATCGCACATCGGTACAATTTGAAAACATGCCTCTATACAGGTCTTGACTACCAAAGTTTTCGTCACCTGATGTATGACGGTGGACCGCGCAATTACGGCGTATACTTCAATTTTATCAAGGTTGGCCCGTATGTTTCTGAATTCGGCGGTCTTGACGATCCAAAAACGAACCAGCGTTTTTATGAACTCAGAGGAAATGTACCGATTGATAAAACGATCCTGTTTCAAAAGGAGTACAAATGAAAATCAAAACCAACCCGGCATGGACAGATGACGAGGTGCAGGAGTTCCGTTCCTCCGTCAAAGCAAACGAAGGCTATTGCCCCTGCCGTCTCACCAAGACGCCTGAAACCAAATGTATGTGCAAAGAGTTCCGCGAGCAAGATTCCGGCCTCTGCCACTGTGGACTGTATTATAAGGAGTGACTAAATGGACACACCAAACGATATTCTTGCCTGTGACTGGAACGCAGATTTCATCAAGAAGATGCAGAACCGTATTCTTGTTTCCCATTACAAATACGGCTGGATGAAAAATACATACCCCGAACTGGCTCAAGCCGTCAAGGAGATTGAACCGCGTCTCAAAAAATATCTCGAAACAGGAAATACTGAGTGGCTGATCGATATTGCCAACTTTGCCATGATCGAGTTCATGTATCCCAGTGTTTCGGGTGCAGCCTTTCGCGGCACGGACAGTGACGAATCGCCGGGACTCACCAGCGGTATCAGTTACAAGGAGCTAGTAGATAGTATGAAAGGTGGTTACTAATGAAGAAAACTATCATCGAAGAATATGACAATGCTGGAAAACTCATCAAGAAAACCACCATTGAAGAAGATTCTGTCAACTATAATGGGATGTATAACCCTTACAGCCCTTATAATCCGATTGCCAAGCCTACTATTACGAACGTTCAAACTACCGGCATCGTAGATTGCCTTGATAAATCCATCATCTGCACGGCATCCGGTGCCGCTGAAGCCACTCTTAAAGGAGAATGAAAATGGAAACCTTGAAAATCAAAAAGCTCCACCCCGATGCTCATGTTCCCACCCGCGCTCATGACACTGACGCCGGTATGGATCTGTACGCACTTCCTGTCGAGTACACCGACGAGGAAAAGGAAGCATATAAATCTGCTGTAGATAACAGTGTAATGTATACAAAGATTTTTGACCTTTTTGGTGGTCTTGGACTTTATAGTGACGAACCTATCAGCAGCGAACAGAAAATGGCAGTTGACGCCGTAAGTAAGGCATCAGAATCAGAATTGGAAACCTCGTGGGATGGATTCTTCAAAAAGAAGATTGTAATTGAGCCACATAGCACCGTGATTGTACCAACGGGTATTGCTGTCAGCATCGATCCCGGTTTTGTCGGCTATGTCTTTGCCCGCAGTGGCCTTGCTTCTAAGCAGAGCCTTTCTCCAGTCAATGGCGTAGGCGTTATCGATTCTGCGTATCGTGGTGAAATCAAAGTTCCGCTACATAATCATAGTGACAAACGACAGGTCATCGATGTCGGTGAGCGCATCGCCCAGCTCGTCATCCAGCCCATTTCTCTGTGTACGCCTGTGGAGGTAGAAGAACTTGATGAAACTGATCGCGGCGTTGGCGGCTTTGGTTCCTCCGGCCAAAAGTAAAAACGATGAATTATGGCCCTATAAGGTTGTAGAACTACAAAGCAGCGGTTACGGAGACAAGCCCATTGTCACCTGCGAATACTTTGAGGATAGTTACGAAAAAGCCTACCATACTATGTGCCAACACGCCAACGATTCCTATAAAAATAGCTTATCTCGTATGTCTTTAGATTTTCGCCCAAGGTACACGGTAACGCCACAATACGCCATAGTCTCCGGCGGAAACCCGCCTTGGAAAGATATGTGGGTAATCATGAAAGAGGGTAAATAATGCACAAACTGTATAATGTCACATACTGCCTGTATGAAGGCAAAGAATATGAAGATATTTTCAGCCGCCTTCTGTTCACAGAGGAAGAAATGCACGCAACCATCGATTCGTATACCTCGTTTCATAGCCTGTTCGATGCCGCCAAAGCTAAAAAATGCCCCGGCCTGTATTGCAGTAAGACTGTTTTTTCCCACCGTCCGTGCCTGTATTACTATGGTGGTCATTATGATAGCACCATAACAGAGAGAAATTTCGTAAACCCAACTTCTTTTGAGGCTACGTATTACGAGTGTTCGCCGCAGCATTTCGGCTACGATTTCTTTAAAGAAAACCTGTCCATGGATGATTTCATGACCTTCCTGCAGGAACGATACGGCGCAGACTGTAAGACCATACTTTTTAACACCACAATGGAGAAATAACATGAACAACGATTTCACGACCACCATCCAGAACATCAGCCAGTGCTGGTATCTCAAGGATGTCCTTGATGTGGCCACAAGCAACCAGCGTACAGACGGCCGTTACCCTAAGCGCATCGGTTCAACCTTCTGGCAGGTCATCGTGCCCGGCATCGGCAAAAGTGCCGCTCTGTTTTACCTGTATGACAATAAAGGCAACCGCAAAAACGGCTACCTGCAGACCAGCATGGTCCAGGGCGTAGAGATCACAGAAGAATCCAACAACTGCGATACAGAGCTTTGCATCACAACGCTGAACAGCATTTTTATCCTGACGCCCACAGAGCCAAAGCAAGAGTCTGATCTCGCAGAATAACTACATAATGGCAGCGCATCAGCGCGGGTGGGTATGGGGTATTTATTTATATGATTTCAAACAAAGAAGTCCGCAACGCAAGGCTAACACGAGAGGCCAGAGAAGCGGCCATAAAACTAAAGGAATATTGCAATCTGAAATCAGGGTGCAGCTCCTGCTGCTTTTCTATGATTGACGGTGGATGTCTTATAAGTGATAACATCCCCAGCAGCTGGCACTTGGAGGCAGAGGCCCCGTCTGATATGGAACGCCGCTTTGCCAAGTATAAGCTGAACGAAGGATTTGACTATGTAAATCTTGATTTCGATATGGATGGCCGTCATGTAACAGTATGTGACAGTAACAAACCTGACATTGGCCTCATCCTGTCATCGGACAGCTTTGGCTGCCTGCTTGACGCCGGTGATTATTCGCTGCGGTCCATCGCAGACGGAAAAGTCAAAAGGAGAACAACTAAACAATGACGGTGCGCGAACTAATCCATGAGCTTCTCAACAAGGGCGAACTTGATACTCGTGTCGTTATCGAGACCGCCAATGGTGACTATAACATTGCCACAGTGGATTCTCAATATGTCGGCGACAACACCATTTACCTTTGCATCGACGAATAAAAAAGCCGCGCAAGTCACCCTGCACGGCCAATAAGTTACTTCAATTTTTCAAGGATCTCGTCAACGCTCATGCCCTCAGCCAGAAGCTTGCCCACCATTTCCTGGACTTCGGCTTTCTTAGCTTCGGCCTCGGCAGCTGCATCTGCTTTAGCTTTCTTGGCCTCCAGCTTTGCAATAGCCTTATCAATGATTTTGATATTTGCCTTTTTTGCCTTTACTGCCTCTTTCAAATCAGCCAACTGTGCCATCAGATCATCTACAGCAGTTTCGGCATTGGCCAATTCAGCAATCGCCGCGTCCTTAGCGGCCTGTTCTTCAGCAATTTGTGCTGCATAATCAACAGCAACGGTTTTAGATTTGTTCTTGCTTCCCTTGGTTCTCGGCATGGTGTGTTCCTCCTTCAATCATTTTGATTTAACTATATCACACCGTTAAATAAACTGCAATATGAAATTCAAATGAGGTGATCTATTCTGTATTTCTATGATACCTGCGCCTTGCTCAATATGGGCGAAGCTGCTTTCGATGAACCGTTCTACATCTCTGCCTGGACACTGAATGAGCTTGAAAACATCAAGACCAGCCACAATAAGGATGACTCCGTTCGTTATAAAGCCCGTCAGATGGCAAAGCTGCTGGACAAGCACCGCGATGACGGCAGCTATACTCTTGAGTATGATATGATGCAGCTTGTTTCTGCTGACGAGATAATTCAGGGATACCCAGTCGCACCGGAAACCACAGATACTAAAATCTGCGAAGCCGCAAATCGTGTCAATAATAAACAGCGTATAACTTTTTGCACCGACGACATCTGCTGTAAACTCATCGCACATGACATCTTTAATCTCTCCGTCTGCTCCACGCCAGACATCCTCTCGCCTGATCACTATACAGGATATAAGGAGGTCTCGCCAAGCCCGGAAGATCAAGCGATTTTGTACGAGCACCCGGACGAGAATATTTTCTGTCTGATTCCCAATCAGTATCTCATCGTACATAGTGATGACGCCGTTGACCTGTTCCGCTGGACTGGAGAAACCCATGTCAAGGTCGATTACAAGAGCTTCAAGAGCATGATGTTTGATACGGTCAAGGCCAAAAACGGTGATGTCTACCAGAAGCTCGCCTTCGACAGCCTCGCCAATAATAAGATCACGATGCTCCACGGTCCCGCCGGGACAGGCAAGAGCTATATCGCCATGGCTTACATGTTCAAGCTTCTGGAGTCTCACAAGATTGATAAGATCATCGTGTTTACAAATCCGTGCGCTACTACCGGCGCAGCCAAGCTCGGTTTCTACCCCGGCACCCGCGATGAAAAACTGCTCGACAGCCAGATAGGCAATATGCTCGGCGCAAAGCTTGGCGACAAGATGATGCTGGAACGTCTGCTCAACGAAAATAAGATCCAGCTTCTCCCCTTCTCCGATATCCGCGGCTTTGATACCACTGGCATGAACTGCGCCGTTTATATCACAGAGGCCCAGAACCTCGACATCGAGATGATGCGTCTGGCCCTCCAGCGTATCGGCGAGGACTGTATCGCCATCATTGACGGCGATTATGAGGCACAGGTCGATATGGCCGCTTACTCCGGCTCCAACAATGGTATGCGCCGCCTCAGCGAGGTATTCCGCGGCAGCGACTTCTACGGTGAGGTCAAGCTGCAAAACATCTACCGTTCCCGTATCGCTGCTCTCGCACAGGAGATGTAATCATGAATTCTATAATTTTTATTCCAGAACAACTCATGGTTGGATTTCAGAACCGCAAAGATACCTTCACCGGTAAACTTGCCTATGTAATCTATTATGATGAAAAAGGTAAGCTTCGCAAAGAACACAGCTGGCAAAACTGGCGTGACAGAAATATTGATCCACAAGAACTTGTTAATGAACCAACAACAGGTTTTGTCCTGAATAAAAAGGTTGGCGGTTATTGCTATCATTATGACCCACGCCAGACCTATGTTCGCGTCTATGACCCACGTGGCTTTGAGTTTGAAATCACCGTTCCCAATCTTCTCTGGATCCTTGAAAACAGCGATTGTATCAAGGGCAAGGGTTTGGCTGGTGAGTTTGTTTATGGTTGGGACGGTGCAGAACTTCTGCTTGTCCCTGTGGACTCTCCTGAATATAAAGAAAGTCAAAAGATCAGCATCGCAAAATTTTCCAAAACCTTCATTAAGGGCAAAGACCTTATTGTCGGTCACACCTATAAATTCACCAACAGCGAACAATATGTCTACCTAGGTAAATATGATTTTTACGACAGTGTTCGAGACCCTGACAGTGGACGATTTGGTAGAATCAACGCAAAAATCGGAAAGCGTTTTTTCTTTGGATATGAAGGTTCTGGTCCGCATAATACAGTTGTCCCACAAATTTCTATTCCAAAGTCCTTGACTCGTCTGGTAATTGAAGAAACGAGCGATATAATGTCTGATCAGTATGCGGACTATGTTTCTCTTATGAAGAAAAATCCGCACTTTTCACCGGAAGATATATCAAAGGACAAATTTGTGCCTTTCGCAGTTGATGAAATCATGGGTCTGTTGTTTGAAGAATGCCCTTGGAATCCTTCTTATCGCTACCCTTTGCATAATCTCCTAAGGATGTTTGTAAGACGCAACGATGGCACAATTACCCATGTCTGTTTACGATATATCACTAAGGCTGATACATCTACCCAATTTCCAGAGTGGAAAAACCCAGATGCCCCTATTTATTATGTGACGAACGGAGACTATGACTATACTCCGGCTCTAAATATTGATGATTTTGTTGCGGACACTTTCGAGACACTTTACACCAATCCAGTTTATAGCTGGCAAACCAAGAAAGTTTGGGGCTATAAAGAACGACCTGTAACTTTGACAGAATTACTTAACCATTTTACTCCGGTGTGGCACTATACCTATCTTACTAACGGGGAGTTTTATAAAAAGGAGTTTTTCAATGACAACTACGACTTTGACGAATGATGATCGTATTATTCTTCTTAAACAGAAGATTGAAGATAAACGTACTGCCTTAAAAAGCGCGAACACCCGTCCCCGCCTTATCACAAACTGCCAGCTGACCATGGACGGTATCAAATACAATCTGCACACAGGCGGTGATACGCTTACACTTTTGTATCTCAAGCTTAACGCTTTGCGCATGTCGGCTTATGACCTACAGATTGACCCATCTACAATTATGCTGGACGGCTTTTATCTCGCCGATTGGATGCATGACATTAAAGAACTGCGTGCAGTCGAGCAGACCCGCAAGCAGGCTGCAGAACTTAAAGCTGCCGAAACACGTCTCAATAGTCTGCTTTCTGCTGACAAAAAGACTGAACTGGAGCTGGATAAATTTGCAGCTCTGCTGGATGATTAAGGAGGTATTTATGAAAAAATATACGGCAAAAGAACTTATCGCAGAAGGTTATAAACTTGACAACGCTCTTATCACAAATGTTTCGCTGTCATACGGCGACTACTGCTGCCTGACGCTTGATATTACGCTGAAGGGTGATGGATGGGGCTGTGTGTACGGCGGTTATTGTCTTGGCAATATCTACCCTGACAGTTATGATAAGGACTCTTATGAAGGATCTGCGGCTGGCATGGAAGTCATTATGCGTATCATGGATATCGTAGGTGTGTCACGTCTGGAGGATATGAAGGGTAAGTACGTCCGCGTTGCTACTAAAAAATGGGGCGATACCGTTAAAATTATCGGAAACATCATTAAAGACCGCTGGTTTGATTATCAGAGTTTTTACGCCGACAAAAAGGAGGAATCCAAGTGAACTATTACATTGCAGACCTGCACTTTTCCCATCAGAATATTATCCAGTTCGATAAGCGCCCCTATCAGACAATCGAGCAGATGAACAATGATCTGATCAAGCGCTGGAATGACACCGTCACAGATCGTGATGATGTCTATGTTCTAGGCGATATGTTCTGGAACACGGACGACGCCCCTATGATCCTTCAGATGCTCAAAGGCCGTATTCACCTCATCAAGGGCAACCACGATAAAATCACACCGGATATGATGCACTACTTCACATCTATTTCCGGCTACGCCGAGATCAACGATAAAGGCTACAGCCTGATCCTGTGCCACTACCCTATCATGTTCTACAACCATAGCTATTCTCAGCACTGTTGGATGCTTTGCGGTCACGTACATAACACCCGCGAAAACACATGGCTCAATGAGTGGAAGGGAGAACTCCGCGACAATATCTACAGCATTGCCAACAATCGCGGCAATATCATCAATGTAGGCTGCATGCTGCACGATTATACCCCTAAGACCATCGACCAGCTGATCGAGTGGGATAAAAGCGAGGTCTGGAGGGTCAGCGCAACATGAAAATTATCCAAGGTGGTAGAGGTTCCGGTAAAACATATACATTGGTTCAACTTAGCCATCTGAGCGGATATCCGATCATGACCAGAAGCAGATGCAGTAAAAAATGTATCCAGATGATGGCTGACAAGCTTGGCCTTACTATCCCGGAACCCATCGTTTTCCGCAGTAAACAGGATACAAGGGGTAAGCTCCTCCCGACAGATAAAGTCCTCGTTGATGATCTTGATGGATGGCTTTCTGATATTGTAAGTGACTATTTTGGTTCTGCTGTTACCGCCGCCACCATGAACATAGATGATAACCAGAATGTGATCAACCTTATGAATAAGGAGACAAAACGCAAATGATTGAAATTATGACAAGTGGTGATTTTGAGAAAGTCGTCGAAGCACTTGGCTTGAAAAACGCCAAACGCACCTACTTGTACACTCCTACCGGGGATTCTCCTTGGGCCGACAGTTTTGCTGTATGGGAATTCACTGAATCGGAATTCAATATCCTCAACAATGATATCGTAGATGAGGCATGGGATGACAAATTCTTCGGTCTCTGGTGGCGTTATTCTGAGGGCACGAATATCGCAGACAACCCAGACTATGAAGTGCATGATTTTACTTTCCACGGCAAACCTGTCAAGGCATGGGCTGATACAAATGCCGATCATGTCATTTCGGTCGTGGACGATAACGGCCAGTGGATATTCACAGATTGGGGCTATAAATACCTGAACCCGCTGGAATACTGCATCACGGAAATCGGTGCCTCCACCCCTAAAAATGTCGATGCTGTCTGTACCGGTCTTGCCAAGCTTAACGGCATGACGCTGGCCGAATTCTTTAAAAAGTATATGGAGGCAGATGATGAAGAAATTTCCGAATGACTTCTACTACTTTGGCCATGGTACACACCTGACCGATAAAGAAATCGACCAGCATGTCCAGGCTGTCAAAAAGATGCTAAAAAAGCAGGAACGCGATGATCCAAAAGATTTCAGCCCAGTATTCATCGCCACCGGCGACACACTGGTTATAGGCTATCGCTACCATGATAGTAAACGGATCAATGTCTGCCGCAACTATTACGAGCTGGGATATGCTTTTAAGGAGTGAGAGCCCATGAAGGAAGTCCCCATTTGGGAAAAGCAAAATCTGACCCTTGAAGAGGCAGCCGCCTACTCAGGCATCGGCGTCAACAGACTCTACGAAATGACAAAAGACGGTAGTTGCCCCTTCGTTCTTTGGGTTGGTAGCAAACGTCTTATCAAGCGCAAGCGTTTTGACCAATATATTGAACAAAGTTTCTCAATCTGATAAGAGGCCGTTCATAAAAATATAAGACAATAAGAGCCTTGGTGTGATATAATAAAAGTGTCATATCAAGGCTCTCTTTTAACTTCTAAAGGAGGGCACACAATGTCCGTACAACGCAGAAAAGATAATAAAGGCAGAGTTTTAAAAACAGGAGAATCCCAGCGCAAAGACGGTAGCTATATGTATCGGTATAGTGATATATATGGCGTAAGGCAATGCATCTATGCATCAGATTTAAAGGAGTTGAGAGATAAAGAAACAGAGATTAGAAAGGCGCTCGACTGTCATATAGACTACCACGCAGGGAAAGTCACACTCAATGAGCTTATTAGCAAATACATGGAGACAAAGAAGAATCTAAGACCAAAGTCTTTTAGAACGTTAAAAAACACCGCAAAATCTATTGAGAAGCACCCCATCTGTAATATGAAAATTGACAGCATTAGGGTGTCGGATGTAAAAGACTGGATCGTAGCTATGAATGAAAAAGGCTATGCATATTCTACAATCCAAAATAAGCTCGCCTTGGCAAAGGTTGCTATGAATATGGCGATTCAAGATTGCATCGTCCTTAGAAATCCATTTAATGTAAAAATGGCTTCCCTTATTGTGAACGACACAGAAGAAATAACCGCCTATACAAATGAGGAAATTGAACTCTTGCTTGATTTTTTTAAGCACGATAAATATGCAAGGCGCTATTTAAACGTGTTTATCATTCTATTAGGTACTGGATTACGAATCAGTGAACTGTGTGGCCTTACAGCCAACGATATTGATGTTGATAATATGTGCATCCATGTAACACATCAAATGATAGACAAAGATATGTCCGTAAAGGATTACTGTATTGGAGCACCAAAAACCAATTCAGGTGTTCGAGATGTTCCAATTTCTGACGATGTTTACAAAGCACTGCAAGATGCCGTCCGAACGCGCCCTCTCTTTATTAGAGAACCTATTGTTGATGGATATTCTGGATTTATTTTTCTTACAACGCAGGGCAATCCATGTGCGGCACAAAGATTTGATCGAGGGTTTAAATCTGCATATAAACGTTTTAAGAATATCTACCCTCAAACAACCATCACAAATATTCGTCCGCACAGACTTCGCCACACCTACTGTACGAATCTGGTTCAAAAAGGTGTAGATTTAAAAACTATACAATATCTCATGGGGCACGCAAGTATCGAGACAACACTAAAGATTTATACCCATACAAACAAAGAGATTGTAAACGCCCAAATATCTCGTCTCCCAGAGTTCAATAACTACAAAAACTGTCTTCCACAGAAAAACACTGCCTGATTTGTTTACACCAAAATTTACACCATTTTTTTTAAAAGTATGTGAGAATACGAGAGAATACGTGACTATCACGATATATATGCCGTTTCGCACATTGACGTATTAACGACAAATATAGGCTTATAACGACTTGCGTGAACAAAACAATTTGTGCCAAACAAAATCTTGTAAATCTTTTGTCATTTTTCAATTTGTTCACA